TCACGTGAACTAAATGTTTCTAAAAATTCTTTAAGTCCTTTAAACGAATCCGATGTAAAACCTTCCAAGGCTAATTTCAATGCTTGTATTGAATCGGCTGGTTTCTTTAAGTCTATTTCCGCAAATTTTTTCAGTCTCTCCATAGGATCGGCTGAGAAAAGTCCAAATAACCCATCAACTAATGAACCATATTTGTTAACTAGGGCACCTGCGGTCATAGCTGCCAGACCGGCACCGATGCCAACCATTCCTAAACCAACATCTATTAAATTTTTGCCATCAATATTAGCAAATTTTTCTAATCCTTCGGCTAATGTAGGTAAGGCTTTGCCCATAATCCATGAGGCTCCTGCCACAGCCAATCCAATAACACCTATAGCTACACCTAATGCAAGGCCGCCAGCAATGATAAATCCAGGAACAGGACCGGCACCGGCAGCAGCAGCCACTACACCCAAGGCCCCAATTGCTACTCCAGCTTTGGCTATAGCTTCCCAATCTATTGTCATAAAGCCTTGAAGAGCCTTACTAAGTATCCAAACTTCTGCGGATAATACTCCTAGGACCGCAGCACCTATAAACAATTTTGGATTGCTCAGAGCTTTCAAGCCAGCAGCAATACCGGTTAACACTCCTTCTAACGTTGCCCCTACACCTTTGCCTATTCCTTTACCAAGTGCGCCCAGGGATTCACCAATTTTAACAAAAAGATTTTTAACACCGCCGGCTATAGTATTCAATAATTCCATAAAACTTCCAGCGGCAGCATTTAAAATACCTCCAAATGATTTTACAGCATCTTTAATTGCTCCACCGCCATCTTTAATTGTCTGAGACATGCTTCGGAAAAATCCAGAACCTTTTCGTCCACCTAAACCCGGTGGCTCTGCTGGTGCTCTGTCTAATGGCGATTTACCAAAGTTGGTTACCTTTCTTATAAGCCCTAATAATCCCATAAAGGCTGAACCAGCCAATGCTTTGACAATTGCTAGAACCACTTTAATGATTGTTCCGCCTGCTAATATACCGGTTACTAGAGTAAGCGCAGATGCTGTGCCGGCATTCTCTGTACTCATGCCAAACATTTCATAAACACGCTGAATACCTTGTTTCAACCCTCTAAAAAGATCAACTATATAGTTAGTCACTGCTGATAAAGCTTTTAATGCAGGAATTAATATTGGGCTAATCTCCGCTATCAGTTTATTAAATTCAGTTTGCAGAGCTAAAGTAGCATCACGGCTTTGATTAAATGCTTCTGTTTGTGCTTTAAGTGCATCTCTGCTCTTTTGTTCTTTTTCAGCTATTTCTTTTCTAATCTTAGCTAAGTCAGTTTCACCTTTTCCAGATAGTTGGCGACGCATTTGTTCTTCTTTTGCTGCTTTGTCTAGAGATGCTTCTCTATCTCTCTGAGCCATAGATGCCTGAGTCAAATCAGTAACCAGTTGTGCCAATGCAGGATTGCTTCTTGCCATTAACATCAATTGTGTTGATTGTTCTGGAGTCATTTCTCCAAAGTTTTTAATTAAATCTTCTTTGGCTTTTTTGAATCCTTCAACATCGCCGCGGCGAGTAGCTTCGGCCATATCTTGAAGAATTTTTCCACTACCTTTGCCAAGTTGTGTGAATAGAAGTTGATATTCTTTATTCATCATACCAACACCACCGGCCATATACTTGCCAATTTCGTCCATTAGTTTATTACCTTGCGGTCCAAAACTAGCTACAGCTTCGGCAGTGATGCTTTGGAAATTTTTACGAACTTCCTTTGGCAGCATTTGCATAGTTAAAAATGCAGTGCTGGTTTTGCTATATTCGGCCACCTGCTTGCGTATTTCATCGCGTTGTTTACCAGTTTGTTCACTGAGATCATTTAATTGAACAATGTATTCTTTAACAAATTGATTTCTACGCTCTTCGTCCATGGACGTTAAAAGCCCAAAATGTTGCATGGTATCCAATGTATCCATTACTGCTTCATTTGCCTGTTTATTTGACATGGCAAATTCGCTAAAATCTTTTGTAGTCTCCTTGAGATTTTTCATAAGTGCTGTGGTATTTTTTATACCCATGCCAACAACTACAGCACTGTGTTTTGTAACGATTTCTGTAAATTCTTCAGCACTTAGTCCGGCACCTTTAGCTGCTTCTGCTAGGCCTGCAAATCCATTCTCAACTAAAATACCACTATTATATAATTGTATTTGTGTTTCATATTGCTGATGCAACAGTTTAACAAGCTGAGTAAAAGCTTCTACAGTTAATCCAACTATCATGCCTGTTTTGCTGAGAATTGGATTAGTACGCTCAAACTCTTTTGATGTACGTTGTATGCCATCGCCTAATCTTGCAAATGTATCATTAATGTCAGTCTTAAATGCTGTACTACCTATAGATAAAGTTTTAGTAAATGATTCAAGTGCTGCTTGTATTTTGTCAGCTTGACCACCTTCCTGGAATGCACTAACAACCTTGTTGAAACCACTTCGCCAAATTCCTTGATTGGCGCTGGTTTGCTTTTCAGCTGCTTCGCCGTTATCCTTGGCAATTTCTGTACTTTCTCCTATTTCTTTTAATATTTTCTTTAGATCGGCTTCGCTAACTTTGCTAGTATCAACCATTTTTGACAAAAGTTTGATGTTGGCTCGGTTTGCAGATAGCACTTGAACCAAAGTATCTTCCAACGCCCATTTTGGCGTTTTACTAGGATCTACACCAACTATCTTTACATTTTTTATGTCATCGTCAGCCATCTAACAAAATCACTTATTTTTTAAGTACCTATTTAATTCAGATAAATATTTTCACGCATTGTATTTATTGAAGGAATTTTACATGAATAATAACCCATTATCGAAGTATTTTAGACAAGCTGGGGCATATGTAAGACTCCCAACGTTGGGAATTTGGTACACTGATGGCAGCGTAAATCTAAACGATGAAGGTGAAATTCCCATTTATCCATTAAGTGCAATAGATGACATTCTTTTAAACACTCCAGATGCTATGTTAAACGGTCAAGCATTGGAAAAGGTTATAAAAAACTGTGCACCAGATGTAAAAGATATTAAAAAGTTGTTAATTCCAGATTTGGAAACCATTTTCGTAGGTATGAAAGCTGCTAGTAATAATGGTAAGTTTGATTTGGATAGAAAATGTCCAAAATGCGAATATGAAAATACCTATGAAGTCAATTGTAACGGCCTGCTAGCAACCAGTACCATTATAAATGAAAACGATCGTAAAATTACATTTAACGGAGAATTAGAAGTCTGGGTAAAACCATATACATTTGAAATGCGTCAGCTTTTTATCAAGAGAGAATTTGCCGAAGAAAAGTTATTGCGTTCAATAGACGAAAGTAATAAACAAATAGATGAGTTGGAAAAAGCTAAAATACTTGCCGAAAGCGTTGATAGAATTTCCAACATTACCTTTGACTTGGTTAGTAAAAGTATAGAAAAAATTGTACTGCTACAGACAAATGAAACTATAACTGATAAAAATCATATCAATGAATGGCTAACTAATATCAGTAAGAAAGAAGCTGATATTGTAATAGAAACTGTTAACAAGCTTAATTCTGTTGGTCCAAATAAAGAATTTCCAGCACAATGCACAAAATGTGAACATACTTGGACTGAAACATTAAACTTTGATCCATCAAGTTTTTTCGGCAAATCCTCCTAACAGGAGACCCCTCTCAAATTACTGAGATGTTGGACATAATGGAAAAAAACCGTGAAATTATCACAGTAGAATTATCCACATTGGTCTTTTATATGGAGGGAGGAATTAGCTTCGACGATGCACATTTACTCAGTGCTGATCAACGTAAAATACTTAGTAAAACTATTGAAAAACACTATGCCGCTATGAGCAGTAAAAAAGGCGGCAATATGATACCAGATTAATTATTTCAGTTGCACTCGTTCTAAATTGTGCTGTGACCAACCACCGCGATTATATAAATCTGCTAAAGTATCAGCAAGTTGAGTATTTGCAGTGCTAACACGTATTCTATTTCCATTAGCAGCTATACCTATAATATGACTAGATGATTTTCCAGCTGGCTCAACTTCAAATCGTTTAAATTTCTCAGGCTCGCTTTTGCTGAGTCCTGATATCCACAGACTATTTTTATCCGGATCATATTGCGGAATTTCAATATCAGGATTATGCATATATGGAGTTAAATTCTTTTGTGTTTGTTTTAAAGCAAACTTAGTTTTAATTACGTTGTTTTCAAGCAAATCACTTAGTTTCATAACATTTTATTTAGTGGATGGTAAGTGATGTTTAAGTGATGAGCTTAACGCTCATCAGTTGTTTGTTTACGTTTCGCTTTAGCTCACTACAACAAACAACATCTTTAATTGAATGATATTCTGATAGAATGAAGCCATAATACTCCCCTCGCGGGGGAGTATGTAAAAAATAGTCGACATTCTGATGAGAACTATCCATGCTACATCATCCATGGCTGTGCCAGTTGGCGGAGATCCTAATTCCAACATGAGGATGTTATACTCGAAACTTGCGTTTCATCTCGGTTATGGTATTACCAAGCCCTATTCAATCTATGTAAGCAAAGAATTGAATAAGTTACAGGTGCGTAGTCACACTACGGCTGTAATCCTTTTTGCTCTCTTTCTGGTCAGGGCTTAAGAGCTATTAGATACGACCCTTTTTGAGTGAGTATGTTAACCGGTTCGTTAACCTTTCACTGCGGTAGCACGACTACCATTTTATTGCCAGTATTTTAGTGGGAATTATTTGTGAGCCTAATTGAGTCTATAATGAGATTTTTTAAGGAGCCTATATGAGATTGTTTGTGAGCTATTTGTGTGCCAATTGTGTGCCATATCTGCTCAATTTCTTGAGCATTTAACATACTGTAGTTGAGTTTCATTATTAGGTCAAATTCTTTTCTTAAACTTTTTCCATTATTTTTTTGAATTATTTCCCAACGCTTTTTCACTTTTTTGTTAAAACTATTCAGTTTTTTTGTACTTTGTTTGCTGGGACTTGGAAAATATTTTTTCTGCATATTTGACCTATATCAACTGTTTATCTATAATAATGATGTGAACGTCCTGAGCCAACGTTCATATTATGAGCCATAAAAATGCTGCAATAGGACGCTATTGCAGCATTTTTTTATGTTCTTCTTTTCTTTTTGTACGGACGAGGATCTGTTAAGTTTAACAAATATTTGTTAGGTTGATCTTTAAACTCGATTCTCCATGTTGGCTTATCTTCGCCTGGTATTGGGCTCTTAATTACCATAGTGTTATATGGAATAGCAGTGAGATCGTACCCTAGCACAGTCAGCCATTCTTTGTTATATGGAGTTTTGATTAGAGTCCAGTTAGTGTCATCATTGTAGTTCATCTCAATTAATGATTTGGGTACCTGTAAATGATGCTTGGTTTCCCAAGTTTGTGGCTGCATCATTTGCACAGGTGCACGTAGCTGCTCGGTATTTTTGGCTGCTAGAAATATGTTTGCCTGCGAGCTAACAGTAGCGAACACTTCGCTGATCATATTTCTACGAACTTGATGATGAATATGTGCAGGAACTGTGGCTATTTTCATGATGCCTAGCGTTCTTTCCGATATTCTGGTTTTACCTTCGGTAAGATAAACTATAGACTGGTAGCTTTTAAATGCTTCGGGCCATTTGTCATAATCGGTTGATAATAGCTTATCAGGATCATATGCAAATTGTCCGCAGGTTTCCAATAGCTTAATATCTCTATCTCTAATGGCTAGTATGTCCTGTGGAAATGCTTTAACTCTAGCATTGAAATTGGTAACCAGTGTGTTATAGTAACCTAATTCTTGTTGCATAAAATAAAGAAGATTTTTTTGCAAACGTGGATCTGGTGTAATTACAAACTGTCGTTGGCTAGGTGGCCGCCTTTTAATAGGTCGTTCTAAATCAAAATTTTCCATATATTCACTCCATATATTGTAAGTGTAACTGGCTTGGCAAAAATCTGTCAATGCGATGTGTAGATCGGTATTAAATATAGCACAAGCTAAGGATAGTATATGAGCAATAAAGGCAAAAGCAAAGGAAATTCTGGCGAAAGAAAAATTGCCGAATTTTTAACAAATCTATATGGTGCCAAATTTTTACGTGTACCGAACAGTGGTGCATTCTTAGGAGGGCTTAATAGTTTTCGTAAGGCAATGTTAGACGAAGGACAAATTGCAACATTTAAAGCAGATTTGATTCCTCCTAGTAACATGCGTAAATTGGTTATTGAAAGCAAATTCTACGGAGATTTTCCTTTTCATAATTTACTTAAACAAGATCCAATTCCATTATTAGATAAATGGATTCAACAGGCTATTACCAGTGCGGATCCTGATGATTTTTGGGTAGTTGTTTTTAGAATTAATCATAAAGGCAGTTTTGCAGTGTTTGATAAAAAATACCTAGATAGATTTAAGGTAAAAAATCACTGTTACTATCAAGGCTATGTAGTAACTGACTTTGAAGATTTATTCAAAGATAATAAAGATATTATCTTTGAATTGGTTCAAACAACTACAGTATGATTCCAGTCAAATGTTGTGAATCCGTTTTCTTTTACAACAGACAGAACATTAGTAACTCGTTGTATCAGTTCTTCTCTGTGACTGATTACAAATATATTCTTGTGACGCTCACGTTCCATCTTTTTAAGAACTTCCACAGATCCTTCTAGACCTTGTGGATCCATTCCACTATCTAACAACTCATCAACAAATATTAGATTAATAGGATGATTAGTGTTTTCAAATATATCTCTAAATGCCCAGCTTAGGCCAAGAATCAATCTAGTTCGTTCGCCGCGCGACAAATTATCAAAATCTAAATCCTGGCCTAGCAGAGTAATTTCCACACTGAGGTCATTAAGGAACTTAATTTGATGCGGAAGTCCGAGTTTATCTAAGTAATCATTTAACCTGCTGTTTAGATATGCTAGATTTTGATCAATAATCTTTTTTCTAATGAAACTATCTTTATTAGTAAGAAGTTTTAAAAGAAATTCTTGATGTTCTTTATCTCGTGCAAGTTGATTGAGTAAATCATATGTGACTTCTTGTATGGTATCACCGATACTGTTGGTCTGATCAAGATATGGATTTGAGCTAGCAATCTCTTTGTCTAGCTCTTTTTTCAGTGTTTCAAGTGTATTTCTATGATTTAATGCTTCTTCAAGATTTTTGTAAACGGTATTTTGTTTTTTCACCGACAACAGCGCTGTGTTTACGTTTTCTAAATCCTGTTTTGCTGTGTTGATTTCATTTTGTTCAAATTTTACCTGTTCATCTAAACTGATAAGTTTTGATTCTAAATCATTTTTAATTGCAGTATGTTGGTCGTCATGCAAATCTTGACCACATGTTGGACAAGCGTGATTACTAGCACGATCATATGATGAAATTACAGTGTTTAATTGGCTAGTAAGTTGATTGAAATGACGTGTTTTTGTTGTGTAATCTCTTTCAACCTGTGCTTTGGTTTTAACCAGTTCGTTGTAGAGTTCATTGTTACGATGTGATTCTAGCTCTACTTCAATATCCAGTACCTCAAGATTTTTAATAGCAGATTCAAGTTCATCAACTGTTTGTTGTTTTTTAGTTTCCCATTGACTGGATTTTCTTTTGATTTCATCAAGCGTGCTGCGTATTTTTTCATTGCTCTGTTTTAGAGTTTTAATTCGAAACTCTTCTTGCTCGATATTTGTTTTTGTGATTTTGATTTTTTCTTTTAAGTTTTCAGCCTTTTGGCTAAGCATAGTAATGCCTAGCAACTCTTCAATAATTTCTCTTTGTTTTGCAGCTCCTAAACTAAGAAATGGTTCAGTATAGGTATTCAATGCTACAATGTGTTTGAACATAGCATGGCTCATACCAAGTATTTCATTGATTTCCTGTTGAGAGTCTTTTATTTCGCCTTGTGCTTCGTCGGTAGCAGCTTCTGCTAGATTTTTGTTATCAACTATGTATTTGAATACATTTGGCTTTCGACCGCGTTCAATTCTATATGAATGCCCATTTGACTCAAAATCAATTGAAACATACATATTTTTGCCATTAATTTTGTTTATAAGATTATCTTTTTTGATATTGGTAAGACTTTCACCGTATAGGCCAAAACTTATAGCTTGTAATATTGTACTTTTGCCTACACCATTACGAGATCCGTTACCTCCTAGATCGAGGTTTTCTCCTAGAACCAAGCTGAGACCATTTTTGTTTAGTTCAATAGTTTGTGTAACATTTCCACAGCTAAGGAAATTCCGTAAGGTAACGTTTTTGATAGTTAACACACTAGATCTCCTGATATATTTTAATTAGTTCATTCTTATCGATTGTGTTACTATCTATGGATTCTAAATGGCTGATCACAATAGAATCAACACTTTCAAAGCTAACTTCTACATTACTATTAAATTCAATGTCCTGATCTTTAGCAGTAATCATTTGAATTTCTTTTGCTGCTAGTTCCTTTTCCAGCATTTCTCTAATAAAATTTATGTCTTCATATGTAGCAGGAACATCTATAGAAATTTTAGCAAATGTTTTGTCATTTATAAATTCAGCAGGATCTGATAGAACCTGGCTAAGAGTTAAAGTACGATATCTAGGAGCATCTGGCCAGGACATAAACTCCGGAGTTTGACCTTTGTTCCAAATCATAATGCCTCTATCATCGTCCCATGTATCACTGTAATTATGAGGAAAACAATTTCCTATATACCAGATTTTACCTTTGTTTTGACGTTTATGAAAATGTCCTGAAAATATCTGTTGTTGATGTACAAAATGATTTTTGTTTAATGCTCCGTGGTCGGGCATTTCTACCATAGCATTCATTTTAAATGTTGGTAATTCAAAATGTCCAAACAGATATGGCTCTTTGACTTTTGAAATTTTCTTCCATTCGTCAGCAACTAACCACGGCACTAGTGCAACATCGTCAACTTTAATAATTTTGTCAACTGGGATAATTTTAGAAAATTGATGAATATAAGGAAGGCTGTGTATTTCATATTTGTCACGATAAAATAAATCGTGGTTACCTATTATGAAATATGTATGATCAAAGTAGTCATTCAATAATTTAAGCCCACTTACTGAATAGTTTAATGTAGAAATGTTAATAGCAGATCTCACATGGTGCCAATCACCGCCAAATACGCAGGTTTTAATGTTTTGTTGTTTAGCCTGCTCTATCATCCATTTAATGAAAGATTCACAATCACTATTATGTTCTCTGCTGTTATTCTTCAATCCAAAATGAATGTCTGTGAACATTATTACTTTTGAAAAATCAGGTTGTTTTAAATTGTTGTTGGTCATGGTGAATCTACTAGATTATATATTATAATATATCTAAATTGTATTGGCCTGTACAGTTAGAAAAAGAATACTGTTTATGATTTCTTTTTTTGATATGGACGTCTACCTTTGGTAGGTTTAGCAGCACTTGCTTCTTCTTTAGATTGTCCACCCTCGGGATCTTGTTGCTTAAGGTGGTCTTCGGTTTGTCTTGTATAACTTGGAGCTGCTCCGTTCATTATTAACAAGTCATCTCGTATGTTTTGATTCTTCTTCTCTATATTAAGAACCCTCATAAAAGAGTTAGTAATAGTTTGAGTATAATAGGCAAATGGATTTGGAGTCTCACTGCGACTTTCGTCAAATTGTAGGCCTACCTGGCTCAGCTGTAACAAGGCTTGCAGCTTCATTTCTTCTAAGTATGTATATCCTCTCCAATTACCTCTATGTCCGTATCTATCTACTAATTTCATAAACATAAGAGCTAAACGATTGGTCATTTTACCATGTTCTTTGCAAAACTCTCCAGATTTTAATCCATCTTTCCAATGACTTTTTAAAACACAAACTAGTTTATTATTTTTCATAATATAGTGTTGGAAAGGAGGGAAATTAACTTTGATATGTTTTTCAGCTTCGGTTTTTCCAGTTTCAGCTTTGATAGGATCTAATGGTATATGATCATATGTCATTACTCTTATTACTATGCTGTCTGCTGCTATACTTGATAGTGTTGGCGGTTTCACCTTTTTGCTGGTACCATATTGTTTCTTGTGCAGAGATTTTAGTTCATTAAATCTTTTCCTGCGTGCATCGTTGATTTTTTTCTTAGTTATTTTTTTAATATTTGGCACGATAAAATCATATGATGTGTATTTTGGATCGGTAAAACTACAATAAGAAAGTTTGCTTTTATGAATTTCTTCCAATAAGTCCTTATTGGTTAGATATTTAATTTTAGTTGTTCCTGTTGTTACCATTAAAGTTCCTTTGTCTAGACAAGTATTTGAATTGTAAGCTTTTTTGATAAAATGGTCAAAACACGGCGAAAAATGAACCCTACAAAATTTGCAATAAATATTCAATAATATTGAGGATATAATGGCAACTAAAACTCCAAATGGCACAATAATTGGACCAAATGATCAAATACCCGCTACTACAGGTGGATCTGTTACATTTTTTCCAAATTCTGGCGTTGCTAAAGGCACAAATAATGCATTATCGCCATCGCCTACCTACAATTCAAGTTTAAATGGTGATAGCAATGTTGGACCCGGCGGTGTAATAGGTGGTGCTCAAAGCTCAAACAACAAAGCTGGAGGATTACCGGGATCTGGTATAATAAGTTATGGTGCAACGGCTGCCAGTTATATTCAAAACCCAGCTAATATTCTTAATAATTTTGCTAATGGTCAAAATCCATTTGGAATTAGTGCCAATACTTTAGGTATAGATTTAAATGCCCTAACATCATCTTCTGACAATTCTGATACTGGTGCTGCAACCACAGACACTCAAGGCCCTTCGCCTAACGTAGGAGATAGCAGTGGCCGACGTGTTAGACTTCGTCCAAAACCTGCGGCTATAGACATAGTTTATGGACAAAGTCCTATATTGTCGCCGTTAAGGGCAACAAACGGAATGATTTGGCCTTACCAGCCAACAATTACTTATCAACAACAAGTTGATTATAAATCTATGGAATTAACACATGCTAATCAGGACATTTATGCATATCATCGTACTCCAAGTTTAGCGCTGACAGTTGAAGGTGAATGGTCTGTTCAAAATCAAGAAGAAGGAATCTATGCCATGGCTTGCATTCATTTCTTACGTACTGTGAGCAAAATGAATTTTGGTGCAAGTGATCCATATAAAGGAACACCGCCTCCTGTTCTTCTATTCGATGCTTATGGAAGTTATATGTTTAATCAATTACCAGTTATTGTTACTTCATTTACAATAAGTTTGCCAAAAGACGTTGATTATGTACCAATTGATTTGTCCAGATCTGTTCAGACTGATCAAACAACAGGGTCTTGGAGTGATTTGACAACGTCTTACTTAAACGGTCGCACACAAGATCAAACCCTATGGCTACCGGCTGTTTTCAGCATATCTGTAGGAATCACGGTTCAAAATAGTCCTACCAAGCTACGAAGTTTCAATCTTGAAAACTTTCGTTCTGGCAACTTAGTCAAATCAGGAGGATGGGTATGACCACTATTGCCTACAACAATTTTAGTTTATACGCTGCCACTCAACAGGTAGTGAATACTGGAATAAATTATTTAGATTTTTGGACACCGCCAAATTTAACGGCTGGTCCAAATGACACACTTATTACACTTGCCTCAAGATACAATCACAGACCAGATCTTCTCAGTTATGATTACTATAAAAAAGCAGATTATTGGTGGGTGTTTATGATGCGTAATCCTGATGTAATTTCAGATCCAATTTGGGATTTTAAGACTGGAATTCAAATCTTTGTTCCTAGTGTAGATAGCCTTCCGAGGAGTTACCTTTAATGACGGGACCTATACCGCCTAATCCGTTGGCTGATCCAGCGGAAAAATTTAAGGATAAGCTTGGTTCAATTAGACAACAGCTAACAAATTTAGGAGTTGACCAAGGCATAGCTGATAATATTCTTGGAGAAGTTAGTAGCAAAATTAACACAACACTTCCAGATATACCCTCAACTGTAAACGGAGATTTTAATAATATATTATCTGCGTTGTCTGCGACCGGAATAGGTTTTAAACCAGAAACGAATATACTAGATGGTTATTCTAGCTATACATATCATATTAAGTTTTGTGTAACTAGCGATTCTATTTCTAAACAAATTAATACACATGCCGATTGGGACAAAGTACCTAAAGAAGTAATAGCTGAAAGTGGCACAACTGTAGGATTTAATATTCGTAATATGGAAATAAAGAATCTTTGCAGCCCTCAATCAAGAATAGGTATAGCCGTTGAAACAACATGGACCATGACATTAGTTGAACCATATGGGCTCAGTTTAGTAGATCGATTATACTCATTAGCTAAAGATAAGTTTGGAATTCAAAATCATTTAAAATGTTGCTACTTTATAGAAGTATGGTTTCAAGGATATGATGAAAGCGGAATTCAAACTCCCATTGACATTAAAAAATTGTATAGAGTTTTGATAACTGATATCACAGTAGACAGCACAACAAGCGGATCAATTTATAATATTACAGGCGTAATGGACGGTAGTCTTGCTACCAGCAATGAGTTTACTTTTTCTGGGCAACATTTAAAGATTCAAGATGTTAAGACTTTTGGCGAGTTTTGGGATAGATTTAAAACTACAATGAACGAGCAAATGAAAAAGCTTGATTATGATTTTGAAACTAAAAGAGTAGAATATGATTTTATTTTTCCAAAAGAGTGGAGGGCCTGGGCCTTAAAAAGAAATCCCACAGATAACCCAAGCCAATCGGGCTTTAGTGTTACAGGAACCGATGCCCCTACTATTCAAATACCAAGAGGTAAATCTATAGAACAAGTTTTACAAACAGTGATGAGTATCTGTGAAGATGGTAAAAAATTTATAGCAGGACCATTAGCAGCCGGTAAAGATGCCGGCAAAACTTCGTCAAGAGCCGAAAGCGAAGGGATCTCGTTAATTCCGTTTATAGAATCAAAAGTTGAATTTATTAGCTATAATTATCTATATCAAGACTATGTTAAAAAAATCACCTATTATTTCAAACCATATCCCACTGTAAGAAGTTTTAGAGATCGTACATTTATTGATAACAGTCAAAAGAAAGATGTACAAAAACAAAGGATAACAGAATTTGTAAATTCTGCTAGATTAAAAAAGATATATTATTTCCAGTTTACTGGATTAAACACAGATGTTTTAAAATTTGATATTAAGCTTGATGCATATTGGGCAGCATTGCAGCCAATGTTTGACGGTGTTAACAGCAGCACATTGTTTCAACTTCCTCAAAGTGTACCAGGCGAAAGTTTAACACAAACTCTTAGAAATGAGTACTTAAAAAATAAACAGGCTGTAGACGAAGCAAAAGTCAATCTTGAAACTCTTACAAATTCTGACACATTCAAAAAACTTGGAAATTATCAAAAAGCACTAACAGAAGCTCAAACAGCGTTGTCTACAGCACAAGAAAAATTTCAAACTTTTGCGTCTAAAATTAATATAAGTGATTTTGAAATTAAATTTGCAACAGGGAGTGCCGGTGAACAGGCTATTGCAGGTATTACTATTAGTAATCCAACATTATTAAAAGATAAAATTGTTCAACAAGATATTGTCAACAGATTAGTATATACACTTACTAGATCAGCTGCAAAAGATCGTTATCTTGAACAAATTTCTCCGCAAGTAGCAGACACCAATCCTCTATTAATTTCCAGCACAATATCTAAAGCCCCTAGTATTCAAGATAACAATACTGGTGGATTAGGAACGGCTGAATCTATCAATGTAAATTCTTCTGGTGCTCCAAAGAGTCGTGGATTGTTGGCAACAATTTTAAATAATGTAACCGGTCCACAGTTTGTGAATATTGAGCTAGAAATCAGAGGCGATCCCTATTGGATGGGCTTTGATAACATTGAAAATTTACAGTATTTGTCGCCAGATACACCACCTTCGCCACAAACGGGAAAAGCAAGTGCGTTATTTGGTACAGGAGAATGTGCGTTTCTATTGTATTTCAGAACCGGTGAAGAACCAAATGAAGCTACCGGATTAGTTCAATTCAATACTGCAAGCTGGGCATTTAATGGCATGTATGTTGTGTTAGAAGTTGATAATCATTTCAACGATGGAAAATTTACACAAACACTGCATGCTGTAAAAGATGTTGCAATGTATTCTATATTCAATCAAACACCAGCGGATTTATTAGCCGCGGGTCAAATCCCTGTCTAAATAATTGCCATGGTAAACGTATTAAAAAGAACAGTCAACACACCAGATAGCTATACTTTAGAAGCAGGCGGCCGCAACGTTCTGTATGATAAAATATATCACGGCTTTGTAAAAAATACAAACGACTTGCAAAGAATGGGTCGTATGCAGGTATGGATACCAGAATTAGGCGGAGATCAAAATGATAAAGAGACTTGGGTTACAGTTATGTACTGTAGTCCATTTGCCGGAGCTACCAGTTTCTATTCTAATAAAAACGGACCAAGTTATCTTGATAGTCAACAAAGCTATGGTATGTGGTTTGTTCCGCCAGATGTAGATAATGAAGTTATTGTTGCATTTATCAATGGTGATCCTGCAAAAGGTATCTGGCTTGGTTGTCTATTTCAGCAATACATGAATCATATGGTACCGGGTATTCCTGGTAATGATTCGACCGCGTCGGCCCCTGTAGTTGAATATAATAAAAAAATTAACCAAAGCAGCTATGAATCTCCAAATAGACCAATTTATTCACCTTTAGCTGATCAGCTTGATAAACAAGGGCTAAACAAGGATCCTGTAAGAGGAGTAACCACCAGCGGCGCACGTCGCGATGATCCATCTAACGAAGTATACGGTATTTTAACACCGGGCGGAAATCAGTTTGTATTTGATGATAATCCTCAAAACAAATACATCAGACTGCGTACACAAAGTGGAGCACAGGTTTTAATTAATGACAGCACAGGTTGCATATATTTGAACAGTGTTGATGGAAAGAACTGGATAAGTTTAGACGCTACTGGAAAAATTGATCTATACGCATCAGATGATATTACAATTCGTAGCCAAGGTAGTGTAAATCTTCGCGGTGATTTAGATGTGAATATTGAAGCAGGTCGCGACATCAATATGAGAGCCAGAGGCAAACCTCCAATCGAACCAACAGTTAATACATCAACACCACCAACTCCGCCACCTCCGCCAAACGGTCCAATTAACGTTATCGGAGACAGCATAGCTGTAGGCGTAGGATCTAAAATTGACGGTGCACTAGTGTTTGCAAATGTAGGCGATAATAGCAGCACAATTTTAGATAAGGTTAAACAAAATGGTAATTTAGCAAATGGCGTAAATTCAATTCTAAGTGTTGGAAGTAATGATTCAGACCAAGCATTGTTAGCAAGCAATTTAGCAGATATTAGAACTGCATTAGGCACTAGTAACTTTATATGGTTATTGCCATATGCAGATGCAACTAATACCACAGTAAAAACCTTTGCTACAAGCAAAGGCGACAAATATTTAGATTTGAAAAATTATCCATCAAGTGATAATATTCATCCACGAGATTACGCTGTGGTGGCAAATGATGCTAGAGAATTATGTGTAAATGCTCCTGCTACATCTGCTCCTACCAATTTCACTGCTAGCAATTTAATTGCCGAAGGCTCATCGTGGTATAAACCAGGTACATATACTAATTTAGATGATGCACTGGCTGCACAGAAACGTTACAGAAGCGCTGCAGACTGGGCTAGATTGCATCCAGAACTGTATACAGATCCACCAGGCGGATATGATGCTGTAATGAAACTTGAAGCTGCGTCAGATGCGGAAGTAAGAAGGTTAAGTGGACAGACTCCGCCAACTGCGGCCTCTCCTCCTGCACAATCAACTCCTGCAACAACTACACCTGGCACAGCAGCAACGACAAATACAAGCAGTACTACCGTATCCGGTTCAACAGCATCTAGTACAACAGGCGAAAATCCTGATTTTAATACTGTTGCAGACCCGTTCATACAAAAGAATGAAGGTGGCTTCCGAGCAAAAGCCTATAAGGATCCAGGTCCGCGTTGGTACTCGATAGGCTACGGACATAGCATAGGGGCAAATGAGCTTGCAAAAGGCCAGAGATATTTAAATTGTGGCCCTGCTGGAAATGTTCCGTTGGTTGGAGATGTTGGCCAAGATACAGTAATTACCCAACCTCAAGCTGAAGGTTTATATCAACTTGATTTAAGAACAGCCGTTAGTTATTGCCAAAAGGCATTAGGCGGTGCTTGGGACAAATTAAATGTTTATCAGCAAACAGCTTTAGCTGATTTAACATTTAATGTTGGCATTTCAGCTCCATTTACATTAAATGCTGGTAATAAATTCACTGATTACATTTATCAGAATGATATCAAAGCGGCAGCTGATATGATAAGAAATTTTAAAACAACAACTCCTTTGCCCGCCCGCCGCGCTGCAGAAGCTGCGTACTTCGAAGGTCATCCAGAGTTAGCAGCAAACGTTAGCTCAACTACACCAGACGGCTATCCACAAAGCAATTATGCAGGTACTGCACCGTTGAGCCCTGTCAGCAGCACACAAGGAGGATATGTAAGAATACAAAGTTCTAATGACATGCATTTCCTTTCAAACAATAACATGTTCATGACCAGTAAACAAGATCAACACAGACTTGTTGGTTCTAATTTATTTGATACGGTACTCGGAGGCACAAGTCGTGTAACAGTTGGTAGCGTTCTTGAATCCATAGGTGGCGGTCTTGGTATCGGAGTACAAGGACAAATTAATATAGATGGAGCTAGAGTTGACTTGAATGGTGCGGCACCGCCTGCTGCAACACCCGGATCAACTGCTGTTGGCCCTATTAGTGCAAAGCAAACCGATAGCATATTGAATACTATTGGTAATGCTACGCCAATTCTAACTGACACAATTTTACCACATTTACCATATCACGAGCCTTATATTAATCACGGTGGTAGAAATTTTCAAAATATTAGAAATAGTACCAATATAGATAAAAATACAAAACTACGAGATTGTGAAGTTGTGGCCAACAGTACTAAACCTTTAGATGTTTGGGGAACACCTAAACCTAGTATGCCTAGTGGTATCTATACAGGTGCACAATACAATGCTCAAAATTCGCCAATTTTCAATTTCCAAGGTTATATCACGACAAATCAATTTTTGAAAGCCAGTGCTTTACAATTAAGTGATAACGGTAAATCTTTTATCATATCTAGAGAAAATGGTAGTTATAGGCCCATAACACTTGGAAATCCTCAATATACGGAAATTGGTTACGGTCACACTCTAACGCCAGAAGAAATCTCATCTGGCTATGTTGTTATAAATGGAAATAAAGTCCCCTTAAATGAACCATTTACACAGCAAAATATCAATGATCTATTTGATCAGGATATGACACAGGTTCTTGATTGGATGAGACCGTTGATAAAAGTTGGAATATCTCAAACTCAATTTGATATGTTGGCCAGCCTGGCATTTAATATTGGACAAACAAATTTTGCAGGCAGCGATGTTGTCAAATATTTGAACGAAGGCTATTTGCAGAAAGTACCTAACAGTTGGATGGTATGGACTGTTGACGGCAATAATAATACAGTTCCAGGGCTGGTCACCAGACGTGTCGCAGAAGCAACTAACTTTATGTTGGGCCCAGAAAATGATATGCCGCAAAATCAATCAGTACTAATACCGCAATAAGATTATCTAGGTTCTGCGATTGATTGAAAACGTCTTACGCAGACATTATTGAATTTGCACCGCTTATAATCTGCCCAATCTTGGTCTGTCATAGTTGCACTGGATCCAAATGCATCATATATCAAATGATCGAGGCGAGCTTGGCGCTCCTTGGACATGTGATAGTTTTCTATTCTTGGCTGATTGCCAGGCCAGCTGCCATCAAAATTAATAAACTGCAACCATGCTAAGAAAAGCATAAGCATGCCAATACTAATAAAAAAGTATAGTCCTGCAATACGAGAAAATGCAGTACAAAGTATGGTAAGACAGATAACAGAAAAAACCAGTTCACTTGGGCTTGGCATGTTTAACTCATAAATGGTTTAAGTAGCAAGGTCCCTAAAAATAGCAGAATCCATAGGCCGACCATACCTTCAACACCGATGTATACGGCCAACATCATAGGAATGAAAAATAGGAAAAATATAAACATGGTATGTTTATAACACATATACATTATATGTCAATGGTTTTTTAAAAAAGTTCTCGGTACCAATATTCTTTCCAAAGCTTGCGCTCGTCGCACCATTGATACACCAAACCTTTTTCTCGGCCGTGTGCTTCAACTTCGTATGGCAGGTCCCAATATGACATATGTTCATAATTTATGTGACGTCCGAGCCATTTAGGGTATTTGTTATGTTCGTGCCACACCAATTCTCCTAAAGCAAATTGTTTAACATGAACCATTTCGTGTGCTAGAATAACAAGGCTACGTAACATTCCAAATCTTGATGTCATGGTTACAATAAAATTTCTTGGAAGTTTACGGCAATCTTCATCATTGTAATCAGTGTCAGCATACAAATAATGTTTTTTGTAATGGTTTGGATGATTAAGTTGAATAGTTAAGGAGATATAACGAGTAATACGTTTACCAATTAATTTTTGCCCGGACCATTCTGCAAAATCGCTCAGCAAACTTCGATCTGTTTTTGAAAAATATCGACCTTTTATTTCAATATTCACAATACATAACCTCCAGTTACACAATATTTAACCATACTAGTAGTAAGATTTGCGGCTTATATTACGGGCATGCAATAAGTGTTTGATAACACAGACAATTTTTGTTGTTAAATACACAGATAAAGAAGTTATAAAAGAAATTGTGAAAAAAACTGTGTATAAAATGAATGATAAATATCTAAAATATGGCAACGTTAACTAGTAAAAACCTTTTTGTTGGATTTAGCACAGTAGGACAAAATAATCCGCAAAATCTTGCTGATTTGAAGTTAGTTGAGCAAGATTTGCTAAATCATTTTAATACAAGACCGGGCGAACGTGTTATGATGCCAACATATGGTTGTGCGATATGGAATTACCTATATGAACCGTTTGATCAAAATACCATTGACGGTGTCAAATATGAAGCTCAACAGGTGATTAACAGCGATCCCAGGGTACAATTACAAACTATAAATGTGATACAATTTGAGTATGGACTAAGACTTGAGATGAATGTATTTTATACACCACTTAAAGCTTACAGTAATTTTATCATAAATTTTGACAAACGTGCAGATTCAATGGTTTAAGGATTTATAATGACGGTTACCCAACAAACTAGACAAAGTCAATTATTCGCAGCGGAAGATTGGAGAGTAATATATACTGCATTCACACAGGTTAATTTTGCTGCCTATGATTTTAATACCATTCGCAGCGCAATGGTAGACTATATTCGTATCAACTATCCAGAAAATTATAATGATTGGATTGAAAGCAGTGAGTTTGTTGCACTTATTGATTTGCTAGCATACCTTGGACAAAGTCTAGCTTTCAGAATTGATTTAAACACACGAGAAAATTTCCTCGATACAGCTACTAGACGTGAGAGTGTTTTCAGATTAGCAAGAATGCTTAGTTATCAACCGCGTCGTAGTTATCCGGCAAATGGTAAAATAAAAATTACCAGTGTTGTGACCAATCAACCAGTAGTTGATAGCATGGGAAGAAATTTACAAAATGTTAAAATTTTGTGGAATGATCAAAACAATGCTGATTGGTTTGAACAATTTATTATAGTTCTGAATGCCAGTTTGTCATCTACAAACACATTTGGCACACCAGTTAAAAGTGGAACAGTTCAAGGATATACTACCGAATTATATTCAATGAATAACACTGCTATTCCAACGAGCACTGTTCCTTTTACAGCATCTGTTGCAGGAAACAGCGTAAACTTTGAGTTAGTTAATGTTGATTTTAATCCAGGGACAGTTAACAATGTTTTGAACAGTGGTAGTTTTTATGAAATAGATCCAGATCCATTAAATGCATGGAGTATCATCTATCAAAATGATGGCAATGGATATGCCAGTGCAAATACTGGTTTCTTCTTTTATTTCAAACAGGGCAGTATTGGTTTCAGTGATTACCAATGCTCTGTTCCTCTAGCAAACAGAGTTATAGATGTTAATGCAAACAACGTAAACGAAACTGATGTATGGGTACAAACAGTCGACACCAATGGTATACCAGCAGTCAAATGGACCAAGGTACCAAGCGTAAATGGTTTCAATGTTGTCTACAACAGCTTAGAAAACAATGTTAGAAACATTTTTTCTGTAATTACCAGAGACAGTGCCGGCTCTGATCAAATTAGTATACGTTTCAGTGATGGAAATTTTGGCAACATACCAACTGGCATTATAAGAGTATGGTATAGAACAGGTAATAATCTAACATATCAGATTAGGCCAAATGATATACAAAGCCAAGTTTTTGCCTTCAATTATCTTGATAATTTGAATAATACTTGGTCTATAGCATTTACAACTGATTTGCAATACACAATTACCAATGCTCAAAGCAGCGAAGACAACACACAAATCGCTCAAAATGCTCCACAGGTATATTATACACAAGATAGAATGGTAAATGGTGAAGACTATAACCTCTTTCCATTGCAGAACGGTCAAGCGCTTAAGGTAAAGGCTGTTAATAGATTTTACAGCGGTCAAAGTCGATATTTAGATTCTCTTGATCCAACTGGTAATTACAGCGATTTAAATGTATTTGGTACTGATGGTATACTTTACAGTGAAAATGACTTGAATATGAGAGATATTCAAAACAGTCCTGGTATAAATCTAGTTGTAACGGTAAACACACAAATACAACCATTGATTAATGGTAATTTAAATAGTGAAACTCAAGCATTAGAACTTAAGAATTTCTTTTATTATAATTATCCATCGGTTAATGTAACACCGGGTTATACTTGGAAAAATATAGTAAGCTATACCAAGTCAACTAGCGGAGCTTTCTTTTCTGGTGGCGTAGCAGTAGCAGTGGGATCATCAGCATCGCCAAATACGTCATTAGTTTATTTCACACAGGATTCGTTGATCACATTCCAATCAGGTAAAACTGCTAGTATCGTTGGAATTGTAGGCAATGGTACTGGTGTTAATCAAACTGGTCAAATTTCATCTGGTGCCGGTGCTGTAACTCTTAGTAATTTAATAGATACCAACGATGTTCCTGTAAGTGTAATTCCGTCTTTTAGAACTACATTAACGCAGGATGAAATCAGCATGATTGCTGCTGCTATGGCAGCACATCAGACATTTGGAATACGTTATGATCAAAATGATGGTATGTGGAAAATTATAACACCTGACAATTTGAGCACAAGCTCGACATTTAGTTTACAATTTGCAGGTAATACAACTAGTACAAATAAAGATGCTAGCTGGTTACTTAAGGTAGTGTGGGTTGGAACTGGCTGGAGAGTTTATAGTAGAGCTTTACGTTACATATTTGAAAGCGTTAGCCAAAATAGATTTTATTTCAATAATACACAAAAAATATTTGATCCGACCACTAATACAGCCCAATTGGATTATATCAATATATTAGGAGTCAATGCTGATCCTATAACGGGTTTTCCATTGGGTAAAGATTATCTATGGGAGATTACAGGACAACAAATATATCCAGATGGATATAGCGATCCTCGTACAGTTAGATTGACAATGTGGGAAGGACAGAATTTTGGTATACCTGACAACCCAAATGAATATAATCAAATTGTTAATCCGTCTCTAACAGCAGACAAATTATTATTCTGGCAATTGGTAACCGGTTCCGATGGTTACCAATACTGGAATCCTTATATTATACCATTAGACCGTATTTACACAAACAGCAACATGGTACCACCGGCTAGCGATCCAAACTGGCACGAAGGAGAAGTTGCGTATGTTATAAATCAAAGCATATTTTATCAATGGACAAACGGGTCTCTGATAGATGTGTCATCTACTTTCAAAATGCGAATTGGTCGTAATAATCTTAACTTCTTATGGAAACATTTTGCCAGCTCGACACAAAGAATTAATCCAGCAATTACCAATGTAATTGACATGTATGTGTTGACAACAGGTTATGACACTGATCTTCGTAATTGGATTGCAACTAATGGGTTACCAGAAAATCAACCACAACCTCCTAGCAGCGCCGACCTAAATTCAACGTTTGGATCTCTTGAACAATACAAAATGATGACAGATCAGATGATATGGCATCCGGTTAGCTATAAGGTAATTTTCGGAAATCAAGCAGCACCAGAATATCAAGTAATTTTCAAAGTGGTGAAGACAGCTGGTACAACGGTTACAGATAACGAAGTAAAAAGTTTGGTAATTGCGACCATTAATAACTACTTTGCATTAAGCAATTGGGACTTTGGACAAAGTTTTTATTTTACAGAATTAGCAGCGTATATACATCAGCAATTGGCAACTATAGTGGCATCTGTTGTAATTACTCCTCTTAATGCACAAGCTAAGTTTGGTGATTTATTTGAAATTCAATGCACAGCAGATGAAATTTTCATAAGCGGTGCTAGAGTTACAGATGTTCAAATAGTACAAAGCCTTACTGAGACAGTCTTAGGAATTTCAAATGGCTGAGCAGAAAAAATCAATATCTTTATTACCGGGTTATTTGCAAACCGATGCACTGACTAAAATTTTCAGCGCAACAGTTGATCATCTTTTTCAAGCTTCAGACATTGAATTTTTAAATGGATACATAGGATCTAGACCAGCTTGGTTTAATCGCTTAAAAGATGTGTACATTGCTGAACCTACCAAAGCTCGTGTAGATTATCAATTATCTCCTACTCCGGTAAGTATCGATTATTTGTCCGGTCAGGTTAAAAACAGTTTGTTTTACGAAGACCTTTTAGGAGCATTGAGATTCCAAGGTGGAATTGTTGATAACAATGATAGATTGTTTTCACAAGAGTACTACAGTTGGGCACCGCCTATTGACATAGATAAATTTGTAAACTTCAGCAGCTATTTTTGGTTACCAGCTGGCCCAAATGCAATTATATTGCTGGATACAACTGATTTGTACAACCAGCAAGGACAGACATCATATACCTATACAGGAGCATATCAGCTCAGCAGCACAGGACAGGTATTTTCTGGATCTATTGTTTTTGCTAATGGGCTTAAAATTAAACCAACCAGCGACTTAACTTTATCTTATAATAATAAGGAATTTTATGTTGAGGGCATTGGACGTTCTTTAATTCTTGTACCAAATGCTGAAACTTTTAACCCTGCATGGGATGTTCTTGCATGGGATAAAGAATCCTGGGACGGCGACAATAGCTTAATTGATAAACAATATGTAACCATTGGCCGTGGTTCAAAAGATGGTAACATATGGAGCCAACAAAATAGATGGTTCCATACCAGTGTTATTAGTTTAAGTCAAACACTTTTAAGCGATCAGTATTCAACTCAAGCATTGCGCCCTATTATTGAATTTGATGCTGGAATTGAATTGTATGATTACGGATCATATAATAGAGGATATGTAGACATATGCGACAATGGTAACGGTGATGTGTTTGGTAGCATTGTAGGCCAACCTAGTTATTCAATACAAAATATATCTCTATTTGATGGTATGCGTATTTTAGTTACAGCAGATACTCATCCTACAATCAATAACAGAATTTACACAGTTAGTGGAGTTAACCTTGGTTCTATACAACTAACATTAGATACAAACGGGCAAGATCCTTCTGGTGCGCCAATTGTCGGAGATAGAGTGTCTGTTCGCTTTGGTTCAAGCGACCTAGAGGGTAAAAATGTTTATTACAATGGTAGCGCATGGATAGTTTCCGGGCAACAAAAAAGTCTTGGAGTACCACCATTATTTCAACTCTATGATACCAGAGGAAACCAACTTCAAGACCCCAGCGTTTATACATCTAGCTCCTTTAAAGGTTCTAAGATTTTCAGCTATCAATTATCTGACACGGCACCAATTGATCAAGAATTAGGCATTCCAGTTAATATTGATCAGTTTGGAGATTTTATTTTTAGCAATAATCTTACAATTGATAACTTCTCCTACATATTGAATGGACAAGTAATCAATTATGTTGGAGAAAAATTTGCATACATAAATGGTTTTGATGGCAGCATACATACCAACGGTTGGTGGAAATCACACAATCCAAGTAGACAATATATTGTCAACAACTATCAAGTACCGACTACTGCAACATCGTTCTTTATAGATCAACCACCTGCTACTCGTAATTCAAATGATTTACCAAGTATTTTTATAGTCAAAACTGATGCTAATGGAAATGAAACAACATTGTTTGAAAACACTGACTACACAGTAAATGGAAACATTGTTACCTTAGCATCATCTGTATTTGCTGGAGAGCGTGTATCTATCAAAACATGGAATACAACGGCACCGGAAACAATTACCGGTTATTATGAATTGCCGTTAAATTTAACGGCAAACCCTAACAATTTACCAATTACCAATGTTAGTAGAAGTCAGATATTACCACAATTTCTAAACATTATTCAAAATCAATACGGGTTTGCTGGCACAGGGTTAGGATCAAATAACTTTAAAGATAGCGCACAAAATCGTAGCTTTGGTTTAAACATTTTACAACATAGAGCACCTATGTTAAAATTGGCCATGTTAAACAGTACATCGTTTACAGATGTCCTTAATAACAGCAATCTCATAGACCCTGCATATTCTATAGATTATGCTCAATTAAGCTATGTCTCTTTTTACAATCGTTTTGTTCAAACTCTTTTTAATCTGTACAAAAATGTAACCTTAACCGGAAATAATTTACCAGCTGAATGGATCAATCGTGCATTGTCCACTATAAATGTTGGAAAAACCAGTTCTAGTCCATGGGCAAACAGCGGTCCAACAAATATTCCTGGACAATATTGCAGCATAGAACAGACTAACCCAACATATGTTCCTGCAACACCGGCACGGTTAGGTATTACACCTGCTTATCAACCAGTTGTATATATAGACAACACATATACAACACCTCAATTGGTTTTACAAACACATGATGGCTCTCGTATCGTTTTAATCGATGCCGATGGTTTCCAGCTTGGAACAATCTTACATGATCAGACCAGTACAACTAATCCCAGCCAATTGAGTCATCCAGTTGCAGCAGCCTGGCTACAATTTGAACTTAACTTGTTTAATAGTCTGCCACCTTCATATACAAATGTTGATTATGTTCCTGCGTTTGATGTAAGAGCACAAATTCCCGGTAGATGGAGAAGCACTGACTATAGTAGCAACGAATATCTCAGCATTTTACGCAGCTCTTTTGATAAATGGGTAATTAACAATCAAGTTGATTACACTGCTAATACCGGTTATGATACAAATAATCAATTTAGCTATAATTATCGCAGTGTGACTGACTCCTTAGGTCAGCCTGTACCTGGACACTGGCAAGGCATTTATCGTTATTATTATGATACTGACCGCCCAAATACACATCCTTGGGAAATGTTAGGATTCAGTATAATGCCCGAGTGGTGGATTAGCGAATATGGGCCTGCACCTTACACAAACGGAAATACTGCAATGTGGGAAGATCTACGAGACGGTAGAATTCGACAAGGCGCAAGGTCTGGTATTGATGCTACCTGGGCTCGACCTGGATTATTATCATGCATCCCTGTTGATCCACAAGGTAATTTATTACCGCCTTTCTTAGCAGGATGTACTGCTAATATTCCAAGTGTATTAGACGCTAGAAGTGCATGGGTGTTCGGTGATGGTGGCCCAGTTGAAAGCGTTTGGATAAACAGCAGTGATTTTAAATTTAGTTTAGCAAAAGCTGGTTACCTTATGAAACCTGCTCAGTTTGTTGAATATAACTGGGACATTTTAAGAACTGAACATGTGTATGCAGATGAGACGTATGATCAATGGATATATGTGGATACCAACAGTCGCAGAAGCAGTCAACAATTTTATGTTCACAGAGAAAATCCAACAACATTGAATATTGGTCTGAATATACCAAATGAATCTAATTTATCCTATTTTGGTAGCTGCGGTTTTCAACACTGGATAAGTGAACATGTAATCAGTAAAGGTTATAATGTTACCAATTATTTTGGCAATATTATTAGAGGTAGCGACGTAAAGCTTGCACATAGAATGGCTGGTTTTACTCCAACTGACAGTTTCAGAGCTTTGGTTGATAGTTTTGGACAACTTGGATACAATTCAAGATTAGTACCGTCTGAAAATATTAATTTGTATCTATACAAGAGCAATAGTATTGAAGAAACAGTATATAGCGGTGTAATTATAGAAAAAATTGCCGAGGGATGGCGAGTTAAAGGGTATGATGCTATTAATCCAGTTTTTACAATTATACCTAGTGATGTTCATGGTGATAGAACTTCTATAGTTATAGGATCTCAACGTGTTACTGAGTATTTTGTTGGATTAAAAACAACATCCACAGTACCTTATGACACGATATTTTCAACTAGACAACAAGTATACGATTTTCTTATTAGCTACGGTAGATGGCTAACCAACCAAGGATGGCTGTTTACAACATATGATGATGCTTCTAACAGTATTAATAATTGGTCAAAAAGCGCTAAAGAATTTCTGTTCTGGAGTCAAGGCGTATGGGATAACGGTACCTTTATCACTGTAAGTCCTAGCGCTGACACAGTACAGTTTTCTCAGCCATATGGTAATATTCAATTTGTTAATGGCGTTGTATCAGGAACATATCCAGTATTGGATAGAGGTGGGCAACCTATCCAACAAAATAATCTAAATGTAAATCGTGAGCAAGATAAAATAACTATATCGGCTACAAATGATCAAGGCCTATTCCTGGTGCGTTTGTATACTACAACTTTAGAACATGCAGTGTATTTTGATAATACAACAGCATTTAATGACATTATATATCAGCCATTGTTTAACCTAAGTCAGCAACGTATGCTGATATATGCTTATAGGGCAAAAAATTGGACAGGACGTCTTGACATACCTGGATATTTCCTTGTGCAAAATACAACATCTAATACTTGGAACTTAACCAGTAACTTTGATAAGAGCGCCGATGACATCACAAAGTTTTTCAATATTGAGCAACCAACAACTTATCAGCCATTAGGTTCAAATGAAATCCTAACAACTGAATTAGGAGGCGTTGATACTTCTAATCTCAGTAATTTAAGTAAGCACTTGATTGGTTATCAAAATAGAAATTATTTACAAAATCTCTTATTAGATGATGCAACGGAATTTGAATTTTATCAAGGATTCATTCGTCAAAAGGGTACAGCAACAACTCTTAATAATCTTTTAAGAAATAACAGTATTATTCCAACCGGTTCTACATTTCAATATTTTGAAGAATGGCTTTTTAGAACAGCATGGTATGGCGGTTATGACCTAAACAGAGTTATTGAGTTTATTCTTCCTCAGAGTAAAATTAACAATAATCCTCAGCAAATTAGATTTTTTGGACAGCAAGATTCTGATAATCCAAATGATTATGTTTATGACATTGTTCCAGCCGATCCAATGTTGGTAACTCCGCCAGAAAATTATATTGATCCGCTATTTGCTGTAAAACCTACATATGGCGTTGATATCTTAACTGATATGCCAAGTGCTGGTTATGTGCAACTTGGCGAAACAACTTATTATGTGTTAAATCAATCTGACCTGTTGTCATTATATGATACGCAGAAGACAACAGCTAATCCATTGGTAGCAGGTAATACGGTATGGCAATTTATTACATCTGCAGGAGATTGGACCGTTCTACGACTTGATAAACCAAATGCAACTATCTCATACACTGTACCAAGTTCAGTTAGCGGAGAACCTACAGTCTTAGTTACTAATGGTTCACACGGATTGATAGAAGGTGATATTTGCATTATCTATGGAATCACAGGTGTCGCAGATATTAATGGTACCTATACTATTTTCAATGTTACATCAAATACCTTTAGCATTGATATTAGCACTTTCCAAGCAGGTGCGGGCGGAACGTTACTTGTTTATAGACCTACTAGATTTAAAAATGTATTTGACAGGGACAGCAATACACCACCGGCAGGATGGAACACCGGCGACTTGTGTTATGTAGACGACGGAGGAATAGTACAAGGTGCATGGACAGTTTATAAATTCTTGCAAAACAACTGGGTACCATACAGGCAACAACAGTATAAGATTAATGCAGCTTTAATTTTATCAAGCGAGCTGTACAATGGTGCTAGTAAAGCAAAGATTGCAGATGTTGATTATTTTGATCCGGCTAAAGGTCGTATAGTTGGGTTGGCAGATGCGGAAATTAGTTACAAAACTGATTATGATCCAGCCAAATACACCAGTGGAAATTCAACAGGTTATGCTATAGACGCCAATGAAGCATGGGGCGAAGCACAAATTGGAACGGTTTGGTGGGACTTAACAGCAGTGAGGTATATTGATTATGATCAAGGAGACGACTCATACAAACGAGACAATTGGGGAAAACTGGCCCCTGGAACTAGTATTGATGTATATGAATGGGTACGAAGCACTATACCGCCTTCAGATTGGGCAAGTGCTGTTGCGACGGGCTCACAAGGCTCTGGAGTTGGAGTCAATGGACAAAATATTACACCTACGGGCAGTGTCAGAAACCCAGATGCTCCAAACTGGTCAGAATATATAGAAGAAAATCCAGATGGTACCAGCACAACATATTACTATTTTTGGGTAAAGAATAGTAGTATTCCTCCGTTTGGTCCAAATAGGCAATTAACTACAAGTGGAATAGCACAGCTTATACAAAGTCCAAGCATAGGCGGCAATCCATGGTATGCCGTAATTAGTCAGCAAAATATTTTAGTTGGTAATGTATCAAGATTTTTAAATGCTGATCAAATTATTCAACGTATTAATTACACCAAAACACCAAATGATGCAAATAATTTTAACGAATGGCAGTTGTTAAAAGAAAATGACGAGTACAGCCAGCCGCAAGATACTCTATGGGAAAAACTTAAATCTAGTCTGACAACAATAGATGGAGCAGACAACGATGTTCCATACTATAAATTAACTGATTTACAGAGATACGGCAATTTTATTAGACCTAGACAAACATGGTTTGTTGATAGAATTAATGCAAGTAGTCTATTTGTTACCACTGCCAATAATCTAATTGCCGGCAGCTCATCGCCTTTGGTAAATGATAGCAGTAAGGTATCTTGGGTAAGTTATTTCAATGCTGAAGAACCAGCACCTACAACATCTGTTGATTATCATGTAACTGATCTTGGACAGAGAGACGCATTGATAGGCTTAATTACTCCTGGTCAAACTGTGTTGGTAGATGCTGTAACTGAAACGAATAATCTCTGGACAGTTTGGCAGTACACAGGAACATCAAGTCCTTGGTTGTTGGAAAGAATTCAATACTATAAGGTTTCAAATTATTGGAACTATGTTGATTGGTATGCTTCTGGATACAGCTCGTCAACAACAATTGATTTAATTGTTGCTACAATATATGATTTTGAATCATTAACTGGGAAAGCAGCAGGCACAGTTGTTAAAGTTTTAAATGATGGATCAAATAAATGGCAATTGTATTCCTATGATGGATCTGTATGGCAACTTGTTGGTCAGCAAGATGGATCAATAGCTATATCTGACACAATATATCAATGGGCTGAAAATTTTGGTGGGTTCGATGGTAATCCGTTCGATCAGACTGCATTTGATTCACAAAGTGGAGTAGAGTTTTCATATGTTATAGATGGATTGAAACAAGCTATATTTGGAAATCCAAATAGCATTGAAATTAATAAACTATTCTTTACTATGATAAAATATGTGTTATCCGAACAACGTCAGGTAGATTGGATAATCAAAACAAGTAACATAAGTCTAAATGGGTTTAATCAACCACTGTCAACATATCAATTGTTACCGGTTGATTTAACCGACAGCATAATTGGATTTTTGAACGAAGCAAAGCCTTACCATGTTAAAATAAGCGAACTTGTTACAGGTAAAACATACACGGATCTTAGTAATGTTGCAGCGGTAGATTTTGATTTTCCACCAAACTTCAAAGCACCGGTACCGGCTGATGATGGCAGTTTGGCATGGAAGATATATAATGACACCTATCAAAGTTATTTGGCTAATTACAAAACAAATGGTAACTTAATCAGACAGCTTAAAACTAAATTAATATTTGATAGAATAGCTACACCTAGCCAGAGAATCGGATGGGGATCTACTTGGTCAACATTTGCATGGAGTGCAGAACAAACTCTTGCTTCTTATGGAGCAATTGATCGTATTGATCAATTTTATTCTCCAACGTTGGGTATGATACCAAAAATTATATCAGAGTTGATGATCGGTGTTGATTTTAGAAGTACAGTTCTTAATAGTTTGAATCTCAATATAGATATTGGATGGTCAGTAAGTCCGTGGGATAGCCAAATAGGATGGGAACCAACTAGTCAAACCATTATCAATTATCTTGATTTAATAGTTCAAGGTGGTCAAATACCGCAATATGACACAGCAATAGGTAACGGTATTACTACTGAATTCCAGCTATTGCATCATCCACAAAACCCATTAGATATGGTTGTGTGGAGCGACGGTAGTATCAAAAATTACGGAACCGAATGGTATGTTCCAACATATGCTGAAAAGGTTTATATTGTTCAGGGAGGTATACATTACAGCGTTGGTGATCAATTAGATCTAGTTGCAGGCAATGGCATTGCAGCAGTTAGAATACAAGTTACAGCAGTTAATCATGGAAGTATAACTGAATGTGTGATATTAGGAAAAGGATCATACCAAACAGTTACACGCGGACCATATACTCTGCAATATCCATTTAATCATCCTGGTATTGGCACAGATGCTTTAGTCGAAGTTGACTGGTCTTGCCAGAATATTGTTTTCAATACGGCACCAGCACCAAGTCCTGAACCAAACATTTATATTCTTTATGCAGGAACAACCTTTGAACAAGCGCCAACAGATGAAACAGATACGATTTATTCCGGTAGTGATTTTGTTATACCTCACGTTGACAGTGATCATCCTGAGGAATATTACGGTCTACGAGCTAAAGATTCTATCAGAATTGATACTTATGTTCAATCGGTAGGCGGTCGTCCTTTAGTTAATACTAGAGTATATCAAACTGATGGTGTAATTGATCAATTTGATATTGGTATAACCCCTGAAAACACCGTATCGGTATTTGTTTACTTGAATAGTGTTCTTCAGAAAGAAGGATTAGCTAATGACTTTGTTATTAATTTTGCTACAAACAAAGTTGTATTCTTATCGCCTCCTCCAAGCGGAGTATTGAGAATCACTGCTATTAGCACAGGTGGCGGATCTCGCAGTGTTGAAAAAGCGTATGTAGTGAACGGTGGAAATAATTATTCTCCTAATGATGTTATTACGTTAAGTGGCGGGGTTGGTACACCTGCTCAATTACAGCTAACCAGCGTTACAAATACATCAGCTATTGTAGTGGATCCGGGTACAGGATATAATGTTGGTGATCAAGTTACACTAATAGGAGGCAGCTTATACACTCCAAATAATCTATATGGAGCATTTACAGTTAACACTATACAATTAGTCAGCGTAAGTCCTGCATTTGGCGGTGCCGACTATGCTGTCAACGACGTAATTACCCTAGCCGGATCAGGATGTCTTACTGCTGCAATTCTAAAGGTAACACACGTTACAGTTGATGGTGCAGTAACAAGTCTACAAATTATTAACAGCGGAGAATTTAATTTACCAAATGCTCCTACATTAAATCTAGCAAGTTCCAGCACTAATCATAACGGGTATGGTGTGCTGCTTAATGTAGAATGGGGTATCAAAACTCTATCCAGTGCTACACAAACAGAATACAATGTAATTCCTACTAATCCTGTATCTGTTTCCGGAATAGGCACAGGAGCTACAATTTATGTATCGTGGGCAGCAGGACAAGCTGATGTAATAAATGGTGGCCTGTATACAAAACTTCCATTTCAGCCATTGGGACAAGCATCTGTTAATCCAATCGGCGGATCGTCTTCAACTTGGAACGTTGCCTACACAAAGAGACTTAATGAATATGTATATACAGGAAATGGTGTAACCACCGACTATACAGTACCCGGAACTACAGTAAGTTATCCAGGTGGCATTTATGTAACTGTAGATGGTATACCATCAGCTTACAGTAGATTGAGCAATGCTATCAGATTACCAGTAGCGCCAGCAGTTGGTGCTGTTATAATAATCAATACATTTGATAACAATCAATTTAGTGTAATTGAAGAAACATCAATCGATGTTACTAATCCTCTACCTAATCCTCTTCAGTATCCACTAACAAACACTTATCCTCAACATAGTATGCCATATTTTGTTACAACATTGGTAAGAAAAAATGGCAACTTACTAGAACCGCCTGTAATTCAAACTTGGTTTGGTGATGGATCATCGAGACAGTTTCCAATCACTGTTGATATAGTAAGTCCAACAGTAGAATATGTTGAAATTTATGTAGACAGTGTTTTACAGACTCTAGGCATAGATTACAATATTTCTGATAGTATTCTTGTGTTTACATACAGCCCAAGTATGCTCAGCGAAATAGTGTTAGTATGTAAGCGTACTACTACAAATTATTTCTTAACCACAGTTGGTCCTACAACTTATATTAATTTTTACTCTGGCTCTGTTCAGAATGGTGATAATATTCTTGTTACAACCTATGCAGAAGATGCAGATTACAATTTTGTAACTGAAGAATTTATTGAATATGAAAATGGGTGGGATGGTGCTCCTTGGGACATATTAGGCTTTGAAACATTCATGAAGCATGAGTATGCATTGGCAACTACACCGTATGATTTTGTAACAATATCAGTTTGGGTGAATGAACAATTATTAACACCAACATATGACTATGTTGTAGAAAATGTCGATGTTGAAACAGGATGGGGAGTTGATCAATGGGATATCACCGCTTGGGATTCTATAGCCGATAATAGAACGGTTGTCAGACTAGGAGATCATATTGCACCAAATCATGATAGTCCGGTAACTGTAACATACATGGTTGGATTACCAGAAAGACCATCCGTTGCATGGCGTACATTAATTTCTGAAAATGAAACATTAAGCACTGTGATTGATGATAACAGGAAATGTGTAATTCTGTCTGATGTGTTATCAAACAGTGATAAAATTGAGATCAGTGACTTCACTCGTGTTTCTGTACCATACGGAGCAAACATTCAATATGTTTACATAAACGATGAATTGATTGGCTACTATGAAATTCAACAGGCTCCTACGGTTCAACATCCTAATAGAGCATTTTTAACTCAAATAGTTAGAAATGTAAACAATACATCGGGTTCTCCAGAAGATCAATATTCTGCTATTTTCTATAACGGCGACAGTTCAACACATTATTTTGCAACTGAACCAGTTGGCGAAGCCATCGCCGAAACAGTGTGGGTAGATGGTAAACTACAAAGAACCGATATTGATTATAGTATAGAAATAAACCCACCAAGCCTACCTCCTGGTAGATATGCTAATATTTTTGATGCACCGCCTGGCGGATATAAAAACGTCAAAATTGTTAGCTTGAACAGTAACAGCTATGATAGTAATGTAAGCCATGTTGCGCTAAGCACGGTCATAGATGCTGGCAGAGAAATGAAGCTACCTAACGGATATTCTTGGGAACCAGACCAATATGGAATTCAATATAGCCATACAGCAATGGCTGAATTTTTGTTGAAACATACAGGCACAAGGAGCTAAATATACCATGGTCGATCAAGATAACACTATGGATAATACAGAAAAGCTAAAAAATGAGATACCAGATGAGAATGGAAACTTGTTTTTGTTTGCTAACTTAAAAATTATAGATAAAGATACCGGTGAAGTACTGGTGAATAAGCCCTGCTAAGGTAAAAAAATGATAGATACTAGTGAAAAAAGAATAAGTGGACATGTACTAATTAAAGATAAAGTAACCAACGAAATATTGGTGGATAAGTTTAATGCAATAAACTATGAAAATTTTTCCATATCTTTAGCTAGAACACTAGCAAATCGCACAGATAGTTGGATACAAGAAATGGTATTTGGCAACGGTGCTGCAACCGTAAGCGGTACCGGTACAATAACCTATTTGCCACCTAATGTAATTGGAGTTGGTGCACAACTTTATAATCAAACCTATATCAAAGTTGTTGATGATCTTAGTCCATATAATTCTGATCCATCTAACAATTACATAACAACAGCACATACTAATGGCTTAACATACAGTGATATTATTGTTACATGTAATTTGGGTGTAAACGAGCCGGCAGGACAAGAAGCATTTGATACAGCTACAAATATTTTAGGACCTTATGTTTTTAATGAATTAGGGTTAAAAGCATATGATCCAAACGGACAAGGCCTGGGTAGACTACTTACACACGTGGTGTTCAGCCCTGTGCAAAAGAGCCTTAATAGGCAGTTAGAAATTGTTTATACCATCAGAATTCAAACGGTATAAAGATGATATAAATATACATAGAATTTAGAGGACGCAAATGGCAACAAATATTTTCAATTATGATGGCACGCTACTTACAACAGTACAGGACGGTACGTTAGATAGCACACATGCCAGTATTAAGTTTCCGGGTAGAGGCTATTTAAATTATGGTGAGCCAGTTAACGAAAATATGCTTTGGATGTTGCAGAACTTTGCAAATGCCAGTGCGCCTGCCCATCCAGTAACTGGCCAATTATGGTATGATACAAGCGTACAGTTGTTAAAGTTCTATAATGGATCAAGCTGGTTAGGGGCCGGCGGAGCTGTTCTTTCCCCGACCAATCCTGGACCAGGAAACAACGTTGGTGCTTTTTGGTACGATACTACAAACAACCAATTGTACGTTTGGAGCAGTACATCTCAATGGTTGCTAGTAGGTCCTCTAGGTAGCAGTGCTAATGCTGATCCAGTTAATCCTGCAATCTCAACTTACAGTAAGCTACAGGCAGCAAAAATTTCAGATGGTAGCACCAATCATCAAGTTTGGTATGTAATTATAGGTGGAGTATTACTTGGAATTTTCAGTAAAGATGCTACATTTGTTCCGGTTCCTGCTATTACAGGTTTCACATCAATACAACCAGGTTTAAATTTAAATAATACAATTACCGGCATTGGCGTGTCAGGTGATGCTACACTGTTCCATACAACACAGACTAATTTACCAAGTGTCGATAATACTTACGATTTAGGCAGCAGCAGCTATAAATTCTCAAGTATCTATGCAACTAACTTTGTAGGAACTGCTACACAAGCGTTGTACGCCGACTTAGCTGAAAAGTATTTGGCTGATCGTCCGTATGCAGCTGGTACAGTTGTTAAGTTAGGCGGCAGAGCTGAAATAACAGTATCAAATACCAAAGGCGATAGCGATGTATTCGGCGTAGTATCTACTAATCCAGCATATTTAATGAACAGTAAACCCACAGACACGGAAATGAATGTCGCTGTGGCATTAACTGGGCGTGTACCATGCAAGGTAGTTGGTCCGGTGAAAAAGGGTCAAAGATTAATGCTTAGTGATTTAGAAGGATCCGCTTGTGCATGGGAAGAAAGCTATGGATATCTAGCAATACTTGGTAGAAGCCTTGTTGAAAAAACCAGTACTGGAATTGAATCTATTGAAATAGTGTTAGGCAAGAACTAAAATGACTTATGTCGCTGGCTCAAAAATTCTAGCTAATGATTACCTTTCATTTAGGGGTCCACATGATGCCTTGACTCCCTATGCCAACGACGGTGAAGCTACTAACAAGCTAAGTGCTTTGATAGGTGTAGGATATGGTATAAGAGGTTATGGCCAAAACATATCTTTTCCTGCAGTAAGTACCGGACAAACAGTAACAGCAGCGCAATGGAATACTCTTAGAAGTGTAATGAATCTTATAAATGTTCACACAGGTGCCGGCCTTACGCTGCAGCCTACAGTATCAGCTGGTAATTCTATTAGAGCCAACGATGGTAGTGCAGGTAGGCCAAATCTATCATCATTGATATCTAGCCTAGATGCAGCCAAATTGACTTATGACATAGGTCAGATGCAAAACACATCAAAATTAACCAGCACAAGAAATACCAGTTGGAACACTCAAATTGTGCATGAGTTTACAATAGATTGTTCAACTGAAAATCTAGCTAGATATTTTTTCAACAGCGGTGGCACTATATTTTTGACAGGTAGTAGAACCGGTGGTTCTGTAACTGGTCCAAATACGTCTATGTCAAACTTGTTGAATGCAATGGGAACAATCAAATTTGCAGCGCAGAATACAACTTATACAGGATCGGGTGGAACAGTATACGCTATTGGTTACTATGGTCTTACAGGTAATTATCAAACATTATTTCATCATGCAGGGTCTGGTATGTATTATGCTGCTGTGTCTTATACACTACAGGCCAGACGTGAAAATTACGTTGGAGCAAATGGTGCCAATGGTAGTTTAATAAGAATGCAGGCTATTTTTGATGCGGCTGCAACATTAGATGGAACCATCAGCAGCTTTGTAAACGAGCTTAAAGAAGATGGTGGATTGACCATCGCAAGTCCTACGTTTACTACTATATCTAACCTATAATTGATCTATCAATTCATTTTCGTAATAATGTTATAGAGGTTATAACATGGACGATAAATTGCAAAAAGCTCTTGTTTTTTCATATTACAGGGTAAGTCTTTTTAATCAAAAAGAAAACATTAAACTCAAAATGGAAACTATGTTGGTATTTGCTATCAATGGTGGAATTTTTAAGGTATCCTCGGATTTAATTACATTTGTAAAGAGTATTATAGATTTAGGATACGAAACTGTTGTATTAATAGATTCAAATGGTAATCCAATTGAAATTACGGATTTACCGACTTTTTTAAAAGACATTACAAGCAAGTATTTTGAAGCTACAAATTTTTATCATGCAGAATATTCTAAATTAAAAAAGGCTAGGTCAGTTAAAGATCAATTTTCAGATATTTTTGAAACAAAATAATATGTCACAAGGTTATCTAATACATGCATATAATAATCAAGAAATTGATTATGGGACAATGGCTTTATGTGCTGCGTTGTTAATTAAGAAGAACTGTGCAATTAATAATGTTTGTCTAGTAACAACCAAAGATACATTAACTTACTTAAAGCAAACACATTCTGCTCCTCTATTACAAAAAGCATTTGATAATATACAAGTTGTTAAGATTGACCGAGATGTAAAAGATAGAAAATATTTTGATACCAGATATGCTTTTAAAACGCAGCCATATTTTAATTCAAATAGACCGGACAGTTTTGACTTAACTCCATTTGATGAAACTATATTATTAGATGCAGATTATTTAATGTTAGATAATTCTTTTGATTCTGTATGGAATGGAACTGAAGATATTTTAATTAATAAAGCAGTTAAAGATTTACACCATAAGCACGATCAAAATGGTTTTGATACTAGATTCAACGAAATGAGTATTCCATTATATTGGGCTACTGCAATTTATTTTAAGAAAAATTCAAGAGCTCAAAGTTTGTTTAATTTAGTTAAATTTGTAAAAGACAATTACCGCTATTATGAAAATTTGTATCAATTCTTTCCTAATAAGTATTATCGCAATGATTATGCATTAAGTATTGCTATACATATGATATCAGGACAGTTTGAGCAGGATTCAATTAAACCTTTCCCTGTTCCGTATATTTTGGTTAGCACGGAATATGATGAGTTGTTAGATTTTAAAAATAACACTGCATTTTTTGTAGGAGAAAAGGATCAAGGAAATTTTTCATTACATCAGATTCGAACAAACGTACATGTTATGAATAAATGGAGTATAGGACGAAATGCTGAAAAAATTATCACCTATGCAACAAAGTAATAAAGGGTTTTTCACTTTTGCTCAAAATAATACGTCAACTGATTACGTAAGGCTAGCCTACGGGCTTGCACTTAGTCTTAAAAAAAGCCAATCAGTTATTTCAAATTTATCAATTGGTGTGTCACAGGGATATCAAGTACCTGAAAAATATGCATGGGCATTTGATAAAATCATTGAAATTCCGTGGCAGGATGATGCAGAAAATGAAAGCTGGAAACTAAGCAACGAGTGGAAAGCTATCTATATGAGTCCCTACGATGAGACAATTAAATTAGATTGCGACATGCTTTTTTTATCCGACATCACATCGTGGTGGCAATATTTTGAAGCGCAGCCGTTAGATTTACTTTTTACCAACACTGTGCGTAACTGGATTGGTTGCCCAGTTACATCTGATTATTATCGCAAAGTTTTTACAGATAATAACTTACCCAACATTTATACTGGGTTTTTTTACTTTAGGAAAAAAGAACAAGCATATCAAACTTTTGATTTGGCTAAAATGATTTTTTGGAATTGGGAAAGATTCTTTGAAGAATTTTTACAGGCTAATTCAAGACCTACATTTTTATCAACTGATGTTATATTTGCTCTTGCAATGAAAATTTTAGATTTTGAAAAAACATCATATCAACCAACGATGTATCCAACGTTTACACATATGAAGACAATGATACAAGGTTGGAATTATGAAAATTTATCAGAAGACTGGCGAGAACATGTAAAGCCTTTTTTTACCGATAATTGTGAATGTATTATAGGTAATCATAGACAGGTATATCCTTTTCATTATCATATAAAAGACTTTCTTACAGATGACATTATTTCCATATACGAAAAGGCCGTCAAATATGGATAAAGCTTGGATAATTTATAATCCAGAGGATGGTCAGCTGATTTCCATAAAAAGATCAGCTGGCAGTGAGAATTCTATTGAAATACCAGGTAAGGACGCAGTGGAATTTTTAAGCGGAACTAAACGTTTATCTGATTATGAAGTAATTGATAAAAAATTATGTTTCAAAAAAACTGAATCTGATCAAGTACCTATTTTTTGGAATTTAATATCTAGAGACGGTTGGCACTTACAGATATTAACAGATGGCGAAACCATCAAGATATATACCAAAACTCCATTAGAATATGTTATGTTGTATGCAAGTATAAAGAATAATCCAACATGGCTGATTAACACTTGGGATTTAGGAAATTATGAAATACAGGATAATGCTATTACAATAAATTTTATTAATAGCGACAAGTATAGCTATTACATACGGTGGTAATTACCAATGATTTATAAAACTATCAATTTTGATTTTATCTTTCTTAGTTATGATGAACCAAATGCAGAATTATTATATTCTGAATTAGTTAATTTAGTACCCTGGGCCAAACGAGTTCACGGTGTAAAAGGATTTGATACAGCACATAGACGCTGTGCAGAAATTAGTGACACTGACTTTTTCATCACAGTTGACGGCGACAACAGTGTATATCCTGAATTTTTAGATCAGGAAATTGATATAGCAGATGATCAACATGATCATGCATGGACTTGGGCAGGCAGGAATTATGTAAACGGATTAATTTATGGTAATGGCGGATTGAAGCTATGGAGTAAAGAATACGTTATGAACATGAATAGTCACGAAAATAGTGACGATCCGACCAAATCTGTAGAATTTTGCTGGAGTAACAAATATCATGAAGTTTTAGGATGTTATAGCAGCACTATGGTTAATGGTTCTCCTATGCAAGCCTGGAGAAGTGGCTTTCGAGAAGGCGTCAAAATGTGTTTAAATAGGGGTAAACGTGTTGAGCCAAAAAATTTCACAAAAGATTTATGGCCTGGTAATATAGAGAGGTTATGTGTGTGGGCAAGCCTTGGTCAAGATGTTGATAATGGCATTTGGTCAATATATGGAGCACGATTAGGATGTTATATGACTATGTTTACCGATTGGGACCATTCTCGCATATCAGACTATGAAGCAATGAATTTGATGTGGAACGATGTTCAATCAAAAGATCCCTATAAAGAATCAATTGATCTAGGAAAAAGTCTTAAGCAGTCTCTCGGATTAGATATAGCTGATATCGACGCCGACACCAGTAAGTTTGTTAAAAGAATTTTTATCAATACTCCTAGGCAGTGTATGAGTCCGCAATTAATAAGTCATTTTACGGCCTTAAGAAATGTATGATGTATTCTTTATCAGTTATGAAGAGCCGAATGCTGAAGATAACTGGAAAAATTTAAAATCAAAAATACCACAGGCAAGACGTATACATAAAATATCAGGCATTGCCAATGCACATTATAAGTGTGCCCAACAATCATTTACCAAAATGTTTTATACTGTAGATGGCGACACGATTGTAGACGACACCTGGGACTTTTCTTTTATCCCTGCTGAGTGGGATCAACAATATATTCATTTATGGTTAAGTAGAAATCAGTTAAATTCTCTAATTTATGGGTATGGGTCGGTAAAGCTCTGGCCACGAGATTTATTGTCATCACGTAAGGAAAACTGGTTAGATTTTACCACAAGTTTTGACAAAATAAAAATAGTAGATAATGTAATTGCTACAACTATTTTTAATTCTTCCCCGTATGAAACATGGAAAAGCACATTTAGAGAAGTAATTAAGTTATTTTTTAACTTGAGTAAAAACGCCAATGATACTGATTCATTAAACAGATTAGAAGGATGGAAAAATCCAAGCAAATATGCTGATTTTTCCCATTGGGGATACAAGGGATATCAAGATGCTGAAAAGTTTTGTTTTTCGTCTGTAGATCACATATCAAGTATAAATGATTTTGCATGGTTAAAAACATTTTTCATGCAACAATACCCTGATGTAAAAGTATAGAGGAGCACACTTTAATGATAAATAATAGTGAAATATTTAGAGAGATCAATAATATGCCAAAGGCAAAATCCTCTACAGACATTTGGGACGAGATCATAGACAGCCTTGTCCTTGAGACAGAACCACCAACTAGGTATATTAAAGATGCAATTGTTGTAACAAAAACCGGAGTTAGTTATAAACTATCGGCTAGTGATTTTGCAGATTTATGTGCTAGAGAAAAGACGATACCGCCCGAACAAAGCGAAATTCAGCATTGTTCAGTAAGTATTGATTTTACTAGAATCAAACGAGATGTAAACAAGTGGTCAACTTTATTGATTGCATCAATCGAAGAAAATTTTCCAGCAATTAATCTTACACCTAAAAAAACAAGAACAAAAAAAGCACCAGTAACTAAGAAATCATCAAAAGTTAAAAAAGGGTAAGTTGACTAAATCTCTGTGCTTGGACATATTGTATGTATGTCAAATGATAACACAGCAAAGATAGTTGCTATAACCAAACCTTTTATTGAAAACATAAACACAGCTGAAGAGTTCATAGCATATTGTGCTAGGGTATCAAATCCTAGCAATCAGATGAACACTGAAACTTCAGAAAAGCTTTTAAAGTATTGCATCAAAAATAAACATTTCAGTATATTTGAAATGGTTACCGTTGTAATGCAAATCGATACAACACGTGATATTGCTAGGCAAATATTGCGTCATAGATCGTTTAGCTTCCAAGAATTTAGCCAACGCTATGCAGACCCAACTGACGACTTAGGATTTGTTACCAGAGAAGCAAGATTGCAGGATACTAAGAATCGTCAAAATAGCATAGAAACAGACGACAAAACCTTGCACGGAACATGGAAGGTGATTCAAGAACAATATATTAAGCAAGCTAAGATTGATTATCAATGGGCTATTGATCACGGAATAGCTAAAGAACAAGCCAGAGCGATTTTGCCAGAAGGCCTGACTAAGTCTAGAATTTACATGAACGGAACGGCCAGGAGTTGGATTACATATTTTCAAGTACGTTGTGATAAGAGCACTCAAAAAGAACATAGAGAAGTTGCAATATCAGCGGCCAAAGAATTTATGATACATTTTCCTTCATTAGCATCATTAATAAATGAATATATAGAAGGAAATAATTTGTAAGATAGTGGATACCTTACTAAATAGTTTTAGTACAATGCAAGGTTGAAAATGATTTATCTATATGTAAAAATTCATAAGCTAACAAATCTCAAATATTTAGGAAAGACAAGTAAAGATCCATTTAAATATAAAGGTTCTGGAAAATATTGGTTAAAACATATTAGGAAGCATGGAAATAATGTTGATACTTTTATATTAAAAGAATGTTCTTCAAATGAGGAAATAAAAAAATGGGGAGTATATTTTAGTAAATTATGGAATGTCGTTGATAGCAATGAATGGGCAAATTTATCTATGGAAGAAGAATCAGGTGGAAACAATAGCAAACATTGGACAGCCAAGTATAGAAAGAAAAATAAAAAATCTAGACAAAAATGGACTTCATTTCAAAAAGGTAAAACATATGAAGAAATATATGGATATGACAAAGCTGATAAAATAAAATCTATGATAAGTGAATCAGGTAAAGGTAAAAAACTAAATTTATCTGATAATGAGCGTAAAAGAAGATCAGAAAGAATGATACATTCAAATCCTGGTAAACAGGTGTCAAATGCAACAATAAAAAAACGTGTTAAAACTTTTAAATCTAAGGGTAATAACATAGGTGATAAAAATGGTATGAACACAAAACCAGAATCTAGAATGATAATAGCAGATAAAAATAGTCGTGTTCATATTTTAGAAAATGTAATCACTAAAGAAATAATTAAAGTTAAGAATATTACAAAATGGGCAAAAGACCAAGGATTAAATCCAAAATCTGTATTAGTTTGGTTTTGTAAAGGAAAAACTGTGAATAACTGGAAACGATTGGAATCTATTAAATGAATAAGCCATTAAAGATATTAATAATGGGTTTGCCAGGTAGTGGTAAAACTACATTAGCGACTGAATTAGCTAAACTTACAGGAGCAGTTCATTGGAATGCTGACGCTGTAAGATCAAATATTAATAAGGATCTTAGCTTTTCAACTGACGATAGAATTGAACAGGCAAGACGTATGGGATGGTTGTGTGATACAGTAAACGCAGCAGGACATATAGCCATTGCAGATTTTGTTTGTCCAACAGAAGAAACTAGAGCAGCATTTGGTCCTTGCTTTTTAATATGGATGGATACTATTAAAGAAGGTAGATTTGAAGATACAAACAAGTTATTTCAGCCTCCAACATACTATAATTCAAAGATTTTAGATCTCAATGCAACAACTTATGCAAGAATGTTTAAAGATCATTGGGGTACTTTTTAATGTGGGATAATAAAAAACAAACGGCCTTTATGTTGGGCCGTTATCAACCATTCCACGATGGGCATTTTGCTTTGTTTAAAGAAGCATTAAATAGAGCTGAACAAGTTCTAATCGCAGTACGTGACACAGGCGGTACAGATGATAAGAATCCATTTGATTTTGAATTTGTAAAGAACAAGATCGAAGAGAAACTAGTAGATTATGTTGGCAAATATCAAATAATTCTTGTTCCAAACATTACTAATATTCTCTATGGTAGAGATGTTGGTTACAAAATTGAGAAAATTGAGCTCGGAGAGGCTATAGAATCAATATCTGCTACTGCTGTTAGAAAACAGATGGGTTATTAAAAAAAGGCTACTTAATGTAGCCTTTTTTATATTTGTTTATTCAGACGCTTCTTCTTTAGCTTTGGCCTTAGGTGCCTTCTTAACAGGCTTCAATGATGGATCCATCTTGTATGCACGCATTCTTAATGACTGTGCATCTGCTTCCATAAGCTCTGCTTGCTTGATTAGACCAACTGCTTGATCCTTGGCATTTGCTGACGTTTCGCCTTGAATGTTATTAGCATGAACGTTGAACTTTTTCAAATCTGCAGCTACAGCAGCTTTTGTCTCTGGATCAAGATCATCAAATCCGTCTGGAGATGATTCTTTTTGTTGCTTCATGGCATTAAGAATTTCGCGCAGAGGCCAACGTACACCTTTTCTTGGTGTCATAGCAATCAAATCTACTGGAACCTTTTGCAAGCGGCCGGCGTTGTGGAATTTATTTAGAAGTGTAAGATTACTGCCATCTGGACTCATTCTTCTTCCAAGTACATCTGCAAGATTTTTTGCATTTTGTCCTTCTTCGCTTTCTACAATTCTACGCAAACTTTCATTAAACGTATCTGGTAAAGCATCTACATCTACTACTAGTGCATTGTTTTCATCACCCGGAAGGCTCATAAAAACTACAACGACATTCTTACCTGTGTTGGTTACAACACCAACGTGTTTAGTCATTCCTGTGAAATCGTTCATTAATAATTTCCTCCTAATAATGAAAAGGGCGGTGTTGAAGCTGTTGTCATAGGCGACGGAACAGGTGTTACAAGAGGGGCTTGCTGTGGCTGCTCTGGTTGTTGAACCGGTTGCTCATTTTTTGGCTCAACACTTTTTAAGAATTTTGAAACTCTATCAAACACGGATCCAACTTGACTTAGTTCAGGACCTTTGAATGCACCGCGCTGGCATGCAATATCAATTATTACAAGTAAATTTTGTAAATCTGCTAACTGAAGACTTTCAGTATTTTGTTCTTGTCCAGAAGTTGACATGGTATACTCCTTTTTACAAGCATACCATGTTTTATCAACTTATGTCAAATTAAAATGGTCTGGTTTAACCACTTTAAGCAGAGACGGATCCCATCCAAGATAATCAATCCATTTCTCACTTGGAATCTTAAGAGGCATTTTCTTAGCATTCTCAAGTAACTGATGATAATCTGGCTTAAATGGCTTACGTTTTGGTACCATATGACTTTTATGTCCTTTGATACTGTTACAAACGTAGCAAGCACACACAATGTTTTCCCAGCGTGTTTTACCACCCTTCACCCTAGGAATAACGTGATCAACAGTTAAGTCCATAGAACTTAGCTTTTGTTCACAATATTGGCAAGTGAAGTTGTCTCTAATCAAAAGATTTTGACGAGAGAAACGAACGCTGTGTTTCTTCTTGATGTAAGTTTCGCTGACCATTACAGCAGGGACCTTCATAGAGATGCTAGGACTATGAACTTCCCAATTGTCATAGTACTCTACAGTCCTAGCATGACCTGTGAATGAAACTTTAATAGCATCTTTCCAAGAAATTGAGCTTATTGGAATAATACTAAGCGGCAGAAAGTCCGCATTTAAAATAAGTGTGTGCCCCATAATTTATTTACTCTATAATCTTATTAACTATAACAGGTTATAGTCTTTTGTCAATGACATTATGCTAGCAGGTCTGACCAAAGTCGCAAAACGCCGCCTATAATACCAACAAAGCTTACGCCAAATGCGGCTCCACCGGCAACGGGTGTTTCGCCAAACGATTCGATGAATAATCCAATATGTCCAGCAGCAAAAAAAGCTACTATGATTATAATGCCCAGCCAAAATCGTTTCGACATTTTGCACATATTTTATTTAGCTGCAATGTCAAATTTTTGGATGGTTAATTAAACGTATTGAACTCTGTCAAACCCTTCATCTAGCGCAGGCATTTGTAGTTGGCTTTTCATGCCAAGTACAATGTTAGCAGGAATTACTTTACCGGGACGATTATTCAATCGTCTTTGTAATTCAACATCAGCAGGCGTTGCAAAATATACTGCAATTTTCAAGTATTCTTTAGGAATTTGTGCAAGCTTAGGACGGCGAGATTTAACTGTTAAGTTAGTTTGATCCCACACAATATCCTTGTTATTTGCAACGGCATCCATAAGAATACGGTTCATTTCTGCAGTAGCAGATTTGATTTCAGTCTGAAAAACATCAGAATATGTCAGTCCTTGTGCACGAGCACGCTGCTCAATAATGTCATCCGTGCTGATGACTACAGTATTACTATCAAAATTTTGATTTTTGATCCAGGTGCTTTTGCCGCTACCTGGAACTCCAACCAACATGTATAAATTTGGCATTGCTCATCCTGTTATTTCTCGTTGTTTATAGCATCAATTGCAATGTCGCGCAAGTCATCACAGTCAGACGAAGATGTATGAGCAATTTGTTCAAGTGCTAAAATTAATCTTTTTCTACTGTTAAGTTGTGCTCTTACAATTTGAGCTACACAACTAGTAGCATCACCGGCCCATGCTGCGTTGCCTTCTTGCGTTAATGCATCAAGAATAGCTAATAGTATTAAGTCGTACCCATTTTTAGAGCATTTAATAGGTGGGGGATCGTTACGCCATTCTGCCCACATTCCGGGTTTCAACTCAGCCGAAGCTAAAGTGCTGAGAACATTTTCTCTAGCACGGTGCTGTTGCTCTTTGTACCATGTTTGTAATGCTTCGATCTTATTCTTAGCTAAATCGTCGGCAGCAAGTTGTATAGTAACACCGTGACTTTTTATCATGTCAATGCATTCTTGAACGATTGCTGCTCGCAAATCGCCAACGGTGTCTTGTGCTAAAATTTCATTCTTAATGTCTTCTAATGTATCAATTCTTTCTTTGTCGGTTATAGGATGCTCTAGGATATTTCGCATAAGGGGCTCCATTCGGTTTCGGAGAAATATTCGCAATGAAAATAGTTGCTGCCCTTTTTTCCGTATACAAATATGCTGGGTCCAAAATAGTCCTTGCCTACAAATATTGTATGGCTTACAAGTTGACTTGGTTCATTAAGACCTTTCATATTTCGTAGATTTTCAATAATAGTCTTTCTGTACTTTTTTTGTATGGTTTTATCCGTACGATACCATTTTAGCCTAACACTGGTTAATCCATTGACTTTTTCTTTTGACTTATTTGTCATTAGATTTTCCTAAATAATAAAAGATTGTATAGAGGAACGCAAACGCCAAAACAGGCAAACCTATTATCCAATCATACCATTTGCCCTCTGTATTATTATTTTGTTGATACCAACCCCAGGTGATGCTTGCAATTAACCAAAATGCAAGAAATATACCGAACCAAATGCTAATACTAAATGCCACAGTAAAAATTAAGATGGTTATTATTAAAACTGGAAAAGTTGTAGTTGGCATGAGTCCCTCTATATCGTATATTTTATTATAGTAGATATAAAAGTCAATGCCAACTACGGAAGTTCGTCAGTCATCGTCCATTTAACGTTGGACCACAGATGTCTGATCTCGTCAATCTTAGCTTGACTACTCAAGTTCAAACGTATACGGCCTAACACTGCTTCACGCCAGTTATAGTTGGGATTATCCCAAGCTTTGAAGATTGCGCTTTTTAAAAAAGAATCCAATGTATTTGCATCGTTCAATGCAAACTCCTTACGCTGATCGCGTGCGTACTTAACACGCATGTCTGCGTCGACTCTCTTCCAGTCCTCGATAGTTTGACTAACTCCATGCCAAAACTTATCTTCGTATTCTTCAAGACGCCGGCGATCTTCCTCGATAAGGAAAGGCTTAACATCGTCGCTCTTTTCGTCAAGCAACATTTCAATTACGCCCTTCTCACGAAGGATGTTCTCCTTGGCCTTATGGATAGTCACATACTCACTAGCCTTAAGCTTGAGCATATGGCCATCATCAAACCGGATAACCCAACCCTCTTGGCCCTGCATGTCATGTGTTTCTGCAATGAGATGTTCCATGCTGCTTACAGTTCCAGGATAGGTCTTAACTAGGTCAAGTTCATACTGCGCTGCATCTGCCTGCAACAGGTGGTACGGTTCGTATTCACCGGTCTTGTTGTATCGCACAGCGATTAGAACTAATCTATCCTCAGGATAGTCAATTACAATACGCTGTTTACGGCTACACCATTCAAAAATAGGCGTGGCATTATGGCTAAGACACCACTGGATGTATTCCTTGTAGTTAGGATGATCAACCAGCCATACCTCGGCTTGCATGCTGACATCGGTGATACCCATTTTGGTTCCAAGGCGAAATGCACTTTCGAACGGAATAGGACGAACCATGCTACCGTCAAGCTTTTCTAGGATAACATGAGGCTGAGACAAATCGATCTTTTCAGGCAGAGTCTCTTCGCGCTCGCCTATGTTGAAAAACTTATGTAGCGGACGACTGATTAGTTGCCCGTTCTTAGAAAAGATCAAGCCTCTGCATTCCCGCCGAATAGCGTCAGCTTCGGTTTGCACCTCTGGAAAAACGTGAGGACCCATTTGGACATAGTTGGCTACCCAACCCCAATCTTTTTCAGCCAAGATAAAACCCTCAACATCTTGGATAACAGGGCGAACTTGATCCAAATGATCAATATGTGGAAATTTGTATTTCATTTTGGTATAATATAACCAAACTAATCTGTTGTCAACTGTTTTGCAAATTGTTTAGACAGTCATCCAACCATGGCAAATATTTGGCTAATGATTGGCCGCGTATTAGATCTAGCTTTAGGGTTTGTTTTTTTGTTGCGGTTAGCAATTTGGATTTATCTTCCGCAAACATGTAGCTTATAATGGCCGCATAATATTCAGTTAAACGGTCTCCTACATCTGGACCATATTTCCACCTAGCTCTTTGGAAAAAATCTTCATATTCTTTTTTGATTTGATTTTTAATGTCTAAAGGTAGGACCTGTAAACAATAACTAATAGGATTGTGTAATATATGATATGATGGAATTTTGTTTATGTTTTGATACTGTGTATCTAACAACCATTCTGTAAGGTATAAAAAATGCCTAATATTAAGTATACTAATAGTTGTAACAAAAGTGGCATGTAGCTGTGGAATTTGGTTATAAGCTACCTTGCTTACATTCTGTTCGATATCATTCCAATCACTGGGATATCGTATATATGTCGCTAGTGGTCCTATAGCATCTACACTTATTCCTACAAAAACTGTCTTAAAATGCGTCCATTGTTCTAATAATCTGTTAGGTATAGCAACAAAATTACTATTATATTCTAGGGACATTTCTGGTGCTCGCCCAGATTCTATTATTTTATCTAAAATTTGCATATGCTTCTTGTTTATGGTTGGTTCGCCACCTGTAAAATAGATTTTATCTACATTGGTTTTTATTTGATTTTCTATCCATATATCAAATTCAGGCTCTGAAAACCATTCAAAGTCATTGCTATCAATTTTCCAAATACCATTCTTTTTTATCACATCATATTCGCTGCCGCCGAGGTAACTAAACTTTGTCTTATCATCCACTTGAGTAAGTGTTGCAAAATCATTTAACCACAAGCTACTATCAGTAGGACTACAGCTTCTACAGGCGAGATTACATAAATTACCAAGTCTTAAATCAAGATATGTGAGTTTGATTTTATCTAAATCAATTGATCCGTCGCTTTTGGTATTTTCAATCATTTCATCGACATCATATATTTGGAGCATATGTTGTCGTTTACTATTCAATCCTAATTCTTCTTCAGACCAACAGAGCTGACATGCAGATGGTTTTTCTCCGTTTAGCATTTGTAGCCGTGTGGTTTTGGCCCATTCAGAGTTTCTAGCTTTGTCTACGTTTTCTGATGACCATTTTAATGGTTTTTCATTTTCAAAAAATCTGCCATATGGTGCATATATCATTTGACAACATTGTCTTAGGTCGCCATTCTGTTGTATCATTATATGATTCCACATCAGTGGACAAATTGTGCTTTTGTTTTTTTTATCAGTCATTTTTCTTTGCTGCACATTATGTCAAAATTGCAATGGCACATGGTCTTGTTGCATATAATAGGATCTTTTGGAATGGTAATGTTAGCATGACTTATGTGACCAAATGATTCGCCAACTTTGCACCAGCCTCGCCAACAGGATCCGTCCATATCAACGATTATTTGTTCGACTCCTGCATAACATTTCCATCCTGCCCAGTTGTTTGTTTTGTTGCTTATAAATCTATGAGCACTGCTGGGTATTGATAATCCATTATCAAATACCATTTTCATTGCGCCGCGATAATAATCAAATTGTTTGGTAAACTTTATGTCTTTAGTAATTAACATATGTTGGTTATCAAATATCTTTTTCTGCTCATCTGTGTAATCATAAAGTTTGTCGCCAAAATCATGGATTAGAGGTTGTAAGGCCATGCTGAGATTTCCAAAGTCTTTTATTATATTTGCTATTTCAAAACAATAATCAAATTTTGCAGGTAACATCATAATGTTAACGTGTGTTCTTACATCATTATGCAATAACTTAACAATTTCAATAAAATGGTCTTTATCAGCATGTTCTGGATGAAAGCTCAAGCAAACATGATCAAAAAATTGTTTATTTTCAGTCCACCATCTAACTGTACGACTGCTGTTGCTGATTAAACCTACTCTTGCACCTAATGATGTTACATATTTCGCAATTTCTGGAAAGTATGGACACAGTGTAACTTCGCCTCCTGTAAATTCAAAGTATACTTTACGAGGGCTAGTTTGGGTTACAACATTATGTACAAATGTTTTTATTGTATCTAGTGATGGCCACTTAATTGATGCATTATGTAAATTTTCTGGACAATAACTGCAGGAAAAATTGCAAGTATTACCTAAACACCAGTTTACTACAAACCATTCTTTATTGGTTTCGTTTAAATGATCTAATTTTTTATAATTTTCTAGCATGTATTCGCCTTTATTTAATAAATTTACAACATTTAGCCAAAAAGATAAATATTTTTAAATGTGTACCATAATAGCTAAGAAATTTCCAAATTTAGGTTGGGTTGGAATCAAAAATAGAGACCGACCTTTTGCCACGAGAACAGAATTATTAAGAACTGAAAAAAATAGCATTCAGCGAGTAGCATTGCTAGATGAACGAACTCACTGGAGTGAAGGGATGAATTCCAACGGAGTTAGTATCATTAGCAGTAGTTTAACACCTGATTATGGTGAAAAACGTGCAAAAATGCATGATAGCAGAAACGGTGGAAAGATAAGAGATGCTCTATCAATGCCTACTGTAGAAGATGCTGTGCATTTTTTAAGAGAAGCTCATGCCACCGGTTGTATTTTTGTTTTTGATAAAGACGTATGTTACCTTATAGAAGGTGAATTTGGAACACAGCAACAAAAAATACAAGAAATAAAAAATGATACAGTTGTAAGAACTAATCATGGTATTTTATTACCTCATGCTGGATATCAAAAAAATAGTAAAAGTATTGAGAATAGAATGAAACGAGTAAGCAGCGATGCAAGGTTGCTAATAGGTACCTATGTTGCAGATGTTGCTAAATCACCAGAGGAAATGATGGTCCTGATGGCCAAACAGTACACTGATAATCCACAGATTAATACTTTAAGGCATGCCACCGATGATATCGAAGTAAGAACTACAGAACAACTTATTTTGGAACCCAGTAAGAAGTTTATGTTGGTTAGAAATACTGACGGTATATTAGATTTTGATCAGCAATCTGCCAATCCACCGGGCAGCAAAATTTTAGTTGGTAGAGTTGATTAAAATTTTATTAATACCTGATTATCTAAACTGGTCGTTGCTTCAATAAAACATTCATACACGTTAATTATATCGTTTCTATCAAAATGTCTTTGATCTTTGTCTATATACATCTGTGAAGTGTCCCAACCTTTTATACTTTTCTTTTTTATCAGTTTGTATGACATTTGTCCTTGGTCAATAAGATCTATGTTTACAGTGTCCATTACATAGTCTGGATTACTGTAATAAGGATTAAAAATACCATATACATGGTTTTTAAGTTCAATTATTAATGTAAGACTTCGTTGTGTAGATGATTCTAATGCATAATCAATGTCATCAACTGGTTTTAATTTTATTGACCAATTTATAGGTTTTTTAGAAAATACACCATACAGTGGATACCACCCGTCAGTTTGACCACCGGCTGCTAAATGATCATTAACCATTTGCTCTGAGTCTTTATCTGATAATGCATTTTTTGTTTCTATTTTGCTAATTTTTGGATTGCTATAAGATAATAACTTTGGCTTATTATCATTTGTTAGCAATAGATGTTGAGGTGAATGCAAATCAAACCAGTCATTATCGCCCCAAGACTTTTTTAGCAAATGATATTTTCCAAGATATTTTGCTGATACTCCTGACTTTAAAATTACATCATACCCTTTTTCTACATCTTTCATGCTAACAGATATACCATCTAGGCTTGTTAATGTTACAGCATTTTGATATAAATCTGTATCAGTAGCTAGCAGAACATTATTACCTCTCTGTCTTGCCCATACGCATGAATTCAATATTGTACCATTTTCAATTACACAGCTTTCTAATAGGTAAGCTAGATTGGTACTGTTAATTTCTAATACGAACCCTCTAGGGTCTTCAATATGCCATTTATCTCCAGATCCATATCGTCCACCTCGGCGAATATTACAGGTAAGTTTAAATCCCTGCATTGGTTCATTAGTTATAACAGCAGACGCATATCCATCTTTGCTGCGTCCAGACCAACTGTCTACGGTCTGTATTCTTTTTAATGCAGCTTTGTCATTGCCGTTTGGTGTTATGAAAGCTAGAGGAAGACTTTCTTGATACTGAGATCTCATTCCAACATAATGCTCAGATGGTATTGTTATTTTAGGTGACATTATTTTCCTTGTTGTCAGCAGTAAACTGAAGTAAAAAAGCGTATTCTTTTTCTATTTCTTCAAGTTTAGTTAGAAATGGTTTTTTAGCCTTAGACATGGCTTTAAGACATGCTTGATTCATGTCATATAAAAGTTCTTGTCTTTTTTTGAATAGATCAGCTAGGCTGGGATTTTCATTTATCGCCTTAGCTTCGTTACCTTTTAGTTCTGATACATTAAGTCTTATTTTGTCTATTGCATTCGTCATCTGTTATTGTGTTTGGAAGGCGGTTATAAACCTCCCATGCTTTCTTAACGCCACTGAATGCAGGTTCAGGAACTGCATCAGTGTTGTTAATAAAGATAATAGCAGACGCTTTATGTGGTTCGCAAATTTTAGCTTTGTCTTCAGTAGTGCCAACTACATAGATAGTGATATATTGCTTGCCTGGAAAGCTATCTTCAGTAAAAAAATACAAATGGTAACAAGACGATAGCTTTACACCAATTTCTTCTTCGCATTCTCGTGCAGCGCAATCAAGTACACTTTCTCCAAATTCTAGATGTCCGCCAGGAAAACTCCATTCTCCTGCACCATGGCTTCCCTGTCGTTGTAATAAAACAACGCCATCTGGTGTTAGACAAATAACTCCAACTCCTACCTTAACTTGCTGTTCTCTCATTTTTCAAACTTCTTTTTAAGTCGTATATATTCTTTATGTTCAAACTCTAACTGGGCTTTCTTTTGTTCAGCCTTCTTATTTTTTTTATGCTTTAACATGGCTTCATATTCAGTAATACGTTTTGTCATTTGCTCATCTGTCTCTGGTTCAGACCATACCAGATTTACGTCGGTGTTATCATACCAAGTATCAGTTTCAATAAAAGCATTCAGGTTGTTATTGCACATTTTTAATAAATCAGCTAGAAACCGATCTTCATGCGTTATGCAGACTTTCTTTTGAATTTGCTGACGTTGTTTATAATCATATTTTTGATATTTTGGTTTTTTCATCAGTGTATAGCCTTTATAATTACAATATTTTGATTAAACTTTCCTTTGACAGGTTTTGACTGTCCAGAGGTATTGTCTAATAGAACTTGTAATCTACGTAGATTACCAGCCTGACTCCAGTTAATCAACTCGCTTTGAGGTTTACGCAGAGTTTTTCTAGAACTGATAGCTGTATCCCAGTTAAGCAAATAGCTGCCTTTCAGGCTAATAGTCTTATCAGTTTCGGCGAGATATAGTTCACAATGCTTGTTCTTAGTATTGTATAAAACCACAGCTTTGGCACCAATCACAGCATTTGGCTGTAGGCTTCTGACACCAAGCTCGCGGTCTTCTGCTTTGTATGTGAGATTTGTTGCTGCTTTTTCTGCTTTCTTATCTACCATGCCGGATGTTTTCTTTTTACCTTTACTTCTCCCGCGAGATGTTACAGCCATCAGCTCAATGGTATCGCAGATAATACTTAAAGGTTTAATCCAAGATTTTAATGCTTTATCTTCTTTAGCATCTTCTAAGATACTAAGATAATGATTTTTGAGTTGTGAAAGAATAGCAGTTTTTCCGTTGCTATACTTTCTTATTACCGCTCTAGTGTCATCTGCCAGACTTTTGTAATCACTTTTGTTTTTCAGCAGTTGCCACCAGGTATTATCAATAAGACTGTAACAGGTGACATATGAAAAAAGAAATTTAGAACGTGCAGTTTCTTCTACGTCATCAAACGAGGTTGCACCTTTGTTAGTAATCGTAATGGATTCTAATAAATCAAAAATCTTATTAACAGTTCTATCTTCTAACTTTGCTCCTCGATTAAGCAAGTATGCAATTTTTCCAACTGATACTAGTTTGGTTGCAGGAACAAGAATGGCATCTTCTTGGCGGTCAATAGTTTTACAGTATTTCAAAAACTCATCTTTAAGCTGTGCCGAATCAAGCTTATTCCCTAACCAGTTCAATAAACTGGCCAGCTTAGACTCATACTCGGTTTGAGTATAATCAAGCTGAGGAATAAGCTGATCCATTAGAAGTCGCCCGGTGCAACCTGCAGGCAGCGTAGTCCACGACTGCGCCACATGTTTACAACAGTTGATCTGTCGTCTATAGCCATAGTAGGGTTAAAACCATCGGCACGCATTTGGTCAAGAATTTCACTCTTAACAATGTCGTCACTTCTGTAATCCTTGCTAGCTCGCATGTATAGCTTCTCATACATGCCTTGAACCTTAGCTACTTCGTTCAGCCAGGTTTCAGTGACCGCACGATCATCTTCGCTGCGACCGCTAGCAATAAGGATTTTTACACCTTGTGCAAAAAAGCCTCTTAAAAGCCACACAATATCCCAATTTGGAGTATCGTTTTTCATGGCTCTATTAAAGGCAGGCCAGTTTTTTGGCTTGCTGCGAACCCAATGGATTCTGTGCTCACAGTTGGCCAGGGTACCGTCTATGTCGAAGATGATTGTATCTGGAAATGTATTCATGCTGTACTATAGCATGCAATACAACATGCGTCAACAGTTTGTTTTGTGTATAACAGCCATGCAGCAACAGCTAGTATTGGTGTTGTTTGGAATATCTAAAACTACGGCATCATAATTATGATTTTGCAACCATTCTTTAATTCCATTGATATGTGCAGGTTTATCTCTGTTAATATCTTCAATTACATACCATCCGTTGTTGGCCAAATGATCTATACTATGATTGAGTAATGTTAAATTAGCATCTAAGCTATGATATGCATCGTCTATGATTAGTTGTATATTAATATTTGGATGATCTGTTGTAATGTATTCCCATAACTGGTCTGTAGAAATTGATTCCAATGCATTAACGTAATATGTTGATATTCTGTCTTCTTTAAACAAACAATTTTTATCAATATCTGCACCAAATATTTCTGCATTGGGGAATAATTCTTTCCATGCTCGTAAACTACCACCAGGAATACACGCTTGTCCGTTCATACTAAATGCGATAGTTGGATCTTGACTTCCTATACCAAACTCTAAAACCCCAGATGGGTTTAAGTTTGCAAATAATGCATCATAAAATGGTGTGTATATTACATGCTGGCGATGGTTTTTATTAGACCCGTGTCTATCCATCGCTTCGCATGTTTTTGTCATAGGACTTTCTTTGACCCTATCAAATATATCTAACAAATGTTGGATCTTTGGTTTAATAGTCTCTTCACCGTTTTTATAAAAAGTAATAAAATTATTTGCTACCATCAACTATTTAACGTAGGTTGTTTTAACGGTTCGGTTTCTTTTAAGCGCAGCTCAATCTCATGTAAAATTTTAGGATTGACTGATCCACCATATTCAAGTGTTGTTAACATACGACGATAAGTCTCCTGTAACTGTTCAGGAGTTTTATCTATAATAATATTCATAGTACCTCCTTTTTTTTTGAATAATATAAAAATATTTTTCAAAAAATCAAGAGGCACTATGAAATTTTTATATTCCCGTGTCGGGTTCTTATTACCGTATAATTATTTGTAAGAGATTGAGCAATTTTTTCTTTTTCTAAATCGCGTAGGTAGCTTTCTTTTATTGTTGTCTTATTTGTTTTCCAAGGAAATGCTTTTTTATCCCCAAATTCATTAGCCTCTTCTAATGTGTAATGAAACGGTCCGTGATATTCTAATATTTCAATTATTTTATCTTTGTCTCCTCGATATCCTTTTTGAAAAACAACAAGATCAAAAAGAACCCATCGTCCGTTTTTATAAATTCCCCATTCATGTAAGCCCAACTCTTCGTTGGCATATGCACATTGATCATTATCGTATTTTTTGTTATGTATATACGATTTAATGAAGTTAGTTGCTTCCATACTACTATTAGATTTAGTAAAGCCGCCGTTTGCTATTTTTGTTTGTATAATTTTAGCAGAGATTAATTTATTTTTAGTAGGAACTTCATACCCATATTTTTTCAAATTTGTTTCTCGTCTTGCAGCTTTTGCTTCTTCTGTTTGAGCCACCCATATAGTGCCGTATTTTTCTAAATTAGTCTTTTTGATTTTATCAACATGATCGTTTAATAATCCAGGATTTGGTACACCATGTTTGTTTATCATAGAATTTCTAATAATATCGGTTCGTTTAAAGATATTATCAACGCCATATTTTTTTAATATTGGTTTCTTTTCTTTTATTTTGAATACATATTTTACATCCAAACATCCCACTCATATGATCGCCGGGCCATACTTGGAATAAACCATGTTTTTTGCATCTAACTGAAACTTTAGTTGCTATGTTTACATAGACGGTTTCGTTATAATCGTTTTCATTGAACATATCTGGAAATCGTACCTTTATTCTTTCCAAAAATTGTTCGGTGGTTAATTTTTTAGCCATATAAATTCTCCCTGTTCATTATTTATAGTTGAACAGGGAGATATTTTAGATTAGATATCGCCCTTTTCTCTGTTTTCTGAGCGGTCAACGCTGAAACCTTTTGGATATCTAGCCGATAGTTTAGTAACATTTTCCTGAATAACATCATTTGGATCAAGATTTAATGCACGGCATGCATTTATCCAATAAAAAATTATATCACCGAGCTCGCGCTTCATATGAAAAACGTTTTCTTCGTTTAATGGCTTGCCTTGGAAAAATACTTTCTTTATGATTTCTTGGAATTCGCCGCCTTCACTACCTAATCCTAATCCAGCCGTTAGAAGCAATGGTACATTTATTTTTGGGCCATTTTCAAGGTTTCCATCCTTACCTTGCACTAAGTTATGATGCAGTTGTAACATTCTATCAGATAATGCTGTTAGATTATTACTTTCTTTGCTGGTTACAGCTTCTACAAACTCTTGATACTTTAACAAATCAACCTGCATATACAATCTCCTTGTCTAGCAAGCATATTTGTTATGCAGGTGATATGTCAATTAGCGATGGTAGTTTAGATCATTCATAGTTTTCCAATACCAAAATGCAGCATCGGCGTTTTTCTTATACTCACTTCTAAAAAATGTTCTCAAACTGTCATCTTGGCATCTAACCAATCTACGATTTTTGATTTTTTTAACAAGTTTTTTGATTATTTTCATTCTTCTCTCCTTATTGTGCACTGCAGCATATTTACACAATACGGATATTTTGATAAAATGCAAGAGAATGATAAAGAAATTATTCCTTACTAAGAATTTTAATAGTTTTCCAATTTTTATATGCTTCTTTCACTGCATCATTTTCGTGTTTTTGTTCTAAAACCCAACTAGCGGCGCCTGCACAACCTGTCTGGCCACCGTTTTCGTAGAATACAGTAGCAGCTTCTGCGAGATATTGCTCATACCATTCTCTACCGTCGGGCAATATATGTAAGAAAAAAGCATTGCCATCTAACATAGCCAGTGTTTCTGCTATGGGTCTCAGCAGAGTTTTTTCTTCATCAGACCAATCTTTTTTGATCCATTTAGCGTCAACTGTAAATGTATATGATCTATCAAATGGTCCTTTATTTGCCATGTTACAATCTTCTTGTCGTTGATTAGATGGTATATTTACAGTCATTTTCTTGATAGTATTTTAATTTGAAAAAGGTTGCATCTTCTATATTGGCAAAATTGATTTTAATATCTGTATTTCGTTGATATGAATCCTGTGTAACAGTTACGGTGTAACCTTTGAAATTACAGCTCAGCCATTGCTCTAGCAATGTAATCCAAGTTTCACTTGCCGATTTTGGATTCCCCGGGAAAGGAACTTTAAGCGTAATTTCACGCAAATCTTTTTGCATACACTTATTTAGATTTTTCCTACGAACTTTTGAACATATGATTCGGCCATTTGTTCAATATTTTTTTCAAAATATTCAACACCTTTGGCACTGTGCAAACTTGGACTTTTAGCTATGCTATTAGCAATGATGTCTGGAAGTTGCCCTTCAATCATTTCTAGTATTTGCCTACGCTTGTTTGGATCTATGCTGCGTGTAGCCCATGCCAAACGTTCCGCTACCATTCCTGCTAGCTGAGCTGTTAAATCTCCGAGTTGTGTACTAAAATCACTGGGTGATGACATTTATAATCTCCAAAAACTTGTATAGTTTAGATTATAAATGTGAGTTTATCAAGTTTCTTCTTTTTCAGTTCCGTATTTTAGGATGTATTCTACTACCAGTTCATTATCATGCGGAATAAGTAGGCCCCAACTTGGTAGTTCTTCCATATTATACGTATCGACTGTTATATTGTTATCTTCAAACAGTTTTTTCAATCTTTCTAATCGTCTCACATCCTCAAAATGGTATCTGTATGCATCGCCAGTTTTGACATCATATTCCTCAGCAAACTTTTCGAGAAATACGTTTATAAGTTTGACAATCCAGACGGGGAGTTTTCCCCGTCTGTTATTTGAATGTAAATTTACTCGGATCATACTTCGCCAACTTCCTCAATACCCTTACCATTTTCGTAGTAAGCATAACGGCCAAATGGCGGAGTTACGCGAGTCTTAGCTCCTTCGGTGATAACCCACAGAGTATCTGCATAGTTATCTGGGCCCCAGCTACCAAACGGAAATCCGTCGGTAAACACTACAGCTAGCTTAGGCTCAATTTTGTTGTCCTTCCAGTAATCCCAGAAAGCATCAAAGTCAGTGCCGCCGCCGCCCTCCAGCTTATAACTCAGCAACTCGTCCTGGTTATCCTTGGTGAACTCCTTGTAGCCATACGGAGCAGTGTCAAATGTCATAACACCGATCTTAAAGTCATGATATTGTTGCATAATACCATAAACTTCGCTCAAAAAGTCCTTGCCCATTTCGTCGCTAATAGAACCACTCATGTCAATAGCGATTTGAATGTCAATGGTTTCATCCTTCTTAAGTGTAGGAAGAAAAATTCCGCTATTCATGTGTCGACGATTTGGCCTCTGCCAGGTAAAGTCGTCGGTGATGCAGCTTTGAATGCTCTGACGAAGTAGATCGCGCCAGTTAACTTTGGGCTCTACTAGTTCATCGATAAAACGCTTCAGGCTAGCAGGAAGTTTACCTGCAGCCGCATTAGCTGCCTGCAGCACTTTGCCTTTAATCGCTTCACGAATCTGTCTAAGCTCGTCATCGCTGATGTCGATAGGAATACCGTTCTTGCTGTTCTTACCATCCTTACCAGCTTCAAGATGAACGTCCAGAGTCAGTTCTTTCTTGACCTTACGCTTTTCAAGATCATCGTAAACAGCTTCACTGGTCCAACCGACGTACTTTTCTTCATAGAGACCAACACGCTGGCTAGTGGTCTTTTTACCGCCGCTGTTATCCTCAACTGGAACTTTCACAGTTGGCATTTTACCAATGTGGTCCTTAACTAGCAGACCATTGATAACATAATCGTTAGCCATATTCCACCAGTGTGGATCACGATGACTACGACGTCCAAAATGATCAAACGCTACGTGCAGAACCTCGTGACACAGCACAAACATAATTTCATCAACGTTTAGCTTGGCAAAAAAGTTGCGGTTGTAGTAGATATACCGTCCATCTACTGCAGCAGTAGGGCACCAGCCAGCATCAGTTACGTCCTGTAGAGGAAGATGCATAATAAGCGTGCCAAAGAATGGGTTGTTAAACAGCAGTCGAATTTTTGCCTGTTTAATTAAAGTTTCAACTTGACTACGAGCAGGAATCATTTTTCTATCTCCTAAAAAAGAGCAGTGAGTCTGCCACACTCACTGCTCTGGCCATTTACATGTTGGGAAGAATGTCAGCGTAACGAGCTACGAATTCTTTCCAATTCTTCAGTTCAGGTGCCTGAACTGGTAGCTTATAGGTACCAAGAATGGTCCTTGTTCCCATTACAGCCAGTTCGTCTTCGAAGTTATCCATGATAAACCGCAAAAACACATCAGTCTGCTTGTTAAATTCAAGCCAAGGCTTCTTTTCTCCCTGCTGTGCAAGCTTGGCACACCGATCACTGGTATCCTTCAGCTCATAGCACAATGCTGTGGTAAGAGCGTAACAGACGTCAATCTGCCTATTCTTGAGCGTGGTAATCTTTCCGTTCAGTACGTCCTTAGCATGCGGCAGGTTTGCAGCCTGTTTACGATAGGTCATAAACTTGGTACCAGGGCCTTCGCCTACGGTACCACGGACTAGATCTCCAAGAACGTCGTCGGGCAGAGTAGTGTCAACCCACTTGCCGTCTTCGTTCTTCTCCTGCAGCAGATCGCTGACGAAGTACCAGCTGCGCGGCGTAGCAAACGCATAGCCTTCCGAGCTAGGATTGAAGCCATTGAGGTCGCCAGGCTGGAAGCTGATGTAACCAACAACATCCTTGTGAATACGATTCAGCGTTGCCCACTCCTTCCAATCGTCTGTATTAACTTCCAGGGTAAGATGGGAGAAACGATTGGCCAGCGGCAGCGGCATGTTATAAGCAACGCCCTTGTCCTTAACACGATTGCCTGCAGCAACAATTACCACTTCGTCGGGCAGCTGATAGTTGCCAATTCGACGGTTAAGGATAATCTGGTAAGTAGCAGCCTGCACGCTAGGAGGAGCAGCGCTCATCTCATCGAAAAATACCAGTGCTCGGCTAGCTTCGTCGGTGGGTAGATCGCTGGGGGTGCTCCAACGGAACTCTTTGTTAGTGATGGGCACGCCTTGGTCATCCTTAACCAGCTCACCCTTGCTGTTGTAAATCTTAACATCGGCAAGATACGGAATACCACGAATATCGGTAGGCTCCATAAGCGGAAGACGAATGTCAATCAGCGGACGATTCTGCTGCCGGGCAACTTCTGCAACAAGCTCCGACTTGCCAATACCAGGCTGACCCCAGATAAAAAGCGGACGCTTGCGATTGATACAATGCTGAATAGCAATCTTAAGTCGGCTGGGATTAACAGAACCCAGCTCTACAATCTTGTTACTGGACTTAGCCATATATAAAACACCCTTTCAGTTAAGTTAATGTGTTATGGAGAATAACATAGGTGCAATAGCAGATCAACTGAAAAATGCGAAAATGTTTAAAATTTTTTGGATTTTTTAAGCGGGCAAATAAGCATTAATATAAAGATTTAAATCGCCATTGAACATTTGTAGTTCGCAATGTAGTTTTTGATCCCAAACATATAATGCAGTGGTATTACAATACCACGGGCCATTAAACATTTTATTCATGTTTACAACCAACTTACCTGTTAAATTATCTTTAGTTGGCCCAACAATTCGCCACGATTGATATGCACGCATTAGGATGGCACAGCCAAACGTGCTTAACTGCCAGCCACTGGGCATAAACATATGCCTAACCCAGTCGTTTTTTGAAACAAGAAAATCATCTCGATTTGGTAGAGCCGGCTTTACTAATGGTAAAAATTCAGGATCAGCAAGTACACACGCTACAAATTCGTCTCTATTTGTCCATGCGGTTTGTAAGTATTTGAGATTGTTAGGCATTTTCTTTAATAATCGTGCCATTTGTTAATAGATATACTGCAAACTGATCAGTTTTAAACATAGTGTTCAGCTTTTCAGCAAGATTATGTGCATGTCCTGGATTGCTAAATGATGTTTTTCTATATTTGGGACCTGGATAGTCAACTAACTTGTTGATACTACGTAGATTTATTGGTTTACCTTGGTAAAAAACTGCGTAGATACCTTCGGCATCCAAAATTTGTTCGCTTTTGTAGGTAGCAGCATCAGTATTTTCCAATAAAATTTTTGGTTTTGGTCGACTCATCTTACTCTCCAGATGTATTTATCTAAAGAGTTGCGGTAAAACTACACCAAAGCCTTCTCAAAAACGTCATCAAAATGATGCGGCTCCCAAGTTTGCATGATAGTTCTCAGTTTATTTGTCAAATACCATGCAGCTTCCTTTGGTGTATTGGTTATATGTTGGTCGTGTTGATTTAGCTTTTGAAGAATTTCTACCATCTCAGATTCTTTGTAAAGCTTCGTGTACACTTTACTGCCTGTCCATGCCCAGATTAAAAATGAACCAACCATACAATATGGTATGTTATAGCCCGCGAAGCAAGCATATTTGTCACCATTGATATCAATGTAATGTAGCTGATCGCTTAACAGACTATAAACACGCAGTTCTTCTAGCTCTTTAGGTATAATCATCTTCATTTGCCCAATTTTGTGTGATTATTTGTTCTGTTCGTTGCTTACAAAGTTCTTGCAGAATGTTTTTAGTTGGGTTAAAACCATAAATTCCATATTTGGTAACACGCCTGCCGTCTATTTTACGTGTGCTGTTAGGCACCATTCTCAGTATTTTGTCCCTACAATCTGTTAATGCAAGATTGCTAGCCATTATGATATTATCTGCAACGGCAAAGCAGCAAACAGTCCAGTCAAAGGTTTCCCAAACATCAATTATATCTCTGTGATATTTTTTATTGATACACTGAATCTTGAGTTCCTGACCTTTGTATTCAAATTTATAAGTCACAGCATTTTTTGTTATGTGTGGTGTTTCTTGATTATGGGCATTTGCATACAGCCATAGATTGCTTGAAACTAGACTAAAGCTAGCTTCATCTTGAAAAAACAAATCTATATCAGCGTTTTGCCAAGGTTCATTAAACCAGAGACGCCTAGCCGTACCACCTGATATCCAAGGCCCTGTTTCTATATTGGTTTTAATACCTATATCATCAAGCAGATTTATCATATTAGAATCTGCTAAAGGTTTAAATCTTATTGTATAGTCTTGCATATATCTAAGTTACATAAAACTTAGAATCTGTCAACGAAAACCACCACCGCTGATATCAACTTCTAATGATTTGTCTAAAAGTCTTTCCTGCAATTCTATTATTTTGTCTTGGTTGTTAGCAATTTTACTTAGTGCTAATGCAATAGCAGTGCTAAGTTCTTCCGCTTCTGCAACTGTTAATCGTATTTCTTTACTATTATAGCTTTTTGCTGTTTGATATTTTTTAATAAACGCCTCAAGTGGTGATGTGCTCATTGATAATCCTTAGTAAGTTTGTATAAAACGATTTCTTCAGTAGTTAATGGTGGCTCTCCTTGTCCTACTAGCAAGCTATTTAAAATATTTAGAGTGGTATCTATGGGATTTTCAATGGGATAATCTCCCGATATTTGTAATACGAGCTGTTCAGAGAAAACCACTGTATCTTCTTTCTTTACCATAAAACATAATATAGGTTCAAAAGAGTTTGGATCAAATGTAGGATTGATTTGAATGTTTCTTAAGCTCATAGCTAGTAACCTTTGGTTAGTTTATGATATACAATTTCATATTCACTAAGAGGAGGTTGTTTAATTTCGTCTAGCCTTTTATTTAAGAAATTAACTCTGTCAGATTCATTTCTATCCGGGTAAATGTTGTTGATAGCTGCATAAATTAATTTTTCTTCGCTAAAGATATGCACTATGTAGCTCTTAGAAAAAGTTAAATGATCCATAAAAGGTTTACATATGAATGTTCTTAAGCTCATTTCGCACCAACATTAGGATTTTTCCAAGGTTGTTATGACCTTGCCCTCGGCAAACGCCCCAGTAGGTATCATTCCACCAGTTGCCTTCTACCAATTCTGCGTCACCTGTTGCTAACAGTTGGGATTTTAAGGTCTCATCACCACTGAATTTTTGCCAAACTAAGTCGCTCATAACAGATAGCTTAACATCGTCCCAGTCTTTGCGTATGGTACAATATCTACCAAGCTTTTTTGCTATGTTTGGCTGCGGTGTTTCTAAGATTATTTGGCGTTCATGTGGATCAATTGTTTTAGCTGCTTGATAAGCATGCTCAACGGTAGGATAAACGATGCCATCTAATTCAACAGAGCATGGATAAAAATTGCTCAGGAATTTATAATCGCCCGAAAAGCTGTCTATTTTAAACATTTGAACTTGAATTCTTTTGACTAATGCTATTTTGCATTTCAAGCTTGGATTTAAATGGCCCCAAATATTCATACTCCGCTAGTGTTGATAATTTAGGACAAAAACTAGCAGTCCAGCCGTGTTTAAATTTTAGAGCAAAATAACCTGCGGCATATTTGATAGAACTATTTTTAGTTCTTGTGTAGTTAGCTATTGGTTCATTTTGCACGTCATAACAAACATCGTGCTTGATAGGAAATCCGTTAATCTCTGCAGCTTCTTTTTCAATCTCCTGTTGAGTTGGAGCCTCAATGGTAACGTCATTGCCAAGATATTGAATGAGATCGTTTAGCGTTTCGTGTTTTTTCTTAGGCACACTGCCTAAAACTGAAATTCCTTTTTCAGTTTGTGTAATAACGGCAGTCTTCTCACCATCTTTGGTAAGAATCCAACTGGTCTCAGTAATTGGTTTTATGCTGTACATGATCAGTTTCAACAATGTGTATTTTTTTACGATTTATCTCAGCCATTCTCTCACTAGTATAGTGATACAAAAAGTCTGCGATTTCTTGTAACTGACTCAAGCTTACTATATCTTCTGGCGACTGTCTATCCACAGTGTCAGATAAAATTTCAATAGCTTTAAGACCACTGTATTTGATTCCGATGTCATAATCAATTAGATGGAAATCTATTCCGTCGGTGCGTGACCAAGACCATACTATGTCTATTCGTTCTTCCAACCATATAGTCCACCAATTAGCAATAGTTTTACCTGACCAATCGTATGCACAGTCTACCAATTTAATGATACGTGGATATTTCTTAGCCAGTGTTTCCCAAAATTGCCAGAAGACATAGGTGTCGTCATTTATAATTTTTGGTCCAGGAATAATGGTCTTTATGTAATACTTTTGCCCAGGATGTGAACCACGCCTAAAATGATAAATCTCAGGATTGGTTGCTTCCTGTATAGTCTCTATTACGGATTGTAAGTTTCCGTTTAACACAAAATATTTATCTATACAGCGGGATTTTTGACTTCTAATAGTGGACCAGCATAAAAACTACTCAGGCATGGACTAAATTCTTGCACTGCTTTTTCAATTCTAACTAGGCCGTGCAGGTTACAGAATTTCATAAGTGCAATGCCAACTTGTTTCTTGTGTTCTGTTACAATAGATTCTGCAATGGTTTGATCCCACTTTTCAATTAAATCGGCAGGTTGGAGACGTAGATCAATTAACAGACGATTACGCTCATAATCGTCCTTAACCCTATGATCTTGATTCTCATGATCAGTCCATTTACTAAGCATGATGTTATTCCACGCAAATCCTTTAGTGTGCCTGTCAGCATAAGCTTCTTGAAGCTTTTTGGTTCTAACACCTGGATATGCACTCATTACATTATCTCCGTCGTCTCCACGCATGCATTTCTCAAACAAAAACCATTCTGGATCTGGTTTAGGCAAATCATTGCCTTTTTTGTTTTTAGCAATGTTGCCGTCTTTGTCATAAATGCCTTCGGTGGTATACAGCAAGCCTGCAATACCATTGTAAATCTTTACATTACTAGCGATCAACTGCTGGAAATCGCTATCGCTGCTGATAATAATATGTTGATCATTTGGATGCAGGTCTATCCATCTAGCAATCATATCATCTGCTTCTGCATTAGGATGACGAAGCATCGTGCAGTTAGTTTGATTTTTAATAAATTGGATAAAATGATCCATAACTTCGAAAAAGTTTTTATCTTCTTCAATTTCTCGCGGAGTACGGTTCATAGCCGCAACTTTTCTATTAGCCTTATATGGCCCATAGACATCCTTACGCCAGCTTCTACCTTCTAGACAAAAAACTGTGTGGGTAGCATCAAACTGATTCCAAACTTTTTTAATACTGTTAAAAACAATATGAAGTGCCAACTGAAACTGTTGGTCAGAATCAGGAGCCTTAACTCCGTGTCTAACACGCATAAAAAGGTTTTGTGTATCAATCAGTATATATGTGGTCACAATTTGTTCCTAGCTATTATACTATACTATAGTATTATATATAGCATAACAAATCAAGCGTTTTTACTGTTGATCTTGGTCTTTATCGCCGCGCCTAGTTGGTGTAGCCATACTAACATCCACGCCGTTAATTTCTTCAATTACACTGATACAAATGTCATTTAGCCAATGATTGAGGATTTCGTCATCGGTTCCTGTGTAGTTGTTGTCTCTAAGATATTGAATGAAATAATCATTGTAATCTAATTCAAAAAACGTTTTTTGTTTGTTGATTGGATCCCAACTTATCTTTGGCATGCTGATCCATGGCTCTTTTAAGAGATCTGCACGTTTCTTTTCGTGTTCTATCTGTGTAATTTTGCCATGTTTAAGTTCAACATCTAATAATGCTACTTTTTGTTTGGTTTCATCAGTATTATCTAATTTAGCCAAGCGTTGGTCATACTGATATTCTGAAATCTTATTATATTTTTTATCAATTTCTAATAATGCCTTAGCTTTGGCTTGATCAGTTTCATTATGTATCAATGCTAACTCTAGATCAAGCTGATAACCTGTATAATAATATTCAGCTTCTGCTATCTTTCTAGTCTTGCCTGTGAGTCCCCATGACCCAGGTAATAGTCCAAATGGTATTTTCATTGTTTATCCTTTATTCATTGTGCGAATCATGCACTGCATCTTTTAAATTATCAGGTAAGGTGCCAACTTCATACATCCAGTCTGGATCAGCAGCTATATGAACAATATCTTTGGTTGGTTTATTCTCATTAAGAATCTTAGATAATGTTTTAGTAGGTATAGAATGATCTTCGAACACTAGCTTATTGTTAATATATAAACCAGCCCAATCATCGCAATCAACAATATGTATGGTATTCTTTTTAGGCATTTTATATTCCTTACGCTAGAGATGCATACAAATGCAATTGTAGATTCAAAATACAACCATGCTCTAAACAATAGCGAGCTGCATACTCGTGGTTGATTTTATTCTGTTCCATATTTAGTAAGCCCTCAGACCAAAACGATATGACTTCATCTTCGACACTGCGTTGCTCAAGGCTGCGATCATTCGCCGAAAGTTTTTGTGATTTATTACGTTCTGGTTCTTTATTGTAAATGTTCATAGGGCTTACAAATATTGGTTTGCCTGTTTGTTTTCTCCATGCTAGTGCCCATTCAGGAATGCTGCTATATGGACTTGCTGGATCAGCGTTCATAACGAACTTAAGACAGTTTGCTCTAGCTAAAACATCTTTATTTGGTTCTAGATACTTGACTGGCTTGCCATTCTTTTCGCTGCACTTAGGACTTATTACTAAAGTAGTTGAGTATGGCAATAGCTGATGACTTGTGCCATTGCTCTCAATCTGCGTCCATGCAAACACGCTTTCATAACGATACAATAGTTCATTAATGTTCTTCTGGAGCATTGGTTCACCGCCGGTAATAACTAGGCCACAACCATACTGCATTTCATTTCTGCCTGGATCAAATAACCAAGTGGGAACTTTATCATTATATGCTGATTTGATAGCGTTAAAAATCTTTGCATCAAGTTCTTCAAATGTCAGCCAGTCACCGCTATCAAACCAAGTATCACAGAAGCTACAGTTGAGATTGCACTTAGCAAATCTAACAAATACAGCAGGTTCACCACGATATGGTCCTTCTCCCTGTAGTGTCATGAACACACTGGTGACAAATACCTTATCACCAGCGTTATCAAAATATTTCTTCCCAACGATCTCATTCTTTCCAAACATTTTAATCCTTTTTGATTTCAATTACAATTATAATTCTAACTAAAGCATTTGACAATATTATGTCTGCCTTGAAATCATATATTCTTCATTCTTAATCCAGTGTTGTCCAGACCAACTACCATCATGCTGTAAAAATCCCCAATGTCTACGTTGTATTCCTGGTATAAAAATGGTCCAACAATCTACATCTGGTTCTAGTTCTATTCTATGATAGCTCTCTGCTTTGCATCGACGTATATGTCCTCGACTGCGCCAAATTTTTCTTTCGCCTATTATGTTATTATCTATATCATATTCAGGAACCCATTCCCAATAACCACCTTTAACTATTATAGTAATATAGTTCCATGGATGATCGTGTAGTATAGGATCGTCGCTCTGATGAAACTTGTGCAGGAAAACGTTAAATGGAAACTTTTTTCTATCCTTTAAAAAAAGATAGTAACGAGTTAGATATAGTTGATTGGTCTCTCTATCATAGATTTCGCGTTTTCGTCCATAATATTCCAATATGTATGCAACAGTTTCAATCATCTAAGTCTCCTGTGCCTATATATTATCTGACTCTGTTGGTTCTTGCAATCTCATTAGCACAGCTTTGCTTTTTCTGGTGTCCAACTCATTTTCTAACATTGCTATAAAATCGTCATGTGACATAGATTTGGCTTGAGTTAAACAACGTTCTATAGCACGTCTATAGGTTTTTTCAAGTGCTAATTTTCCGGCAGCGTTGATATCAATATTGCTGCCAAATGCTTTTAAGAATGCTTCTGCAGCAACACTTGGCTTTCCTGTATATTCAATTTTTCCATCGTTATGTATTTTTAAAACAGGTTCTCCTGTAGTTGGTGCATTTATTTGAATTGCAGCAGGTGGTCCATTAGTTATAGTAAAATTTTGAGTAGTTAAGGTATTAAAGTTGAAATTAGTTCCACTGCTGTTAAGATTAAGAGAAGTAGTATTAATTTGACCTGGATAGGGTACACCATGCCATGCCATTTTAATCTTCCTTTTTAACCACGATAGCATCGTCTCTCACATCCCAAACAATATTATCTCCTTCTTGCCAACCAAGCTCGGCTAGCATTTCTGGTGGAAATACCAACATTAGTTCACCATTCTCTTCGGCAACCTTTGCTATATATGTTTTAATTTCGGCCATATTATAATCCTTCAAACAAATCTTCGTTCCATTCTCTATGACCTTCTCTAAAAGCCATATTAGCAACTGTTTCGCGTACTTCTACTCGGAAACACCATAGCCTTGCAGCTTCGCCCTGACCCCACATGTCTGGAATGAATACACCATTTACATATTTGTATAGGATGTCAGCAAGGCTTTCGCAACCTAGTCTAGGAAGGATGGTAAGCTTGGCCATCTTTTTCTGCTCTAGCAGCTTAAATGTTTCTAGCTCGGGATCATCCTGTGCAACTAGCAGGGTGTGGTCAAATTTATCTTCTAAAAAGTTCTTAAGTTCTTTTAGCCCGCCGTAGTCTGCTACCCAATTTCTTACGTCTAATTGGTCAGTACCAAAATAAAATTTCATTGAAAATGCATAGCCATGGATTGTATTGCAATGACTATCTGCTCTCCATTGTCTATATGCACAGGGAAATGCATTGTGATATTCCTTCGTGCTTACATATTTGTATGTTACTGGTGTGTTAGGCATTAGTTTCCTCTTTTTCTTTATTTGGTATAGGCAGCAAATGTATGTGTGGCCAATTATATTCAGCCCCTGCTGCTTCGCCGTGTTCTATTAATAATTTAAATCCAGCCCATCTGTTCATTTCAACTTGGGCAGTACCAAATTTATAAGCAGAATGAAATGCGTGATTTAAATTTACAGTAGTGTTCTCTTTAGGAATGAACACTCTATGTCCTAGTACACGAGGTTGCCTGGCATCATAGCTGCAATAGTATGTATCCTCGTATAATGGGTTTGATAGTTGAAGTTCTTTAAATCTTTTGACTTTAATCATGTTACTTCATCCTAGCAACTATATTAAAAAACTCTTCCTTAAGATGTGGATAATCTCTAAAAACTCCGCGCATGACACTAGTTGTCATATCGCTTTCGTGTTCTTTAACTCCTCGCATGGTCATGCATCCATGTTCTGCTTGTACAAGTACTGCAATACCTTCTGCTTGTGTTTCTTCTTCTATTATGTCAGCAATTTGGATAGTCATTTCTTCTTGTATTTGAGGACGAGATGCAATCCAATCTACCAATCTATTGAACTTGCTAAGTCCAATAACATTACGACCAGGGAATACACCAACATAACACTTGCCTTTAATTGCCTGAAAATGATGTGCACAGGTTGAACGTATAGTAATTGGACCTGTTACATATACTTGGTCATATTCGGTAACATTTGGAAAAGCAGTAATCTTTGGCTTTGGCAAATATCTGCCACTAAATGTTTCCAACACTAGCATTTTTGCTACTCGATGTGCAGTATCTTTTGTATTATGATCATTTTCTGTATCAATAACAAGACTTTGTAAAACGCCTTCCATTTTATCTGAAACTTCATTGACCAGTTTTTCTAAATCAGCTTCAGATACATGATCACTGATATTGTCATTACAAAAGTATTTCGTTTCTGTTTTTATTAGTTTACTACGTATTTTGTCACTTATGTTTGCCATTTGTTTTCATCCTTTGCTATATTATAGAAATACTATTGATAGATGGCAATTTATTTCCATGCTTTTATTTTGCCGCTAGTACGTACAGTTGTTGTACCACTGTTTAAAACGGTTGTACCACCTGCAGCACCTGCAGCACCTCCTGTGCCTCCGCCTGTTACGTTATAATTAGTGTTTGTACAAACAGGAGTGACTCCGGCCATTGTTATAGTGCCTCCCCCTGGAAGGCTAGTTACTAATGTACCGGTTCCGGTTCCACCGCCACTTACAAAGTCTTCGCCCCAGAAACTTGATACCCAATCTTCGCTATTTACTCGTAGCTTGGTTTCAACTGGATCCCAACCGTTATCTATCATTTGTGTAATAATGCGTTGCATAGCAGAGATCTCTTTACTAAGTTGATTAGCTTCTTCATGTAACGATTCTGTTTTTTTACGAGATGCTGATATTTCTTTCTGTAAAGCCTTTCTGCGCTTTACATTATTACGATATTCCTCAAAGTATTGTTCTGAACTTGATTTAGATTTTGTAATTTCTTTTTTAAACATTACCAACTCCTTATTGCCATGCCAGGCGATGCAGATTTAGCATCGGCCTCTGAATTGCCTTCCATTTTTGCAACAATTTCCTCGTCATATTTTAGCTTGGCTTCAACGGGGTCACAATCATGATAGATCATAATTTTTATAAGTGCATCTAAATAGTCTTTTTCTTTACTTCTCCTGTTGTATTCTTCCTGCAATCTGCTAACAGTCACTCTCATATCTTGTATATCTTTCGAAATAACCTCGCATTTCTTGCTAGCTGCTCTATATTGGTCAAAAATCTTTTCTCTTTGAGCTAATAGTGTACTATCTTTCATAATGTTTCATCCTTTCCATATTTGTCCCAGGTTGTAAATGTATCAGTTGATTGCAGATTTTCTAATCTATGACACCAAACACCCGGGTTCGTAGCTTTGAAATCTATATCGTCAATTTTAAGAGTTGCATTGTGATTTAGCTTTTTAATGTTTGGTATTTTTATAGAAATTTGTGGAATAAAGTTATCATATTCACAAAAGTTAGTTGATTGGACATACTCAAGGTAATCCAGATCAAAATCTAAAGTTACTAGAATATTTTTTTCTAATAAGGCTTTAGTTACTGTATTCCATTTTTCCATAGTTTCTATTCTATTATCTATGAATGGAAACTCAAAACTTTGATTTGCTCCTAGATAAACGTGTTCACATTTAGCTGAGTAGTAATGATCTAAAATTTGATCTACAGGCGGAGTACCGACCACAAACAAAGTTTTTAATCCGTATGCGGGGGTGTGCTCTATTTCAGTTCCAACAAAGAACGTGACATCAGATTTGGTTCCACTGCTATAATCTCTTTCCATCTTTTAATCCTTTTTAAAGATATCAATAGATAAATCATTGTAAGCATCCATCCCATTAGCATTTGTTAACAGACGCCAATTTTTATCAATTAGATCCATTGGTTTTTCGCTAGTAAAGATATCAGAACATAGGTCTTTAAATTCAAGTATCTCACTTGGTAGGTGTTGCGTTGATATATTAATTGGTTGGTCCATCCAATAGCAAGCTTCTTGACATGCTTTAATATGCAATTCAACGTTGTGGTTCATCAATAGCAAATAGCTAAGACCATCTAGCGAGCTTGGATATTTTTTATGTTTAGTTTCGAAGTTATCCCATTGTATTATACCCATTTCTTGCTGAATTGCTTCGATGGTTGCTTCTATCTCTTTACCATTAACATCTTCGTAGCCTTTTACGCAGATATCTCCCAGTGTAATTTTCCTGCTAATCGATGATTCGACTATAGATGGTCTTTTTGACTCTTCATAATCAAATATGCTGCTAAAGGCGTTTTCATTTTTGGATTGAATATTCTTTTTACCTAAAAGCTCAATAACATAGTCTTTGAGTAATACTGTGCTGCCTTTTAATTCCTTAGCATCTGGAATAGAGCCACCTTTGAAGCGTAGCTTTTCTGGACTGATTTCATATGTGCCGTACATTTGTCCTTTTGCTGTCATCACAAATGGACTTGCAGCATCATATGACAGCGTTACATTTGGATTTACATGTTTTCTCAGACATCTCTGTATGTTGGTTAGATTACAGCTTGTATAAATCTTGCCATTGCCAAGATAATGCAGCCAATCTCTGCCAGGTTCAAGATATTTGCTGTCGCGCATTTTGATAATACGACGTAGATTTAGGGCTAAGCTGTGTCCTTGTATGTTTGCAAAGGCCCAGCTTTCAAATGGCCAGTCTTTACAAATGTCCCACCATTCGTCACCTTCCTGCTGGTTTCTACCCTGTAACACGTTTAGGAATTTAGTTGCCCCGGGCTTTCTATGTTTCATAAAGAATTCTGCATTCTCAATACTGCCTTTTAGACAATCTTCATAGGACTTTAATCCTGGGTGTAATGCTTCTCCGGTTTTTTCATCATAGCCAAATCTATCTATGCCACCGGGTGGAAAATCAAATATCATACTCCAATCGGCTGTGTGTTCTAGCCAGCGTAGAATATTCATTCTTATTTTGTCCTGGTCGCCTTTCCATTCATCATTGGTTTGATTTTTCTTAGCGATCCAAGGCCATTTTAAAACACCTGTAGCAATTTGGAATCCTCCGCTGTCGCCTACGATTAATGTCTTAGACCTATCTCTTTTCTGAACCATAGATTCTACAACATCTGTTTTTTCCAGATCATGTTCTGCATGGCCAGCACTATACAATGCCCATTTGTAGTTAAATAGGTCAGTTTTTTGCTGTAAGAAATCAAGATCGTCCCAGTTTCTAGACAGGCCCGTTGGAAACTTTTCTCTTTTACCAAGAAAGTTTCCGCTGACAAATCTTACATAGATACTGCTTATGCTAGGTAAGAACACTGCATAATCTTTGTTGCTCTCTGTAAGGTCTTGAAAATTAAACTCTTTTTTTGCTTTACTCATTAATATTTGCTCACTCTAGTGTGTTGTCTATAGTCTACGGTGTTTCTAAGCCATTGTTGGCCATTTCCGCTTACAATGTCAATAATTCTATCAATTGTCTTGTCATTCCAATCGCTAATTTGACCTTGTTTAGCATGTGGTTTATTCAACAATTCATTTAGCTTTGATTCTGCATCATCTAAGCTCCAAGGAATATAAAGCCTATCAGCATCATTGGCAAAAGTCTCAGGAAATGATCTATATGCAGGATATAATACATTTGCACCAAGACTGTCAGCTTCTGATACGGTATTACTAACCCAATCCTGCAATGCACAATTAAACAATACTCTGGTATCGTTTAGTAAATTATAATACTGATTTTTAGACAAGTTTTCATTTATTTCAAGTTTGCCATCTGTTGCCATTGCTCGTGCTCTAGATAGAGATTCGGGTGCATTACTTCTTAATGGTCCACCACTGAATACACTAAAAATAACATCAGATCTCTTAGATTTTACTCTACTGATTAAATCCATAAAAAACTCAGGTTGTTTTTCTTGGTCAAATCTAGCCGCAAATGCCACACGCATAGTTCTGTTAGCAAATGGCTTGATATTTTTTACTCCGCCGATGCGTTCTTGTACTTCTTTTTTGCCAAAACTTAATCCGCTGATATTATAGATTGGAGCCTGCCAACCAGCAATTTTCATATGTGCTACCATTTCTTCATTGGTAGCCAATATGCCAGTGACAAATTCATTGCACATTTTTTCATAAAGACTCATCCATTTATCCATATTCCATACATGAACAAAGTCGTCAGGGTCGACCGTCTGTGCCAAACATCTTACATAAATTTTAGGACGTAAATGGGTTGGAATCTGATTGATAATATATGGAAGGCTCTCAATACCAGGACTAAACATGTCTTCAAATAATATAACATCTTCGCCGGTGACTTCTCCGCGACGCATCATTTTAACCAAGTTCATCATCTGGCTCATAGAGAAATAACTTCTACCATGTGCATCCAGAACCTGTCCTGTTATGATTGCACCAGAATTGTCCAGATTCTCGCCTGGAACAATAACATAATCAACTCCTCTTCGATCAAGTACACGTTTAGTCCAATCTGTTAATTGAAGTGTATATCTTGATTCATATGACTCCAAACCCATATAAATTAATTTTCTCATTTTTACCGCCATGTTAAGTTGAATAAAGCAAAATCTTCCTGTAGCTCAAACTCTAGAATAGCCATTTGATCTGTATAGTCTACTATTGTACATGAACCTTTAAGGTTGTTTGTCATCCATTCTTTAAATGTGTCATTAAAATCTAGGTTGAATCTTAATAGTTCTGTCCAAAGTGGACCTCTGCTATATTCCGTTTTAAAAATCGGAATAGGTTTGTAGATTGTGCATTTAGCTTGATAGGACATATGACTTTACTGTGTTGATATTCCAAATTTGCTTAAATCAACAGTGGTATCTTTTGTCCAAGTAAGGAATGCACCATTCTCACCATCTTCACTAACGTCGATCCATACATCTCTATTTGGATATCTATTGGAGATCTGATCATACAAGTCATTGGCAATCATTTCGCAGCTTTTATAGTCCAGTGCTAGGGTTTTTTCAGCATATAGCTTTTCTAACCAACGTTTAAATTGAATAAACTCGATATCTCTGTCGTCGTGCGTAACTTCAATCCAGACTTTAAAATGAAAAATGTGTCTATGTGGATAGCCTAAAAAGCTAACATCATATTCATCATTTGTTGCCAACATTGGATCACTGCTAGCAGCGGGATATTTGTGTATACCTTCTTTTTGAAAGGTTACCCATATCATTTTAGTGTCGTTTACGCCTTGCATTGTTATCTCCTTCACTGTAAAGATGATAACAGCATATACAAGAAGCTACAATTTATTTTGTGATTTTTTTAAACATATGACAAAAATGTCACATTATTTTGGACAGTATTTTGAAAATGATTTGTCCAATATCTTGTAAGATATTAGATGAATCGTCATCTAAATTTAAGCCACAGCTGGTTAGAATAGTAATTAAAAAGATCCAAAAGGTCTTTTTACTTGCTACATTTATAAGTGTTGATTTAATTACCCCAAGGTAAAATTTTATTTTTCTATCTTTTCTCATCTCACGATTATTTAAATCCGATTGGGAAAAGATAAACCCAGCTGTTTAGCTGGGTTTCTTCTATTAGCGCAATTTTGCAGGAAATATATATTTGTAAGTGGCTATTCCTGTATCAAGTTTTATTTGAATAGCACCTTTTGAACTAAAACTCATTTCGCAATCACAGCTATCTCCAATCTTTAGCACAGATTGCACCAATTGAATTTTCCACTTATGATCACCGTCAAATTTCTCTGTTCTATCTGTAGAAAATACTACACCGCCGCGTTGAGTGCTAGCGCTGTCTTCACCAATAAAGAACTTAAGAGTGCCATCTACTATGCGAGGAATAAAATACTGTTCATATGCAGCTAGACCATTTGCTGCCCAGGTAAACTGCTGAACATTGCTCTTACTCGGAGCAATTACTACATCCCACTTGGGTTCATTAAACTTTGGCTGATCAGGTACCAGTTGTTTGGCCATAAATCTATAGTTAATATGGCTGTGGCTCTTATTTTCATAAGCCAGTTCAGTTGGAACCTTACCTTCGGCTTTGTTTTCATAGACAACAGTCATTGTGCTTTCTTTAGCTTGAAATTCTGGGTCGTTTGTTATGGTCTGCAACAAAGATAGGTTGCTTAGACCAAATTCTCCTTCTAAGTCATCTATTGGCTTGTTAAATTGCCCCTTGAGGATAACTTCCTTGCCTTTGTCCATAGACTCTATTAGAGTCTCTTTGCTGCTGGAAGTAATCTTTATTTTATCAAAAAACCCAGTACTTGCTACATATGTAGTCAAGTCTTTAAAATTGTCTTTTATCGCCATACCTTATCTCCTTGTTGCATCATGTTCAATTCTTCATTTTTCATCCTAACATTTGATGCGATCATTTCATCGCTCCAACCGCATAGATTCTTTAAAATAAACCGCTTAGACAAATATGCCGGGGCACTGTTGAGTGCGTCAACAAGAATCTTTAATTCTTCTGGTGAATATGCGCTAGTCTTTAATGCCATTATTTTTCCTCCTAAAATTTGAATAAATCATCAAAACTGTTGTTATCTTTGTTCTTGTCAAGATCCCACTTGAGCACACCAAGTAGATTTCCGACCTTTTTATCTATAAGTGCTTCTTCCATAGCATCGTCATCAAAGGGTAATTCTTTAAACCATGTTGGAAGATTAAGCTCATCAACTGGATAAGCAACACTTGTTAGGCCAGTTGGATTAGGTCTTAGTTTGCAAACAATTACCTTAAATCCATCTTGTATAGGCATAGAATAGTGATCGTTATAAATCTTTTTGAGACTATTCCAGTTAATACTAGCTCTAACATGTCCTGGGACAGTAGCAGACGGAGTGGATGACATTAAACCTTCAAAATGTGTGATTTTATTAGCACGTTTTGGTGATCCTTTAATCCAACTTGGCCATGATCTGAACTCTTTACGAAATGCTTTGATTTTGTTTTGTATTTCATCTTCAGACTTTTCCGTTAATACGTCTACTAGCAATTCACTCAAAAAGTCCTGCACTACTTTAGGAGTATCTGATCTCTTGAGATCAAGACCCATAGCCTTAATTTCACCAGCTTTACCATTGGTGTCTTTGCGCTTGCCTTCCTTGTCATAGATAAGAACGCCGTACCTTTTCTTAGTGATGAATAACCCACTTGATGCACATAATTCTCTGGCTGCTCTAATAATAGCTCCATTCTTTTCTGGACAATTAAATGCAGATCTCATAAATTCAGGAAAGCTTTGATTAGTTAGGTTACCTATTTGATCATACAGCTCTACAACATTCTCTTTAGTCCACTCAAAATTAGAAAACTCTGGTTGATCTTTCATTACTGGATATGCCGAGAAATAACCAGAGTCTGTATCGCCGTATATATTAGCTAATCCAAGATGATTATAATCACCTGTTATAATTTCATTAATCTTGCTTTGCATGTGCTTGACGATGCAGCGCCCGCTTAATGTTACGCTTTGTGCAATACGTGGATCAAAGAATCTGCTTCCTGGATTACCAACGGCGCCGTACAAGCTGTTTAGAAGAATCTTTTTAATCAACTGCCTTTGATCATAGAATGCAGCTTGCTTTTTATATTCTTTCTTTTCATCTTCTGTTTGAGCATTTTCTGCAAGTTCATTGTATTTCTTCATTTCGGCTTGAAGTTGCTTACGTTCAGCATACCATCTGGACAACAAATGTGGAATAATACCATCTCTTTCCATAGTAAAGATAGTACCGTTGGCACTTAGTATGTAAGGCTTGCCAGATTTAAAGACTAGATCATAAACATCACTGGCACTTACAGTAACGACTGAACCATCTTCAAAATCTATAGTCACAGGAGTTATGTCTTGATTCATTACCTGCGAATATTCTAGTGTTCCGAACTGTGCATTCCATGCATCTGCAAAGCTTTTCTTTTCAAGCTTGATGCGTTTTTCTATAAGCTTTTCAGTATGCTCTGGACGAATATGTCCAACTACTGTTTCTGGACTCATGTTGAGTGCACGAATACAACTTGGATATAGACTGTTAATATCAACGCCACCTATCCATTTATGCACACCTTCTTTGGGATCTGCCACATAAGCACCAACAACGCTGTTTGAATGTTTATTTTCTTCATCATCGCGGTTATCATCGGTTCGTTGTCTGTTTGGTACAACAAATCCCAGATCGTGTGCTTCGTTTACAATCGCTTGGTCAATAAGAGCCACTGCGCCCATGGTAGTTTGCAGCAACACACAGTTTTCATGTGCTAGATTGTTAGCTAGTTCAATGAATTTATTCTTTCTGTCAATCTTAACAAGCAGCATAACGTCTTGTCTATTATATTCAATGAATTTAGCAAAATCGTTGTTGTACAATCTATCTAGACTGCCTTCATATGGAACCTTCTTTTCACCAACTTCATATTCTCCTACGAAATCAAGTCTATAACTATGCATTTCGTGGTATGTATTCTTTCTATAAAGTTGCAAATAGTCTAGATGAATTCTTCCGACTGTATCGTAAGTTGTAGTTAATCTTCCGTATGCCTCATATTCACGTTTTTTAGGGAACTTACCCCAAAGACATAGACGTCTAGTTTCTTCTTTACCTAGGATTTGTACGATACGATTATGGATATAAGGTATATCGAACCCTTCTGAATTCCACCCGCTCATTATGTCTGCATCCTCAATGAGACGTAAGAACATATCTAATAATTCTTTTTCGTCACTGCAAAGCACAGTATCTTCAAATTTTTCACATATTGCTTGTGCGTCTTCTACACTCATGCCTTTTGGTTTAATAACCAATGTAAAATTTCTATCAAGCCAATTCAGATATACCGAAATGGCTGTGATAGGATTAAATGCGTCATCGGGTGTTGAAAAGCCGCGTGCCGGATCAAAGTCAGTTTCAATATCAAAGAACGCCACATGCAAATTGGGAACAGGTAGTCCTTTATAGTTGTCATATAGACAACGGAAAATTGGATTTATGTCACTTTCATGTAGTTTTACCTTAGGTAATACATTTACCTCACGTTGAAACTCTTTTATTTTTGATGTTTGAAATTTTTCACAAAGTTCACCGTAGATATTTGGATATTTGCCTCTGGGACTTGGCCAATATACAACATATTTTGTGGAAAAGTTGTTGAATGCTCTTTTGCCATTCTTATCTCTTTCAACAACTAAAATTGTGTTCTTTTCTCTTTCTAAAAACGCATCAATATACATACTTAACTCCTAACAACTTATTGTAAAATATTAGTGCAGCAAGCACTAATTTTAGTTGTCATACCATATCTTTTTTGCATATAGGTCTTTGTATGTGTTACTAGAATACCACTTATATGAATCTCTTAAGATATCATCAAGATTTCTAGTTGGCGTCCAATTTAACATTTCCTTAGCCAAAGATATATTAGCTGTTCGCCGTTCACTATCTCCATCTCTACGATCCCCGTATCTATATGGAACAGCTAGATTAAATAGATGTTCGGTTTGATCAATTACCTCTTGAACTGAATAACCAGTTCCGCTGCCAAGATTTATTTTATGATATCCTTTTCCAGATTTAAGCCATTCTATACCAAGTATAATTGCGTCAACAATATCCAGTACATGTGTGTAATCTCTTATAGCAGTACCATCAGTAGTGTGGTAATCTCTTCCATATACTGTTAATGTATTCTGGTGAATAATTGCTTCCATAATTTTGGCAACTAAATGCGAAGATCCGTACAACTCTCCCAGGTCGTGAAAATGATGTGCACCGGCAGCATTGAAAAATCGAAAACTCAAGCTATTCAGTCTATGACTGTGCCAGCAATCTGCCAACGCCATTTCAATTGCATATTTTGTTCTGGCATAGGCAGTTATTGGTTCAATTTCAGAAGATTCTGCAGTGCCGTTGTTGCCATATACACTGCTGGTGCTGGCAAAAATAAAGTTTTTCACACCGGCATCTACACAGGCATGAATTAATTTTATTGTACGTGATACGTTATTCTTCCAGTATTTCAAGGGATCGCTTTGTCCCGGTCCAATGGTACTGCTGGCTGCTAGATGTATTACAGTTTCTGGTCGATATTGCATAATAGAACTTAGAACCAGCGGGCTGGCAAAATCTTCATCGGCAAAAATATCACAAAATCTTGTAGTATGTGGTAATAATTTTGCTCGTTGATCAATTTGCATAAGATTATAGGAAGTGCGAGATTTCAGTTCAGCACTGAGATGACTTCCTATATATCCTGATGCACCAGTTAGAAATATCCAAGGATTTTCTACTTGATTATCCATTTTTATAACGCCTTTTTATGGCTTGCCAGCTGCTGCAAGAATCTCTTCAACTTCGTCTAGCTCTTCTCTATTAGCGCTGAGCTCGTCTTTGTTTTGACTTCTCTTGTAAGCAATTCTAATTGCCTTGTTCAGTACTGGCTTTTTAATTTCCAGTTCTTCTGCTATAGCATCGACTGTTTCCTTTAAGCCTTCTTTCATATTAGCAATGTCGCTAAGTGCTTGTACGCCGTCGTTGATTAGATGTTGTAGTTTTGCTTTATCTGCAGTACTCAATGATCCTATGCTCATGTATTATCTCCTTACTGATAATTCAAGCATGCCTATGAGTATTTGGCTTGTCAAAAAATCAAATTAACTTGTTTTGGTAAAATTCATCATTTGAATTCCATTATTGTCTGGAATCCAATTTATGCCATCAACGGATGTAAAAAATGTATATTGAGTAAGCGTGCTTTCTGCTCCTGCTATCCATTTATTATCAAACCATTCTATGCTGCGCCATTGATAACCAGCTGCAGAAAATTGTTGCCATGATTCTAAATTCGCACTGTACCAAATGGAATCTTTGGTAATGGCACACATTTGACCCGTTGGGTTTAATTTTAGCTTAATGGTAGGACTATTATAATCTAGTGTTGATGAATTGGTCCATTGGGGATTTAGCAGACTATTAGCAACAGCAATTTTACCATTTGTGGCAAAATACCAAAGATGATTAGACTCGTCATACTCAACATCCCAAAATGGATAATTGAATGTAGCAGGAATAAAAATCTCAGTAAATGTTAAACCTAAGTCTGTGCTATAACAAAGGAACGGAGTGCCAAATTTATCGCCTACAATCACTACAACGTCTGATAAGGTATTTGTGTCAATTTGTGCATTTGGAAAAAACTTTATGTTGTTTAGACCACTTGGATTGTATGGGCTGCTGAAAATCATTGCCCAGGTGTCGGGCTCGCCTGTAAGGCTGTTGAAAATTTGAGCTATTTCTGATCCAACTGGGTAATTATCTTGTTCAACTGTGTAATAGCGGCGACCAACAGCTATCATTTTATCAGTACACACAGTTCCGGCAACATAGAAATTTTCTACTCCTATGGTACCTTTTTGCCATGTTTGCTTGTCAGATGAAAATGATATATTACCAGCAGCACTCGCAGCTACCAAGTCATTATTGTTATTGGCAGTGATGCATGTTCCTCGATCGGATATATCAAACGGAGATTCAATAGATTGCCATATTTGTCCATCAATACTGCTGGCTACAGCAGTATTCGATACCAACCAATTATATTGTTGACCTATTGCCCAAATTTTTGTCATATTGCAAGCTTACCTGCAATATTTATCTTTTTAATTTGTTATAGATATCAACTACATAATCACTGCAAATGCCTTGCACTGTGCGTGCGTACATCTCAATATGGCTCATGCCTTCTATTTCTGGTAAAACCATTATACTTTGCTCAGTTAATTGTTTGCCCGGATATGTCCACAAATATCCACTATTGGTAATGACTACTGGATCATTTTCATGTGCAAAATAATGTACTGGCCAAGTTTCTTGACTTAACTTGCATAATGTTGGAATGCTTTTAGCATGAAACCATACACGATCTAATGGTAAGCTTCTTAGCCATTTTATATCAACTTGCGTGTCTGGTCCGTCGTGCCCTAAGTACCATAGGTTCTCATTTGATTGGCCTTTTTTGTGATACCAAATATCAACTTCTACATGAAAAGCTAAATGCAATGCTTTTTCAATTTGTTCAGGGGTATTTTCAAGATATTGAGAAGGACCATATAATAGTCCGCGGTGTGCTATTAACATCATATTTAAATGTTAACAGCAATTGAATTATGATTCAATATTTCCAACGGTAACTATTGGCTGTGCAATTTTTCCTGCGTGACTAACAGGAAAAGCCTTAAAGATCACGCCCGGAAATTCTTGGCTAAGCTTTAGAAACTCTGCTAGATTTTCTTCATGATCATCAAACAAGCGTACTTCGGTAAAATTACCATTCTCAAGTAAATTTCTAATTACAATTTTCTTCTTGTCAGCACTATTACCGTTTTTGATATTACCAGCTCTATAAACATGTACTTTATTCATGTCTAACCCATGTTGTCTAAAAGTATCAAGAAATAGATCTTTGTTATCTAGATCACCTCTTGCAGTAACAATCACCACACGACTGCCTGGTCTTTTGCCTATGTTTTCTAATGTGTTCTGAGCTGTGCGCCAAATATTTTGAATGGGTGTACTGGTTTTATTAAATTTTTCAGCATCTTTAAATTCGCCAAAATCAAATTCTTCGTCATCGGCAAGTTTATAGTTGTTAAATTCTTTATTAGATAATGCTTTGCGTTCTCCAGCTTTGTTTGTAACATGCACCTTAGCATCAGTTTTGAATAGAGTATCATCTATGTCAAAAATTGTCAAAGCAGCGCCTTGATTATTATCTTCTTCTTTAACTTGTTTTGTACCTACACAGTGTAGATTTTGATAAAAGCTTGCAGCGTTTCTTACTTTTTTCCTTGCGTGAGCATCGCCTTTAACCTTTTGTGCTTTTTGACAGGTAACATCACCGCCATAATTACGTTCAATATAGTGACGCAAAGCGCCGCTGCTAGACCAATAATGTCCTGACCTATCTGGGGTCTTGGTTTTTTCGTCTATTTCAAAATTTTCCATAGTTGGTTGAGTCATACTAACTTGTATAGGGTCACTGTCGAGAACATCAAGAAGTTTCATTGTCTAGTCCATCAAAAATAAAGTTTCTGGTAAAATATTTATGATATATTGCATGTTTTTTAACCTAACATCTATAAATAGAATCTACCATTGAACATAGGAGGACATATGGGATGAGCAAATATTGGGGATATCATTTAATGTTAGATTGCGCTGGTTGCGATCATGATAAGATAGGTAGTCGTGAAAATATATACAATTTTACTAAAGAGTTAGTAAAAAGAATCGATATGAAGGCATATGGAGAACCTACAATTGAACATTTTGCTACTCACGATCCAGAAAAAGCTGGATTTAGCATGGTTCAGCTTATAGAAACCTCAAATATTTGTGCTCATTTTGTAGATAAGGATAATACTGCTTATCTTGATGTTTTCAGCTGCAAACCATTTAGTAATGATGTAGTTATGGCTACTGTAACTGAATTTTTTGGATCTACTGATATACGCCTAAACTATGTTACTAGGCACGCTGGCTAACTAAGCACCAAAATCAGGATCAATGGCCGTTACTTCTAAAAGGTCAAAGGTCAATGGAAAATTAGGATGAACCTCGGGTAGTTCATCCTTTTTCCATTTGTAGCTAACAGTTGTATGTGGAATAAAATCAGGATAGTCATGGCTACCGCCTTGACTTCTCATGTATCTGTGGATTCTATCTGCGCGGGGCGCATCTAAATGCAGAGTTAATGCATCGCCTAATTTCTTCCATCCTCTTACCGTGCATGGAACATATAGGCTTTTTTTATGATGTTTGGTTAGATGGGCACACGGCGTGGAACTGAATAACACAGTGCAATGTAGCTTATCTTTATCTATACACGGTATATTATTTTCTTCACACCAGTCGTACAGTTTCTGTTGATCTGATTCTCTAAGCTTTAGCATAGCAATGGTGCCATGTGGATGATCTATGTCTTGTTCTATTTCAAACAATTTCATTTGTCCAAATCCTTAAATGTTGCTACAGGACTAGAAGTATTCACCCAGGTTGGTTCTTTGCTTGGCGTCTTGCTTATTTTTTTGCCAAACACCCCCATATGCTTGTTAGCATCTTTAACTATGATTTCTTCTGCTGGAGTATAGCAAACAACGCTGGTCATTTCATTCCATGTGCTTTCCTGCGCCATTCCAACTTCGCCCTTTTCTATAGCCTCTGCAGCAGCCAACGCTACTAGATACCTATATTGTACATAGCTATCGTTGTTTTGTAAATCTGGTATCACATAAGTTGGAGGCAGTGTATCAGTGAGGTCTGACCTAAGCGGGGCAGCGTGCAGTCCTTCGTATAAATCTCGTAGTCTCACTAGTCCAAATCCTCAAATTTTCTAACTGGACTTTCCTTGTGAACAAAGTCCGGCTCAATACTTGGTTTTTTAGTTAGATGAACTGGATGCTTTTTCATTTTTTTCAAGATTTTCATAACGCTGTCGTGCTCTTGTGGGCTGTAAGGAACTATTAACGGAACGTCTCGTACGACGCTGCTACTGGGAATATCTTCTTTTTCTGGATATCCTGCCAAGCTTATCACAAATCTATAGAATTCATAATATGGGCCCATATCCGGAACTACCATGCTGGGAGGAAGTGTTTCTCTTGCTCCCCATGGCAAATCAGCTTGTTCGCTTTCAAATAGTTCTTTTGCACGCATGTTAATGTCTTTTCGCTATGTTATTTAGTAACAGTAAGTATAAATAACAGTATGAAACTTACAGATATCGATTTTAAACAAATTCAGCTAGAAGGTTTAAATGCCTTTTTTGAAGGACAAGAATTAGATAACTGTCCTTATCGCCCAGATAGTCTTGCTGAAAGCCATTGGATAATGGGATGGCAAGAAGGGTTTTATAAAGACGAAAACTATTCACAAATTTTAGAAGAAAGTTATGATAACGAAGATCATTTCTTTTTAAGATACGGTTGGATTGAAGACAGCGACGTAATTGAAGAAGCTGTATATCAAGGAAAAACAGTACCTTTACGTAAAGTAATGCGCGGTGATACCAAACGTCATAAAGTCTATGTTAACAGCGGTAAAAAAGATGCACAAGGTCGAGTAAAGGCTAAAAAAGTTGAATTTGGTAGTCCACACAAAGGACCTGGAAGTAATTTAAGAGTTAGAAAAGGCAGTGCTGCTCGCAGAAAGAGCTTTGCAGCAAGACATCACTGCAAAACTGCCAAAGATCCAAAAACTGCAAGATATTGGAGCTGTCGTGCTCCGAGCAGTAAGGCCAAAGGCAAATACTGGTAATCCAGTGACAATTTTCAAACAATTGAAGAAAGATTACAAGTTACGTTGCATGCAACGTAACAGCTCCCCTATTATCTCTAAGCCATTACAAAATAAAGATATAATAGACAAATTTCTCACCTTTTATCGCAATGCAGAGAAACATACATGGCATAACCAACCTTGGTATCAAGGTACTGGATTACATTACAGCGATCTATGTGATATTCAACCAAAATCTTCGCAGGTATGTGGCGGAGGATATAAAAATCCATGGTATCAGGACACGCTGAGGTTTGATACTCCTTTATATTCAGATTTGTTAAATCCATTGGAATTTTTTCCGCTTGTTAGATGTAAGATTACAGAAATTGACGGACACGTAGCCGGTGGAAATGCTAACGAAAATTTTTTATGGCACAGAGATGAACGTCCGCATGAGGTTTTGCGTGTAATTGTACCGTTACAAACCAGTACAGAATATCAGTTTCAATTAGACAATTACAAACCTATAAATCTTGCTGTTGGGCAAGTCTATGCATTTGATCAAAGTATTTTGCATAGAATCTATAAAATTGGATTACCAACTGTATCTCGCATACATTTGGTACTAAGCTATGTCACATGGTTTTCAAAATCCAATGACAGTTGGGTTCCAAATTCCCATGCTAACAAAATTCATCCTATGGATTTGTTTGATAAGATTCTTTTATAAACCAATAGTGATTATGCTGCGATTAATGCGATCTTCTACCAGTGCTTTATTGTATCCCTGTCGTAACAGGTGCTTGGTAATGGCTACCCATACTGCTTCACCGAGAGTTTCGTTCCAGTCTGAGTAACAAACAGCAATCTCTTCATTAATGCTTTTATCTCTAACGGCTTTTGCAAAATCATCCGGTGTCATCCCGCCATGGCTAGATACAAACAACTTGTGCAGGTCGTCTGGAGTAATGCCATCTTGGTTAGATATGTCTTTCATGACTTTGTCTATGGCATCGTAACCTAAATTCTCAGAACTTTTAGCCATGTCCTTTAATTTTGTTTCTAAGTGTCCAACACTTCGTTGACTGTGATGTTTTACCTGTTGCTCTAGTGTTAGAGGAGCTTCCAATACATTAGGCTGTAGGCTAATTTTATCTGCAAATGATTTTCTTAATTCTTTTATTTTACCTAATGCATCCGAGCAGTCTGGAATAAGCTTGCATAGTGCTTCTAGACTGGTCAAATGCTTGTTGATAGTAGGGCCAAGCCTGCTAGCAGCGTCTAGGTCGCTTGCAGTTGGTTCATTTACTAAATTAGCTTCAGTTTCAATGCTTTTGAGATTCATTTGTTCACCAAGTATTTTATACTATTTAGTGATTAAATGGTCTTAGAATCCTCATAAAGCTGCATACTGGCAATATTTTTGAATTTAGCCTCAAATTGGATGTCAGCATCCGGCCAAAACTCTAATGCCCATAGATTGCTAGCACGATTCCATGCAGCATCGCTATGCGCTCGCAATTTGCTCTTATTGCTAATGCCTTCTGTAAGAATTTTATTTACATCTGGCTTTACATTGGTATCGTGCCCGGCCAACACTTCTTCTCGGCTTAGACTATAATGAATAACAGGTCTAGTGCCTCGCCAACTGTCTATAATTTTCTTCCACCTATCATCTTTTGGACTTAGATACAGGCCATTTGAATGAATAAGATGATGATGAATGTCCAGTACCAATGCAACTGAATCTTTCAAGTCGATGCTTGCATCAATTCCCCAAGACATCTCATCATTCTCAATGGTAATAAGATTTCTAGCTTCGGTGCTTAGTTTTGGTAGCACATTTACGATGCCAGTAGGACCTTGCTTGCCAGCAATATGAACATTGATTTTAAATCCATGATCATGCCAGTTTGAACCATAGCCCATCCAACGTGCCATATCGACATGGTATTCAAATTCTTCAATACTGCGTGTCACAACATCTGGGTTGTCGCTTGCCAGTACGCAAAATGGGCCAGGATGAAAGCTAAGGCGTATATCATATTGTCTAGCCAGCTCGCCAATTTTAGAAAACTCAGCAGCACAATAGTCCTTGACATCCTGTTGCTGCCAAAAGTAACTCCATGTGGGTTCCGTATAAACAGGAAGCAAGTCACTGGATATACGCATCATGTGTAACTCTTGAGGTAGCTTGGCTACTTCGTGCAAAACGTTTTGTACACTCTGCAAGTTATGTTTAGCAACCGACCAAAGCTTATCCTCGGCAACCGGCTTGAGTTGTCTATTCAACCAAGCTACAGTGGTGCTACTGGTGTTGAACTTACGTTCAAGTTCCCTAGTATTCTTGTCTGGTTTAGGGTCTGTAGTCAGCATCCATTTGCAGCAGAACCCGATACGCTTCTTAATTGTCATTTATCCCCATTTCAAAATCACTAAAACTGCTAGGTCTTTATTTCTAATTTCAATAACTCTTGGATATGAACTAATGTTGTATTCGTCTGGCGTTAGTTTTCGTATACACCATGTTTTAACAAATACACTCCAATGACTTCTACCCAGACGTTTACGGCAGAGGTCAGATAATTCAGTAAACTCTGGAGTTGAATTTGGATAGCATAGCCAGCAATTATTGCCTTTTTTCTTTATTTGCATGTATTAACATTACGTACATGCAAGACAGAAATGCTAGATCTTTTCACCAGGGTTCCAGCCTCGGAATTGCAAAAATGTTGGAAAACGTAGGCTCCATACGTCACTGTCCTGACTTTTGGTTAGCACATCACCTTTAATTTCAACAATTCTATTAATGACACTGTCCTTATTAGCCCAAATTTGATCACGCAGTTCTTCGCTAAATCCACTGCCAACCGACACTTCAATGCTGCGCCCCTGATCAACACCACGGCACAATAGAGCTCCGGTGGTTGCCTGATATTTGGTACCAGGTGTTCCAGGTTCCACTGCAACCACTTCAAGATCAATTGTAATAAACGGTTTAATCTTTAGCCACGCATCGGTGCGTTTGGTACGGTATGTAGCATCGGGATCCTTGACCATAATGCCTTCATAACCAGCATCTACAGTTTCACGATTAAATTCCTTAAAGGTTGTTTGTCCTTCCTCGCTATCTAGATCAACAGCAAGTTTAGGAATTACGTAGATCTTGCCAGCTGCAATTGTATCAAAATGCGGCTGAAACTGTACCAGAGCTTCATGCCGAGCTGTTTGTGTCATCATGCATTCACCGGCAAGAAAATCTTTAAGAGGCAGGCAGTCAAACAGCGCAAGCTTGGCGTCGCTAGTATCCACGTCTTCCTTGCGATTTAGCTGCTTCATAAGAGCTTGAAAACTGCGGCTAACCATTTCACCGTCCAGTACAATACTTTCAGTGATATGTGGCAAAAGATTGGCTAGTGCCGCACTAATCTGCGGAAAGTTTTCATTGAGACGACCATCTCGGCTATACTGCGTCACCGTATTCTTGTTTTTATCCAGAATAGTTATAATACGCACACCGTCCAGCTTGGGATCGAGCAACTTTGCGCCTTTGAGCTTCTTAGGATGATCTTCGCCGTTCTTAGCCAATTGACAGCTGAATACAGGAATGATATATTTTTCCGCTGCAGGATCTTTTACAGCCTTAAGTACTTTATTGATAGTAGATTCTGTAATACCACACTTGAGGTCCTTTAGCAGAACACGCCGATAAAACTCATTCCATTCTTTAATGTCAGCAACATCTGCAGCACTACGCAGGGTATCTCTTGCCATATTGCCGGTGAGTTTTCTAGTTTCAAGATCGGCTGTAATTTTGTTAAACCGACTCCAATTAAACGTTGATTCAAAATTAGGATCGTCATCGCTTTCAATCAGCGGAACCTTTTTGACACCAAAGGTGCGAAGAGCATCATAGGCCATCTGTGCACCTTCAAAAAATTCAAAAATGCCTTTTTGCCAAGCCTCGGCAAGAATTTCTTCTTTTTTGTTGCGGCTAGAATTGGCTTCGAGCGCCAAAACAACATCGGCAGGAGTTTTCACAGTGATCCTCGCAAATATGAATAATGGCTAATAATAACACAGGAACGTAACTAAATCAAGAGCTTTTATCTTCTTATGTATATTCCAATTTCTGGACAATTTTGCCATTCCATGCCAAATTCGTTAAAATGGCTTGCTAACCATTCATGTGGACCAAGATTCATAGTTTTATTTGCGACAAGTCTGTCTATGTCAGAAAATTGGCGACTCCATTTTTGCATTAAGGAGCTTGGTCCACATGTCCAGGCATCGCTAATCACTGTAGGACCATACATACCATCCATTGAAATAACTTCTGGATTTAAATTTTCTAAAACTATTGGCGTTGTATAATCTATATCCCACCGTGTGCAAACAATTCTGTCGTAGATAAAATTCCTGTGCAGCTCTTCGTGATGTGCTAATTTGAGACTATTACATCGTCCATATACTTGACTTAATGTACCTTTTGGTCTATGGTTCTGGCTAGGATGATGCCAATCTGAGAGATTTAAAACCATATGCTCAAATAAGCTATCATGTAAAAAATAGTTATCTAGTTGTATTCTGCAGGGTTTTAAATTTGCAATTACAGAACAAATGTAATCGTGCGGGACCACAGGACTTTGGCTATCATAGCCTGGGTGTTTTTTGTGTTCACTACTTTGTTCCGGAGACTGAAACCATCCAAATGAATCTATCCAAGCTACGGCAAAGATATCTGTAATATTGTTTGGCTTTATTAGATTATTGTATAGATTTGGCCAACATTGGTCAAAGCATCTAAAATGACCGTATAAACACAGCGCGATTTTTTCCATTGTTTATTGTAATGTTGAGTAATAGATAAGTTCAAAATAAAAGAGGCTTGCGCCTCTTTTATTCTTAACAGTTATTTTTGCCAACCGGGTGGTGGTTTGCATCCAGGATCGTATGCAGGAAATGCATTAGCAGTTCTGCTTACATCTTTTCTTTTCTTTAACTGTATTCCCATTTTCTCTAGATTTCTTGCAGTGTTATAGTACACAGCAAGTATGCAATCCGGAGTTGTGGGATTGGCTCTAGTAAAGGTCGTAGTCGTAGTCTGCCACGTGGTAGCGTCACCGAAACCAGTGCCAATATCTTGCGTAACAGGACTAGATATCATGTTAACAGCCGAAGTTATGCCTGTAGTGGAGCTGGTGTCAACTCTTCTAGCAACCGTGTTTGATCCAGTCAACGTTGATTGCAAAGTTGCATGATATTGCCCATAACCTACACCTCCTACGGCACCGGTCCCTGTTGCTATTGGACCTAGCGTAGTGCTAGTTCCTGCTCCATGGGTTACTATTGGATCATAGGGTGTACTAGTGGTTGTGGTGTTATACAACCAGTAGGCAGGAGCAGGTGTACTGGCTACATTTAAGTAATCTCTAAAGTTATTAGAGATACTTGTATAAATCATTTCACCAAACACCATAGCACCAATAACACCTGTGTTAGCAGTGCTACCACCTATGCTGTTTACATAACTGTCATCGTTGCGGCTGAAAAAAAACTCAGCTGCTTCTTTGTCATTTAGTTTCCATCCTGGAATGCTAAGGGTAGAATAAGCATCTACCACATAGCCTTCGCTCTCTGGCCCAGCTGGTTTGCCTTTTAATACGTCTAACCCATCTACACTGACGATGAACAATGCACGACGATTTGTGTGATTGCTGATATCTACTGTATAGGAGTTTCCGTTACGTCCTTCAATCCAAATACTACCATTATGGTAATATTCGTCTGCTGCATTACGACCGAGAGGACGCACTCGTAGTTCATATTTTCTTTGTGAATCTAACATGTTGCCTCCTTACTTTGTCATATTTTTCTTTTCGTCATCCGTGTACAAACTGGATGCGTAAAGATCATGCGTGCTAGTTCCGGCAAGCTTAGCTGAACGCATACGAGTGGTTGAAGCACCGACAGCGGCCATTGTTGCAGTCATGTTGTTGGTGCTGTAGTCCACACTATTATTGACGTTCATGCCAAATGTGCTGCCAACAGCAAAGCTGTCGATGTTTGCACCTAGGAATGTGAACGTCCAATCAGCATCTTCAGCTGCCTTAACCATCTCTTTGATTTGACTGTTGCTAAAGTTTTGGCTGGAATTTTCATGTCCGTCTGTCATAATGGTAATGATAACACCAGGGCGATCCTTCTTTTTAACCTTAGCTAGCTCTGCATTAACGCTGTTAATTGCATGACCAATGGCGTCTAGTAGATTTGTTCCACCGTTTGGAGAGTAGCTTTTTTTGTCTAGCTTTGGCACTTCGTTTAATGGTCTATTAACATAAACTGTTTTAATCTGTGGTGCATCAAACTTGATAAGTGATAAAAATCCAGCGCCGGCACTTGCTTCTGCTGACTTTTGTCCTTCCACAAACTCATTAAAGCCTGCTATTGTAGCTTCCCAAGCTGAATGCATACTACCACTCTCATCAATAATCATAGTGATAAGCGTGCCGTTTTTGCCAGCTCGTTTAAACTTATAAGTTGTACTTGGATTTGGATTAATTGCTACCTGTGCTTTGACATTGATGGCAAGGCCAGGGAACGGGTTTGGTAAATTCATATACTTTGTCCTTAACCGTCTTACACTGCACGTAATCACCTACGTGTCTTTACTGCGGTTATATGTTACGGACAGCACTATTGCCGTCAATAGTATTTATAAAGTAATTTTTGTGTTTTTGCTAATTAAATTATCGAATTAATTTATGTTTCATTTTTTGCAACATTAATGGAACACGATGCTTGGTAAGATTTGCAGCTAAAAAGTTTTCAGGACAATAATCAACACCTTCTTGAGAATACAGTACAGGAATTTCTTCAAGGGTTTTTACATAAAAATCCATGTATTTTTGTGGTCCATAGGCAAAATGATCATTAAATCCATGCATGTCTATGCCTTTGTACATGAATCGCAGGACAATTTTATCTGTATCATATGGAATGGTTAAACCGTCAAACAATTCTATTTGTAAATCTTCTACATACCAATCCATTCGCCCGCGTATGATAATATCATATGACGACTGCATTGCCATATAATAAGCCGATGATATGCTTTGCCACATGCAGAGACTTCTATAAACGTCTATATAAGGCCAATGCCGGTCAGGATAAAATGTAGTATCTATAATTGGTAATGGATCAATTTGTACATTTTTAGGATTGAATGTCCAGGTTAATGCTTCTAAAATTTCAAAAGACTGATTATTGTCGTCCCATGTATGAATATAAACATCCGGATTATATTTTCCTATTATTCTTCCCCAACTGGCAGCGCTGGTAACGGACAGACGGGTTAACCCACTAAGACAAAGTGCTATTTTCATTATTATGACTTTTTATGCCAAAATGTGGCAATGCCCATATCGGTATTATATGTGCAATGCCTTTGTTTTTCAAATAAGTTTTCATCTACTGCATGAAACAATGCACAGCAGCCGGGATGTGCGTTTGTATCATGTAATAAAACAATGCCATTATCACTAAGCATGTCTACATAGCACCAATCATTAACACAGGTATTGACACTATGCCAACCATCTATCATGATTAAATCAATTTTTTCAATACCTAACTTGGAAATTTTGTTTCGTATATTCAATTGATCGTGACTGTTGGCTTGAATAGTATGAATTTTATTTTCTAAGCTATTGAGAAAGCTTTTGTCATTTAAGTCAATTCCGATATATGTACAGTCTTTTGGTTTACTATCCATCAAAATTTTTGATAAACTCTCTGGTCCATTGCGATTTACGCCTATTTCTAATATAGCCTTACATGTGTCGCCAAGACGATGAAGAGCATTCACCACAACAGCTTGATTACACAAAGAAATTTCAGGACCGCTCGGCCATCCAAATGCAGGAGTGTCTTGGTCATTATCTACATTTGGTTCCAAATTTGGAAAAAACTTCAAACCATAAACATTTATAGGTTGCGGGGTAATAGCAGCAACAGTTTTATCAAAAAATTCAGTCATACTCTGTGTCTTTCGCAATAGATATCAATAATTATAAGAAATATGATAGTTTATGTGCAAGGAAATAATATTTCTTTCATGAAATAATCTGCTCTATCGGAACCTACTAGATTGACTAACGCTCTTTTTGTGTGTGGATTTTTCTGTTGCTGTAGGCAATAATAATTCTGTTTCTGTCTAATTTCATCTATATTACCAGATTGTCCTAATGTTTGTAGATAATTTGTGAGGATTTCTCCAGCCTTGTATCCTATCATTATCATTTCTTGTTCATTAGGACGACATGCTAGCCAATAGGGACTGAAAATGTCGCCCCATTCTGGTAGATCACGAGCTTTTTCTACAGATATGTTTATAAAAGGTTGTGGTTCAAGTGCAACGGGACTGAGATCCATAAACACACCTGTTATTTTATTTTCACCTGCAATAACATCAAATCCAAATATTGGGCTTGGATCTGAAACATGTGGGAATACACAACAATGAACAACTAAAAAATTTGATTGATTAAAAATCTCTAGATGTGCAAGCCTGAAGGCAGGACTTGTATACCTATAATTTTCCCAGCCAAAGTCTTCAGTTTCTAACAGTGTAATATTGGGTTGCTGCTTTATTATATCGTGTAAACGTCTAGCAACACCATCAACCAACTCTATGCAGCTCATAAAGTTCCTTATAGATATCAATTGTATGCTGAAATGCTAACTGTGCTTCGTTTATGTCTTCTTGTGAAATATTAACTAGAACACTGTTACGAAGATATTGTATTTTGGACTTTACATCATTGAAATGTAAATGTTGACTGGGCATTTTGCTACGTTTAGCAATGATTTGCCCTCCATACAACCAACCCAAATAGTGCGTGTAAATGTGACCCTTGAATGAATGATATGACAATGGCCATAAGTGTTCAAGATACCGATCAGTTGCTTTACATGTAAACAATGAACTTGGTGGCAACAGAGCAATATCATGTAGTATCAAATGTTTACGACAAATATCAGTATCTTGAAAATAATATCTAGTTTCTATTGCATCTGTAATGAGATATAATTGCCACAATAGTGTCTTGTAAATGTTCGGATCAATAGTGCCATTGACCAGATCTGTGCTGAGCTGTGTTTGCTCAGCTAGTGTGTGTAGATCTTGTACTTTTTCTTTTAAATCAGCTTGACTATATGACATGTTATTTCTGTTTAGATATGACCATACCCATTTCATTGAGTACTTCTAACAAACCTAGCATTCTTTTATATTCGTTTCTTCTATATGTTTCTGAAAGATTTTCCCAGGCAACACACATTGGGCTCACTTTACCTGCACTGTTGCCACGTTGTCCATATCTCCAACCTTCATTGATTTTTTCATTTACCCAGCGATTATGTGCTCTTTTGCTAGCTTCTAATGCCATTGCTTTAAGAGTGTCTTCACGTAGTTCTACAGCTCTGCCAAATGTTTCTGGTTGCTGGCTCCAATCTATTTCAAAATCAACTTCTGGAAGCTTTTGATCTAGAGCTTCGGCTATTTTGTTAGCTTCTTCGCCCATTAAATCTCTGCTTAAAACCACAACATAGCGTCTCATACTACCGCGGCTTTCCATATAAAAGCGTACGGCTTTGTTATTTGGTTGTATTTCAGTACTGACACAGGTTCCTTCTGGTGCGCTTTCTAAAACAGTTTGATACCAAAGTTTGGCTTCGGTTTCATCTAAGTCCTTGGGAACTGATAGGCTGATATAGCTATGGTTAGTCATGATATATTTATTTCATTTAGAATCTGTATTTGTCTCACAATAATCTTTCAATGCTAATAAAGTTATTATTGTAACTTGCCCCGATCTGCATAATAATGCGATAGGTTAGATTGTTTGTAGTATCTGTTATTATAAAAATGGCACCATCACCTTGTGAACTAAAGTTCCAAGAAAACTGTGAACTTGATGGTGTTGTCGTAATCGTTCCAACTTCTGAATTACCGCCACCGCCACCTGTGTAACCATAGGTACCAAATATCATTGCGTTAAATGAAGTTGCTACTGCTGCAATACTTAATCCACGGTTGCCGCCGGTGGTAACTGTTGCCTTAATATTGTCTAATGTGACGAAGGTACCGGCATTTACCAATGCACTTGCTATAGAACTGACATTCGATGGACCAGTTGGACCAGTTGGACCACCAGCAGGACCAGTTGGTCCTGGATATCCCGGAGGACCTGTTATTGCAGATCCTGTTAAAAAATGCATTACATCAATGGTAGCATTGTTTATCGGTGCAGTTGTGAAAATTATGTTGTTGTTGCTTAATGTATAGTTGGTATTAGCTGTTTGTACTAGACCGTCAACATTTACAATCATATTGTAGATGCTTACAGGGGTAATACTAAGTGTAAAGCTTGTGGTAATACCGTCGCCGGTGAATGTGTCAACTATTAAACTTGTTAATAATACACCAGCTGGACCAGTTGGTCCTAGAGGTCCTGCAGGGCCAGTTGGGCCGTTTTTATTTAAAATCCAAGCATTTTGGCTGAGGTTGTAGGTCCAGGATCTTGGACCAATGGTGTAAACTTGTCCATCATACGCCGGATTAGGAAATGCAGTCATGGTTTAATATTTATGGAAAATATGCTATAAATATACGCACAGACAGGTGATAATATGAACAGATTAATGATTTTACCAGTACTAGGAGCGTTTATTGCATTTGGTGCACAGGCTGCGGACCAACCTGCACCAAAACCACTTAGCCATTGTGAAAGCTTTAGCAAATATGGCACTCCTCAGGATCATAATAAAGATGCTGTGACTATTTGTAGAACAGCATATGAAGTTAGGTATGATCCCGAAGCTAAAATTCCAATCTGGGTAGTTTATACCCTTACATCCAATCATGCTATTGGTTGTGTTGCTAGAAGCAATGCATTTAGCAGCGATCAAAGTTTGGCTAGAGAACAACGCAGCACATTGGCTGATTACGCAGGCAGTGGATATGACACAGGACATATTGCCAACGACGCCGATATGAGCTGGGATGAAACTGTAGAACGTGAAAGTTTCCTGCTCAGTAACATGACGCCACAGACCCCAGAGCTTAACAGAGGAATATGGAAGACATTGGAAACAGCAGTTCGTGCCTGGACATACAATAATGACACAGATATTACTGTCTATGCTGGACCAATATATGATGTAGGCAATGACAAACATATAGGACCAAACAAGGTTGTTGTACCAACTGCGTTCTATAAAATAGTTATCGATAACAAGAAAAAAGAATCCTTAGCCTTTATATTTGAAAACAGCAAGAAAGAAGGCAAGGATCTAACAAACTATCAGGTAACTGTACAGGATGTTGAAAAGGTCACAGGGATCAAGTTTTCTGTACCGGATGCTAAAACAGATAAACATGATATTTGGACAATAAACACGATTCTTTTGAGCACAGCTAAAAAGAAGAAGTGCGGAAACTAAAAAGATTGTATATAATATGCATGGAGACGTGTAATGTATATACAATCACCAGATAACTTAGATCTTGCTAAACTTAATACGCAAATTTTTCTAGCCGGCGGCATCAGCAACTGTCCAAACTGGCAAGATATAATAGTAACACTGGTCAATACAGATAGGTACGATCTTATCAATCCCAGAAGAAAAAGGTCATTTTGAAACCCGGGGAGACATTGCCGCCGAACAAATAGCCTGGGAGCATGATGCATTGAATAGATGCACGGCTGTTCTATTTTGGTTCCCCAAGGATACGTTATGCCCGATAACGTTATTTGAACTTGGCAAGCAACTAGCGTATGTTGGACAAGAAGTTGTCGATCGTCCACTTATTATTGGATGGGATCCAGAATATAAACGTGCATTTGATCTAGAGCAACAGATTAAACTTGAAGTCAAGCATAATCCAGATGCTAGATATAATGTTCGATATTTTGGTCCAGGGTGGGATAATTTTTGTGCGACTGTCCAACAATATTATGGTTGACAAACGTCCAATATCTGCTATCATAATGGTATGATGAAGAACCATCAATATGTTAATGAGATCGTTGATCGACTTTTTGATTTACACCGTAATCAGATGCTAACCACAGATCGCATTGCGGCTCTGGTCGAGGAGGTATATGAACGGGGATTTGATGATGGTTACGACTCCTGTGCTATTAACAATGGTCTTGAGACTGAGGACCTGTAATAAAATAACTTGCCCAAATGGTTGACATCATGTTAAATCATGCTAAACTACTGGCATGATTTTTAATATTGATCCGTTACTTAATCAAGATTTGCAGAATCTTCGTAATCTCTTTCAAACTCAAGGTTTTGATTTGAGATTTGTGGGCGGTTGTGTGCGAGATCACTTGGCTGGTAAACAGCCTAAGGATATTGATCTCTGCACCGACGCTGATCCTGTTGAACAGATCTCTATCTATCAAAATGCGGACATTCGACATATTCCCACCGGTATTGATCACGGTACTATAACGGTGGTACTGGACAGTGGAGTATATGAAATCACCAGCCTGCGCTTGGATGTTGCAACGGACGGCAGGCGAGCCACTGTGGCATATACGAGAGATTGGTTGGAAGATCTCGCAAGGCGTGACTTTACGATCAACGCTATGAGTTTTACCTTCGACGGTGTACTGATCGACCCCTTTGACGGATATAATGATTTGCTGAATTATCGCGTGCGTTTTGTTGGCAATGCTGATCAACGTATCAAAGAGGATTATCTACGAATCCTTCGTTGGTTCAGGTTCCGTGCTAGGTATGGCATTGATCCAGAACGTGATCGAACGGAGTATCCTGCTGACGCCAAGCATATTATGGCTAATGCCGCTGGCTTAAAATCTATCAGCCGTGAGCGTGTATGGAGTGAGATCCGGCAGATTCTAGCAGGACCATATGGTCCAAAAATGATTTTGCAAATCCATCAGTATGATGTTGCAGAATTTATTGATTTGCCTTCAGAATGTGACTGGATCTATAACGCTGAAAGACTGCACAGCCGCGAGCCTGATCCTATTGCGATTCTGCATACGTTGTATGGACCCGTAATCACCAGAGAGCTGCTGAAGAAATGGAAAACCAGTAAAGAGGAACAGGATTGGGCTGAGTTTGTAGAGGCTCATCAGTATAAAACCGATTTTAATCCCTATTATTTGTTGGCTGTAGATGGCGTTAGACGAGATTGGGTATGCAAAATGGCCAAAATCTTTGATATTGATGCCTTTGATCAAGCTGTCTTGGCAGAATGGCCTATCCCTGTGTTTCCAGTTAATGGCTTTGATTTAATGAAGCTGGGCATGAAACCTGGCCCGCATTATGGCAAAGTTATCCAAGCGTTGAAACACATCTGGGCTAAAAGTGGCTATACTGCTACCAAAGAACAGTTGCTAGATAAGGTTGACACCACGGTTTATACCTAATATATTAACAATACGCTTCGTTGGGTCAGTGGCGGACCAGCAGTCTCTAAAACTGCGAAGGTGAGTTCAAATCTCACACGAAGCACCAAACTAAATAGGATTATGATGTTAAAAGAGCACTAGGTTTTAATTTATTTTAGTTTGATTTTGATGAACCTGCACGGCTATTCGCCTTGCAGGTTTTTTGTTGGCCATTTTTAACATGAAAGGAGAAACAAATGGTTGAATTAGCATGTGATACAGCAGTTTTCCACTTTAACAAGAAACACCTAGAGGATCCGAGTATTCCTATGTGGACGATTAAGGCAAATGGAAAATCTTTTTACATTAATCATCTTGATGCCAATATTCCGTGGAGTACCAAAGAAACAAGTGATAATCCCCACACCAAAGGTAGCATCAAATTTAAACATTGTTTGCTTACAATCAATGACGACAATGAAGCAGAGCTGCGGCCGTTGACCAAGGAGGATAGGGAACGGCTAAAAAAATCTGAAGGGCCTTATGCTAGGTTGTTGATTCATGGAAACTTAGCATCTATGAAACAGTACATGGACCAGCAAAGTATGCGTTATAGCAAGATTCGAAAGATAACAGGTGGGTGTGGCACAGAGTTCTATATATGTGATATTTTTACTAAAGAAGATGCAGCACTGTTAAGCTTTTCGTATCATAATGAATACAGGATATTGCAAAGCAATGAAGATTATTATAAATGGTATGATGAAAAGGAACAGCAGATGTTGGCTAAGGCTAAATCAGCTTTGAAACCCCTGATTGGCTGGTTTACTGGTAAGAATGATTATATAGGTGACGGTGACGAACATATCGAGGAGGCAGATGAAAGTGACTGGACAGATGAAGACTAAACATGTAATTTTTATACATTCAAATTTGAATGACATAAGAATTTTTATCAAACAGCATAAGATTAGACACAGTCCGTTTCTTCGTTCGACATACGGACCAGGATCTATTGGACATATTTGCGAAATATATAATACTGATCATATGGTATTGTTGAATCTTGCTTATGCCGAAAGTTTTTATAGTATTAAGACAAAAGAACAAGCAGATAAATTATCAATATGGAGGTCCAATGGTTGAATTTGTGAACAGAACAATAGTAGATGTGTATCCGCATGATTGGTTTTATATTCACACCAGTAATGATTACGACAAAACGCGGGTGAACATTACTGTTAACAACGATATCGTCTCTGCTATTGATTGGGTAAGAAAGTATAAAACACAAATGGAAGCAGAAGCCAAGATTAGAGCAGAAAATCCAGCCGTAGCTACACAATATGAATGTTATCAGGCCATGCTAAAATTGGTAAAAAATGATGATAATTAATACTAAATAGTGTATGTTTTCATCCATTGAATCTAAAATAATTTTAGCTTTAGGTATTGTAATTGCGCTATTAGGTATAGCAGGCTATTTCTATTGGGATTGGAGCCAAAATCAAATAAAAGTTTTGGAACAGAACAATGCCAAACTGGAAGATGCTGTTAAAATACAAAAAGAAACCATTGCTGGCTTACAAGAAGCAGCGGTTAAGCAAAATGCTGCAATATTAGACTTGCAGCTTAGACAAAATGCATCTAATAGCAGTTATACAAACACGGTTAGGAATATAATGAAAACAAATATTCCTGTTCAAGCCAGTCAAAATATTCAAGCCACAGAACAACAAATGCAACAAGATACTCAGGCTATATTTGGTGGTATTGAATCTGCAACACAACCAGATCAAGATAAGGCAAAAAAATGAAAAAATTATTTTGTCTAGGTAGCCTATTATTACTTGCAGCCTGTGCCGAAACCCTAGATGTAGAGACAAAACCTGTTAACGTTAATTGGTCTCAGCCAGCAGATCCTGCTCCTGTAAAAATGGCTACACCTGCTTGGAAAATCATTAATGAACAGAATGTAAATCAAATTATTGCTGAATTAGGTAAAAATAACAATGGACGATTTACAATTATCGCTATTAGTCCAGAGGATTATCAAGCATTAATGATTGATTTTGCTGATTTAAAGAGATACATAGAACAGCAAAAGGCAATTATTGTTTATTACAAAAATATTACCAAGAATTAAAACACACTTTTAAAAATCCACGGTGTCATTAAATACTAATATATTAGGTAATGACACATGCCAGAAAATAACGAACCTATAGATACACAGGTCAATTTGAATAATGGACCTCAGGTAATAGTTGCCACACAAAATCCTGCTGCAGCACAAGCACAAGCGCAAGTTGGATTAGCACAGGCAGGTATAGATAAAAAGATTGTAGACAGCGGTATTGACCAACAAGAAGAAGGTTGGATGAAACAATATTGGCGTCCAGCTATGGCATTTGTTTATATGGCAATATGCATATTTGATTTCATTGTTATGCCAGTATGGGTTGAAAAGACCACTGTAAAACCAGTTGAAGCCATTGAGCTTGCGAGAAAAATGCCAGAAAAAGATCAAGTAATGGCACTTCAAATCTTAACCAAAGAACAATATTGGAATCCTATTACATTAAAAGAAAATGGATTTATACATATCGCATTTGGATTTATTTTAGGTATTGCGGCCTGGACTAGAGGCCAAGCTCAAATAGCTCAAATAGCTCAAATTAAGAATCAGCAATAAAATTGCATTTTTTCTAAATGATTATTAGAATATAAAACTGGGGGTAAACATGACTGATCAAAATATTAATTTGGATAACCAAACAACTGATGTTATCCCTGAACGTAAGGTTTGGTACATAGATGTTGGAAATTTAAGTCCAACTGAGGCACAAGCGATAATTGAAAAGTTTAAGAAAGAATTTAAAGGAGAATAATATGAGTACACATGAAGAAATCGTTGCTCAATTTAATGCTTATTTAGAAGAACATGCTAAGTTTGAAGAAAAAGGCGTCAAGGCCGCTGCTAGCAGAGCCAGAAAGGCACTAGGAGCACTTGGTAAGCTAAGTAAGGCACGTAGAGCTGAGATACAGGCTAAGAAAAACGGCGACGCTGCATAATTTTTATAACTGATACCCATTTTGAACATGCCTCCTAGGTAAATATCTAGGAGGTATCTCTATGAAAATAACATATATTTGTTCTATCTGTGGCATAGAAAAAACAACTTATAGGTCAAACAAAATTGGCGTTAGCCCGCCAAAGTATTGTTCTAGGAAATGTAAGGGTGTCGCCCATTCTATAAATTTTGTAGGTTCAAATAATCCTAACTTTGCCAATAAATGGAATGATGAACAAAAAGCTAAACAAAGTTTTCTAGTCAAAGCAACTGTTAATGATGAATATCGTTACAAATCTGGGTCTGCAAATAGAGGGAAACAGCTACCTAAAGATGTTGTCGAAAAAATGCATAAAAATAGAACGAAAGAAAGTTATTCTCATCCTCATTCACATGAGTTAAAGAAAATTATTGGGCAAAAATCAAAAGATAAATGGACAGATGAATATAAAATAAAATTTAGACAAAAGATGGAAGATTTAGGATATTGGATTCCTATAAATGAGAAATCGGAATATGAAATATATCATACTCGATCAAACTGGATTGGCTCAATGGTTGATTTTTTTACAGAAGAAGAAATAACTAGCCTTAATAGCTATGGATTTTTTTCTTTTAAAAACAGACATGGATATGTTAGAGATCATATTGTACCACGATTAGTTGGATACGAGTTTAATGTTATACCTGAAATTTTACGTCATCCGGCAAATCTACAATTTATTTCAAATAGGAATAATATACAGAAAGGTTATACAGATCGTAAGCTAACTCAAGAAAAAAAGATCAAAATAATCATTGATTTGTTTGATAAAATACTTAATTATAATAAAGAATGGATAGAACAAGATATATGTGTAAAGTTTATAACAGAAAGGAGGCATCACTATGAGAAATATTTTCTACGTTAGTGATACACACTTTCGGTCATGATAAGTGCTGCACGGTTTTTAAGAGACCAGATGGCAGTCCTCTAAGACCATTTAGCTGTGCAGCAGAGGTAGACGAAATTATGGTACAACGTTGGAACAATGTTGTACGTCCAGATGATAAGGTTTATCATCTTGGTGATGTTGTTATCAACAGACGTTTTCTATCAACACTTGGTAGATTGAATGGCGATAAGCGTCTCATCATGGGCAATCATGATATTTTTGATCACAATGATTATTTGAAATACTTTAATCGCATACATGGAAGTATGAAGGTTGATAAATTGTGGCTGACTCATATTCCTGTTCATATTGACAGTGTACCTCATTGGGCATTGGCTAATGTACATGGACATATTCATGCATTGGAAATTGAACATGGAAAATATTTCAATGTATCTGTTGAGCAGATAGATTATACGCCAATAGAGCATGATGAGTTGGTTAAAAGAATACGAGATAAACAAGTCAAATATCCACTTGACAACAATACAGAATCTGCTACTGTAGCTGACATTGTATAGGAGTATGAAATGAGTAGTTCAAAAGAACAGAAAAAGACTGTAAAAAACACAGAAGGCTATCAAGATCCAGTAAAACTTTATTTGAGAGACGTAGGCAAAGCACCTCTGCTTACGCATAAACAAGAAATTGAAATTAGTCAAACCATTGAACAGGCTAAACAGGCTATCATTGATAGGTTGTTTGGTATCCCGTTGACTATTAACACTGTGACATCTTGGATTGAGTCTGCGTTGGCTAGCACACAGGATGCAGTTGATAGATTTGATATTGAATTGTCTGCCGATGAAACTATTCCTACGGAGTTTAATGATCAACTTATTAAAGTTAAGACTCTTTGCGAACAATATCGTTTGAATATTAGTGATATTGAGATTAAACAGCAGCTTACTACTGCTTTTAACGATTTGCCGCTGAATCCCGCTAGTCTCACGCATTTAATGGATCAAGTTATTGCTTACAACAGACAAGTGACCAGCATAGATGGTGAATTGGTAAGATTAGCCGAGTCTTGTGGAATTGAACGTTTAGAATGGTTGTCATTGTATATGCAAAATGATAATCTAGCATATCTCTATGCTCAAGAAAAGAGTACGTTCAAGAGTCTTATGGCAAAACACGGTGCTAAAATTGCAGAATGTGACATTAAGATTTCTGAAATTGAATCTAAAACTGGTATGACAGTAAAAGAACTGCGCCAAGTTGTCAAAGACCTACGTAGACATGCCAAGGTTAAAGAAGAGGCTATTCAACGAATGGTAACCAGCAATTTGCGGTTGGTGGTTAGCATTGCTAAAAGATACAATCAAAACAATCCAACAACTATTCTTGATTTGGTTCAAGAAGGTAATATTGGTTTGATAAAGGCTGTTGAAAAGTTTAAGTGGCAGCTTGGCTATAGATTCTCCACTTATGCTACATGGTGGATTAGGCAGGCCATTATCAAGGCTACAACCGAGCAGAATAAAATTATTCGAGTTCCTAGCCATGTAATTGATGCTATTAAAAAGATTAACAAGGCAATCAAGGACCATGTAAACACAAAAGGCTATGAGCCCAGCGATGCCGAGCTTGCAGTAATTTGTGGTATGGACGAGGATAAGGTAAAAAAGATGTTGCAGGTTGCAAAGGATCCAATTTCCATTGAAACACCTGTCGGCGACGAAGAGGAAGGTAACATTGGTAATTATATTGAGGACACTGCCTCAATGGATACCATTGAAAAGATTAACCAAGATGACATTACTAAGGTCATCAGTAATGTTCTATCACACTTGAATCCACGTGAAGAACGTGTGATTAGAATGCGATTTGGCATTGGTACAATGGACGAATCAACTCTTGAAGAGATTGGTAAGAAGTTTAATGTTACCAGAGAGCGTGTTAGGCAGATCGAAGCTAAGGCTCTGCAAAGACTTAAAAGTCCGCAGAGGCTTAAAGACTTCGAATCTATTATAGATACTTAATCTGCACTGGCGTTTAATCTATCGTTAATAACAGACCAGTTGATTAAACGCCAGATTTTCTTGAGATACTCTTTTCTTGTTTCAAATGGATCAAAGGCATGCTCCCATAGATCAATTAATAGGATTATGTCATTTTTCCATTTATGATTTTGAATCATTTTAATTTCGCCATTTTTAGCAAGGTAGCACCATCCGCTACCTTGAATCTTATTAGCAGTCTCATTAAATGTATCTCTAAAATCTTCAAAACTATTATAATGTTTTTCGATAAATGCCAGGCTTTTACCTGTGGGTTTATTAGTGATTTTTGGAGCCATTAATTGTGGCCACCAAACATTATGTAGCTGTGCACCGGCCTTGTTAAAGGCTGGATCGCCTTCGCCGTTATTGTACCTATCAACATATCCCTTGGATAATGTGTTGTAATGATAATCAACAGTTTTTTTGTCCATCTCAGGTTCTAAAGCGGACACTTTATAAGGTAGCTCTTCTAGTTGAAGTCGATCTTTTGATTCGGAAATTTCTTGTAGTTTCATATGCTTATTTATATTTTGTGAAATTGACCATTTATATAAAATACCAATATAATGAATTTGAGCTGTTACCATTATTTGGAGTTGTCAATGGGACGTAAAGCAACTATTCAAAAAAATAGAGTATATGTTGAATGCACAGATGCCTGTCGAAAAGTAAAAGGCTGGATTCTCAGTAAAAACGAAACTGAAATTAAAGTTGAATTGCCCACAGGATTTATTATGGAATTAAAAAAGAAACACAGGCGCGGCTATTATATTTTCCAGACAGGGTTACTAGAATTTATTTCTGATGGAAAACCTATAATTTAGGGATATTGATACCCAGTATATGTAAAGGTCGTTGTGCCGTTTTGACTTTCGACAATTATCGAATCTTCGCTGCCGAGATATATTTGCTGCAGATAAATTGATTGTCCATAGTATGCAAAAGTATTGTAGCATACATAACAATTATCTGTAAGCACATTACCATTACTGACTATCGCAACATTTATTAGATCAAGATCTTCGGCACGATTGATGCAAAATATTGTACCGGTTGATGTTTCGCCAATATTACCCTTGTATAGTTGGGTATCTTGTGCTGCATTGGGATTTAGTTCATTCAGTATTGGTTTAACAGACATAATTTATTTATAAGCTATTCAATGTAAATGCTGTTGTTCCCAAATGAGATATTTCCATGCTGAGTTTGTTATCTACTAGAATTTTATAACCCAAAGCAGCGGCTTTTTGGCAAAAATAAAAATCTTCACCGATCCATTCTTGCAATTCACGATTATAGGAAACCTCAAAATATGGATCATCCATTTTTGAGAAAACTTTTATGTCAACAAGCATGCAGCCCATACCTATTGCTGATATTTCGGTTAAAGTCTCGGGTGCTGTTTTACTGTTTAACCAGTTATCCCATTCGCCCACTTTATAATATGCTACTGATTTTCTTGGTTCGCTACGAGTGCTATAGTTACAAGCTACAATCGCCTTGTTATGTTGCAGTAATTTTTCGGTAGTATTTTGAGGAAACATCATATCACTATCCAGCCATAAAATATGACTGCAATCATCTATTTGACATTGATATGCTAGTTTGTGTCTTTGATCAGCTATTAAACTGCCAGACAACATATACAATTGTGATTTGATTTTATTATAACTATTGTATTGAATCATGTTGGCTAAACTATAAGCAAACATGCTATGTAGTTGATCACGACAAGGAACAGCAATACCTACTTTTATAGGAACGTCAGATAATTTCATTAGGTTTTGACTACATTAGACGCAGATGGTGCGTTTTCCTTTTCAACCCCTTGCGTGACTGTTTGTATTAGTTCTGCATATTTGTTGCATATTCTTACACATTCTTCGTAATCGGCAAAAGGTAATGAACCCATTTTTTCCATAGTTGCAATGGTAGTCTTACCTCTTGATAAAATTTCAACTGCAGCCGTTTTACCCAATACATGTGTCCAATAAGTTGGTTCTTCCTGTTCAAATTTTTCTAAAATTGCTTGTGGATTTGGAATTTTGTTAAACCACTCCACAAGTTTTTTTAATTGTACCTTATCTCTATCGTGAGATCCCATGTCAACACCTAAGCTGTCGCTTCGATTCAATGGGTTTTGGAGATCGAGTATTTTTTCCATCACCATAATTAATTGTCTTGCCGGTGTTGGGCATGTGTCAATTAGGAAATTATCAAATTCGTATTGACTATATCCCATATCTACAGTCTGTAATAGATTGATAATCTTTGAAAAATCAATTGAAGTCATATGAATACCTTTTATATATTATGTCTGTTTAAAAAACACAAAAACAAATTAAATGTAATCATACGGTCCGGTGCGACCGCCAAAAGATGAAGATAATGTAATGCTGCCACTGGATATTCCAATTTGGCTTCCAAGTGTAGCTCGCAAGCTTATGTTTGCACCAGCACCAGGTGTTGAATTGTAATAGGCATGATAAACTTTGCCCATGGCGATTGTACTGCCAGTATTTGGAATAGCTATGACCATAATATATTTAGCTTATTAACTTGGTGGATACTTTTGCTTGATCCAATCTTTAACAGATCCAACTGAAACAAGTCCATCCTGTCCTTTGAATATAGGATTAGCAGCGGCTATTGCTTCTCTCGATCCGCCCCCTGGCACATCCCCTATTACATAATCATCTGATTTGCCAACTGCTGCAGGATAAAAATTGGCTAGATACAAATCCGCTGTGCTGGGTTTTTCTGGTAATGTAACATGTCGAAAATATGCAGTAACCGGACCACACATTTGTTCTGATGCTGTCATGCCTTGTATTTGTTGTGAAGTATATCCTAAACTTTGAGCTGTACTTGGAATAATTTGATTTAAGCCGCTGGCTTGACTATATGAATTAACAGCGCTTGCACCTTTTCCTGGTTGGTCCGTGCTGGTAAATCCGCTTTCAATTTGCATCACTGTCAGCAAACTATCAGCCGGAACGTTCTTTTCTTTGGCTAAATTATCTAAGCAACCTAAAAACTCTGGATTATTCATACTAGGTGGCAATTTTGCTTTTGCTGCATCTGTAACGGCTTTATAACCCTCGCCATCGCCGCCGGGAGTAATTTTTCCTGCACCGGCATCGAATGCTGTACCAGGAGTATTTGGTCCACTGCCTACAGCGCCACCACCGCCTGTAGCACTACCATGACCAATTTGACCGCCTGGTGTTTGTTGAGGTCCGCCGGGAATTTCATTATATCCAATATTTGCTCTGGGATTATAATTTAGCAAATCAACAGTTTGAGGAACCGGAACTTGTCTAAAATCTATAAGCTCAAGTTTAGTCTTTATTCCAGAAGGTGTTGTAACGTAAACGCCGTCGTCTTGGGACTGGAAAATCCATCCACCTAGGTTAATTTTACTGGCATTAATTTCAGCTCCTCCGCCGGCACCGGTGACCGAAACAACAATTAATTGATTGCTCAGTATCTTTTCTGCATTAACCTGTCTGACTGTTAATGGATCGGGTATATTCATTAATATAACTCCGGATGATGTTTACCATATAATCTCATAATTTGCCCTCCCACTGCATTGGCTTCATTTTCATCTTTGCTACCTGTAGTACCATCCAAATCGTCATTGCTGAGGCTCTGTTTATAATGAACCATTTCGTGCGCCAAGCTACGCATTACATCTAAAATGTGTCGATTTTTGATATACAGAATTATTGTATTTGAATTTGGTTGAAAAGCCGCAAAACTGTTAGCTTGTGAACTTTTTATTGGCACAGACAACAGTTTAATTTTTGGTAATGAATCAATTTCTAAAAAATTGCAGGTAAACCGCAAAAAATTGATTAACTGATCACTGGGATTTTTTACGTTTAAAAACTGCAGAGCTCTCATGCAGTTATTTATGTAAATTATTTGGTAGTTTTTTTCTTAGAACGAGGCTTGCGAGGTTTTTTTACAGTTGGTTTGGTCTCAGATACAGGTGCTTCTTGTTGTACTGGTAATGAATCTTCTTTAACTACTGGTACTTCTACTGCTGTTTCTTTCACAACATGTATGTGCTTATGTTTTTCTGATAAAAATCCTAGCTTCCTTAATAACCACTCTATCATATCTGTCTCCTTTTCTCTGTAATATTTACTCACAAAAGAACAATTTTAAAAAACCCTAGAGATACATTTGACAGTACCAAAGGTAAACACTACACTGATCTTACAACAAATGATGTTAGATACATCAAACTGTGAAAAAAGGAGAAAAGTATGACAAAGACTACTACTACTACAACTGCTAAGGATCGTCTTCTTAGCTATCTAAGCCGCAGCACTGGTACCACACTAACTGTTGCTCAGGCACGTTCACGTTTCCGTATTTCAAACCCACGTGCTCGTATCAGCGAGCTACGCGAAGACGGATACAACATCCGCACCACAATGCGTCGTGGTCGTGATGGTGTTGCTCGTGCTGTATACAGCCTTGCACGTCCTGTCAAGCGCTAATATTAAAAACATAAAAATTATTTCTTAGACTTGAAACTGGCAGAGTCATTTGCCAGTTTTCTTTTGACATTAATAATTTTTATGCTACAATAGAGCAATGAAAGTTTATGTTAGCTCAAGGAGCCAAGTTGCTAAAATTACCAGTAAAGTTCAAGCTACACATGTTCTGAGCTTGCTGGATCCGGGCAAACGTCCTTTTCTACATCCTAAAACGCCAACTGCGAATTGGAGGCTGTGGATTTTTGAGGATGTTATTGAGCCAACCTACGATCGTGCGCCCAAACCAGAGCAAATTGCTGAAATTTTAGAATGGGCTGCAGGTTTGCCAAATGATGCAGTACTTTTAGTTCATTGCGAAGCTGGTATCAGCCGCAGTACGGCTATGGTATTGGCGATACTGGTGCAGCATCACGGTATAGATCAAATAGATCGCTGTGTGGATTTGTTGTTCGGTGTCAGACCAGAAGCGGCTCCAAATCCTTTAATTGCCAAGTATGCGGATGACATACTGAAATGCAATGGTAAGCTGATAAAAGCTGCAGAAAAATTAAATAGTAATAAGTTACTTCGCCGGTTTTAAGTACCGGCGAACCCTTTTAGTTTGGGAGCACTGCTATGAGTGTACTTATTATTGACTGGTTAGTGATTGCTGCGATCATTTGTGCAGCGGGTATCTTGATTTTACAATTTCTTAGACCTAAATCTCTCAATATTAAATTTGAAAAATTTGCCAAACATTTAAAGTTGAAAACTGTTTATAACAGTGCTGAAATATATTCACGGCATAATTTTATCTTATTGCCAGTTGATAAAGTCATAATTGATGAACAAATAGTAGATTTATGCACCGAGATTTATGCTATGCCCGAAAAGCAAAAAATCTACAGCATGTATGCCAATCAACATCATAAATTTTATTCTAGTTATATAGAACGCAGATGGGAAATGGCAATAGTTATAGCTAGCAGTTTACGTACTGCATGGGATGGACAGCTTTCGGCCTATTATGATTTGATGATAAGCCGTTGCATAAATTTCAAGCAAAAGCCGCCTGTTGGTGATTGGAATGGAATAGTAATAAAAGGTTAACATGACACAAATTTTTGCAATACACGGAGCGTTTTCTACTCCTAGAATGTTTAATTATTTGAAAAAGGAATTAAATGATCATTCATGGGATTTTATTGATTATGGTGATCGAATTTCAAATATTGAAGATATTATCTTTCATGCAAAAAATTCTTTAATCGGTAGCAATTATACCGTTATTGGACACAGCATGGGCGGTCTTATAGCCTTAAGCTTGGCTGATCATCCAAATGTTGATCGTGTTGTCACCATTGCAACACCATTGGGCGGACTCGATATAAATTTGATACAAAGTTATTTGAGTAGAAGTCATTTTCTAAGTGAAATAGCACATAACAGTAAATTTATTAGACAGATCCACCAACAAAAAATAATTAAACCTACCTTGCATCTAGTTACAACCCACGGTTTTAATCCATACATATACGAACCAAATGACGGAGTTGTTACAGTTCGTTCACAAACTCGTTGGAGCTGTGGACAAGTGCATGAAATCTATGCAAATCATTCTGAAGTATTGCTACATGAAGATACAGTAAAATATTTAAAGAATTGGCTTGCGTAGTTGCATATTCGTCCTCTGCTATACATAATCAACTATATCAGAAGGAATTATCTAGATGAAAAAACCAGAAGCAATGTCTCATGGCGCTAGCCTTGAGGAGAATAATATCTATTTGTTTATGGAAGATTTTAACAGCGAAACAGTAAAACCTGTTATAGATTTTATTCTTAGAAAAAATCTGTTACCTAGTAATGTTAGACCAAAACACTTAACCTTGATTATTAACAGCCCCGGTGGGGAGCTGCCAAGTGCATTGGCCCTAATCGATGTTATGAAGGGCAGCACTATTCCAGTTCATACTGTTGGACTGGGAATGATTGCTAGCTGCGGATTGCTTACATTTATGAGTGGTGCAAAGGGTTATAGAACACTCACACCAAATACAAATATTCTAAGCCACCAGTTTAGCTGGGGAACATATGGCAAAGAACATGAGTTAATAGCCACAACAAAGCAGGTTGATTTGCTAAGTGAAAAAATGATTGCATTGTATAAAGAATGTACTGGCCTATCAGAATCAAAGATTAAAGAAATCCTACTTCCTGAAAAGGACGTATGGCTCAGTGCCAAAGAAGCTGTTAAATATAAGCTGGCAGATAAAGTTAAAGCAACTTATTAACATTGACTGGCATATGCAAATATGCTAGTATAGACAAAATACGGAGGGTATTATGAGTATGCACATGGTACATGCTGGTCTTACCACGCTTAACACTGGTCGTAATAAGAAAAAAGCCAGTGTTAAGCAAAACCGTGCTGCGGCTGAACATGATAAATGGCTGCGTAAACAAGGCCTGCATCCAGAGCAAATTGCAGCACGTCAAAAGACCAAGAGTAAAACAGCAAAGGTTGAGACCAATCAACCCAAGTCTGAATCAGTTAAACGTCTTGGCGATGGTTTTGCTCCTATTGTTGCCAAACGTAGTGTGTTTGACAGCGCATGGCGTAGAGATTATGAAGACGATCCTCTAATGGCAGAACGTGAAGCTATTGCTTTGCAGCAGGCCGAAGAAAAGAAGAAACGTATCGCGCCTGCCTATTCGAAAGGTGCATATCAATACATTTCAGAAGGAACGGATTTAAAAGACATCGGTAGGAAAAAATAAAAACCGATGGAACGTCTCAACCGCCCAGAAGATATAGGAAAATGGAAGCAAAATCAGCAACATAACGGTATGATTCTAGGCTTGTTTCTTTGGATTTGGATTGTTGTGGCTGGCATTCTTATTTTTATCCGTTGACAAATGTATGGAAAAGTAATATAAATACTTGTGTAATGCGGGTGTGGTATAGGAGATGTGCCCTAGCCTTCCAAGCTAGAGAGGACCGGAGCGTTGCCGGCCACCCGCTCCAATTTTTAGGATAATCAAATGCTGTATATTTTAAATCTTGATTATACCTTGCATAGACGTTGACTCTATGTTATATTAAATTTTAAATTAAGGTCTCGTGGTCCAAAGGATGGGCATCGGTCTTCTAAGCCGACTTAATGTAGGTTCGAGTCCTACCGAGACCGCCATTTCTCTATTTTTTGTAGTAGCTCTTCATACGTTATTGAACTTCGCTTGCCTTTTCTTTTATTTTCTAAAATAGGCATAAGCATGCAGTTAGCTGGATGTCTTATTATTTCAGCCGGAATATTATTCTTCCATCCATCAATTACAGAAAACATATGATCTCTAGAAACTCCAGTTGGATTAGTATTTGGATCATACCATCCTATTTTATTAATTAGATGGAAATTTTCTATTTTTTCCAAAATATATAATGGAGTATAAAAGGCACAAGATTTTTTATATTCTAACCAACTACTATTTGGGGATTTTCTCCATGATCTTCCTTTTTGGCTGAATTGTGGCGGCGGCTTCGCCTTTCCTTCTGCGATAAGTTTTTTAATTTTTATAGATACTTTTGCTTTACTTTCTTTAGTCCTAACTCTACCTGTGTTATTAAATGTAGCTGCACAACTATTTGAACAAAAAATTCCTTTTGACCATTTTTTTACGATAAATAGTTTTGCACATTTAGGATTTTTACATGTTGATGTTTTTTCCATCATATAACTCCAAGTTGTCTAATAATGTGGGACAGCTCAGTGCTCCAAGCTGAGTTTTTGATTGTTGGCGCAATCAAATTACCATCATTATTTATCAGTTGAAAAATCATAAAAATTAGTTTATATTGCAGAACAACTGATTGTCTAGTGAGGTAATCATGCCGAGAAATTTGAGAATTATTAAAGAACCCGAGCACATTGATGTACTGTGTGCAAATAATGAGAAAATAGTGCGTGCTTTAATTATCTCAAAAAGGCCAGATGTCCTAGTAGTTGAATTGCCGCAAGGTTTGAGGTTGACTCTACATCAAAATAAGTTCAATCCTTATTTGTTCACATGCAAACAAGGAGGATTAGAATTCCATTGTAAGCTATAAGGAGGATAACATGGATATTTTCGTTGAGATTAGAGCCGCAGAAGGCGGTGATGACAGTAAGTTATTTGTACAGGATTTAGCCAAATCTTATATTAAGATGGCGCAGAAACTTAATTGACTGATTTCTTGCGTCCACGACGTTCCTGGTCGTATAGTATTAAAAGTAACAGGTGCTAAATACACTGACTGGCTTAATGAAGCCGGTGGGCACAGAATACAGCGGGTACCACCTACGGAAAAACGTGGTAGGACACATACCAGCACTGTTACTGTTGCAGTTTTAGATTATAATCCGGCTGTTTCTTTTGAGTTTAAAGAAGCCGATTGTGACATATCTTGGTTTAGTGGGACCGGCCCAGGTGGGCAAAATAGAAATAAAGTACAGGCCAGTTGCCGTGTACATCATCGTCCAAGTGGTATAACCACCACAGCACAGACAAGATCGCGTAAAAATAGCTTTCATCAGGCTATTGAAGAGTTAAAAATTAGGTTGAAAAACCGTGTTAGTCATGCGAACTCTAGTGTTCTAAATGATCAACGTCGGCAACAGGTTGGTTCCGGACAAAGAGGGGATAAGAAACGAACCATCCAGTTTCAACATAATCAAGCTACAGATCATGAAACAAATAAAAGATGTACTGCTGAACAATATCTTCGTGGCGAAATGTATAAGCTATGGCCAAGCGCTAAATAAGTTAATGCGTTTAGATGAAGTTTGGCCCGAAGATCAGTTATTAGAAGCTGATATTAAGAAAGCTTTGAAAAAAGCTGCTGCTGCTGGATTATTTGGAGCTGGAGTTTTGGGTTCGAGTGGTATCTCACCGGATTTAGCAATGGTATCTCAACCTAAAACAATTGAGCAACCTGCTGATCCGGAAGATCTAAGTCCATATAAATTTCGTGAACCCAGCGATCCTGAACACGCAGGTGAACTTCTTAGACGTAAAATTGGCCCAGAGCGTGATCCTGAGCACGCCGGCGAGTTGTTAGCAAAAGCAACTAAGATGAAAAAGCCTGCTGACACACATCATAATTTTCCACAGGCTCTGTGGGGTCAACATAAAGCACCTGCTGATGAGAAGATGCAGGCCTTTGTTGACACGATAGGACCATTGGTTGATAGAGCTAATGCTAAAATATTAGCTGACAGACGTTATTTGCTTCAGATTTCAAATCCAAAGCATACTATGGATGCTGAAGAACGAGCATGGTATGACTCAAAGCTAGAAGCATATGGTGCAAAAAATCTATCCGACTTATTAGAAAGAATGGATATAGTTCCAAAACGTATGGCAATAGCACAAGGTGCACTAGAAAGCGGTTGGGGAAGCAGCCAAATTGCTCGTCAAACTAATGCATTTTTTGGTATGACGGCAGGAAAAGGTTATAGTGCGTATAAAAATCCACAGGAAAGTGTGTCGGACTATATTCATAATTTGAATACACACTTTGCATATAAAGATTTCCGAGCAGCTAGGGCCAAACTTCGACAAGAACGTCAAGGCATTAATAGTTTTCAATTGATTGGCCATCTTGGTCGCTACAGCGAGCTAGGATCTGTCTATATTAATCATGTTAAATCTATGATGAGCTTACCTATAATGAAGGATTTTGACGAATCTAGACAAAGTTCAAGAAAGTAAACATACTATTTGATGTTTGAAACAAGTATAACTACTGGAAAAGTGGTTACCAGTGGCGATGGTCCAAATACCACAGTCAAGAAAAAGCTTTATGTAAAGATTTTTGCTGGTGAGTTCAGTGTACGACCACCTACTCCCAAAAAAGCCAAAGTCTTGCTAGGTGAATTAATAGTAAAATACAGTAGCCGAGAATGGCCAGTGAAAAAATATGGCAGTCTGATAGATGATCCTGGGTTTTTGCAGGGTATAGGCGAATTGTTAAAAGGTCATAACATTGTAAATGTTGATCAAATTACCTATAGCCGCGATCAACATGACATCAAAGATACCATTACTCTAAAGGTTCAGACAAAACTAGCCGAAGAATTGTTAGAACGAGGATTTGCCAAGTTAACTAAATAGTATTAGTTAATTTGGAGTAGTAGATGAATCGCTTAATAGATGGTTTAAAGGTATTGCTGGCTAGTAATTTTGTCTTATATCTAAAGACGCATTCTGCTCATTGGAATATCACAGGTATGTTCTTTTATGAATATCACAAACTGTTCGAACAGCAGTATGAAGATCTCTGGGAAAATGTTGATACCATCGCAGAGAAGATTCGTGAACTTGATTCTTTTGTTACACTAACACCACAAGAACAGTTGTCATTGAGTATTGTTTCTTCGGACCAGCCTGTACTAGACAGCAAAGCTTATGTTCTACAGCTCATGCAAGATCACGAGCGCATGATTTTTCTATTAAACAAGATTTTCGTATTAGCTGAAGCTGAAAATAATCAGGCTATTATGAATTACCTCGCAGAGCGTTTGGATGCACATGCTAAAATGCGTTGGTTCTTAAAAGCCAGCCTGGGTCAATAAAAGCATTGACACGTTATAGAATCTGTTGTATTTTATAGCATGAATAAACGTGATAGATTTGATATCCATTGGGTTGGTCAATGCAAATACGATCAACATGACAAAGTTTGGGGTTGGTTTTTCTATAATCCTGAACGCAAAGTTAACGCTATGCCGTCAACTTTTCATGTTTTTTGGGCAAGGACTGGTAAGAGCCTTAGCTTTACCACTCATTCCTATGACAAATGGCAAATTAAACGCCTGGTTGCAGATAAACAAACGAAGAAATACCAAGGAATATCACTTGACAAGCTTGAAGAAATTTGGCCTAGCTTCTATGATGATTTAGAAAGTAGGTTCCTACTTCATGCTTTGAGGCAGGGATAAAAAGATATCGACTATCTGTAAGAATCTCTGTAATCTAATTAGATGCAGAGATTTTTTGCTAGTAAATTATATTATAAAATTTTTCCATATAAAATTACTTTTGAAAGAACAGCTACTCTTTCAAATGGTAAAAAACAATGGGGCAATGGATGGACCCCACAAAAATGTGTGAAATGGATTGATCAAAAAAACTGGGCACACAGAATAAAGACTAAAATAAGTGTTAAAAAGCGAATCAAGCAAGTTTCTGTAACTATGAATCTTTATCTTGAAACGAGACAAGCATTTGACAGTTGTATGCAAAAATACAGCAAATACATAACCAACATTACAGCACCGCATGATGATAGTCACATTGATTTGTTAAAAAACAACAATCATATTGTCATTAGAAAAAACCTGTTATATAAAAAATTCCGTTACGTTGTAAATTTCCGACGCACTTGGCATACTCCAATTGACGATATAGATGATTGGATGCAAGAAAATTATGCGAAATTGATGCACAACGGACATATAAAGTGGGTATCTAATGGATATAATCCCAGAGTATATCTAGCTAACGAAGAAGACTTAGTGTTTGTTAAGCTTACATGGGGCGAACGTATCAGAGAAATTACCACAATACACCTGCTAGCTGAACTTTAACATGATTATCCATCGGTAAATACATGGTATTACGATGGAGATGTTATGGATTTTCCCCAATGGGTAACACCCAGCAATCTTGGCACCTACAGCCAAGATTATAGCTTTGATGTAAACCCGATAACAATACAATATTCAGCCAGTGCAACAGCATCCATATCTGAAATCAATGGAAGTTTGCCAGCAGGTTTAAGAATAGAAAAAACTGGATATGTTATTAAAGTATTAGGGGTATGTATAGCATCTAGTAGCGATATTATATCAAAGTTTACTCTAAGAATTACTGAACTAAACGGCACGGTTGCAGATCGTACTTTTAATTTAACCTTGCAAACAGTGAAAATTCCTCCAAGTTGGGAAAATCAAAATGCATTTTTAGGTTACCAAAATTCAGTTTTACCTCAAGGTTATCTGTTGAAAGCATCTGTTCCTGCAGGCGAACATATTACCTACAGCATAGTTTCAACTCAGGTTCTTCCTGTTGCTGCTGTTAGTGTAAGTATAAATCCCCAAACTGGAGTATTATTATGTGATGCTAGTGGTGTTGTAACAAATAATACAATTATTACTGTAGTTGTAAGAGCTGCCACTTCGGTGTATTCTGATATCGTTTGTACCATTGAGGTAATTACTATTCCGGGAGCTCCTGAATGGTTAACACCGGCAGGAACGTTGGGAACGTTTATCGGCGATGATTTTCTAGAAATTAATTTGCTAGCAAAAGACTTAAATGACCAACCTGTCAGTTATGCGTTAGTTTCAAATCCTAATAATGCTTTTATTGAAATAGCAAGTGATGGCTTATTGTATGGCAGATTAAACAATGTATCTGCGGAAACAGTGTATTCTTTCACAGCTAGTGCTACAAATTCTATAGGAACAAGTTTTAGAACTTTTGATATTATAGTAATTCCAAATGAAAGTTTAAGCTCGCTGGAATGGATTACTGAGTCTAACCTAGGAACTGTAAAAGATGGCACCTACCTTAGCATTCCACTGCTAGCCAGCACTAAAAGAAATGGTTTAATAATCTATAATCTTGTTGGAGGTATACTTCCACCAAATCTTATTATCAATAAATCTCAAGGTAGCATAGAAGGCTTTTGTGAATATCATGCCGAACCTAAAACCTATAATTTTGATGTAAGTGCAGATGATGGATATCAAACTGTTATAAAACAATTTAAACTAACCGTTGAGAAAGTTTATAGTGATATTTTCTTTGGAATAGATATACCTTTAATGGGCAACGAAAGAACCCAATGGATAAATGATGCCAGTGCATTGAGAATAAGAGAGCCTGGCACCACTATCTTTGATAGTTTAGAAACATACGAAAATCCTCCGCGGTTGAATCTAATAAGGGGTCTAGAAACTGGGTATGCTGATAATAAAAAAATCTACAATCAGATTGAACCTTGGCTACACAATTTAAATTTACAATTTGGTTCAGCCTCAAACACAGAGATCTCAGGTACCAATAGCTTTGTGTACAGAAATATCTATGATTATCAAGGTAACTCAAATGTTTCGGTCTACTCATCCGCTGTCTTTAATACAAATGTGCAGACAAATGGTATTGTAACTCCTATAAGTCTTGAAAATATTCGCAATGAGTTGACCTCGCTGTATGATTTTGTCTCTGCAGGTGGAGGTAATGGCTTAATTATATCTCCTGTACTTAACTGGTCAACAGGTGGATTAGAGTCTGTTACGGTAATTAACACAGGTAAAAATTATCTAAGTCCGCCGGTTATAAACGTTTTGGGTAGCGGCCAAGGTGCTGCTGTAAGAGCTGTGCTAGGTATAGTCGATTTGAAAATAACCGATGTTGGTAGCAATTGGCAAATAGGCGATGTAATAGAATTTCAGTTAGGTAGATACCTTTCAGCAGGTCAAATAACGGTAACAGACGTATCACCTACAGGCAACATTATTAGTTGGACGATCGACACACCGGGAGATTATTATCAGGTGCCGTCGCTGACTACCTGGACTGTAGAGAAAAATACCTACACCAACGCAACCTTTGAAATAATTTGGGGAATTCCTAAGGTACAGGTGGTATCAACTGGTACAAATTATCAAACTGCTATATCATTTAATACACAAGGACCAGAACTATTGCCTACATGGCAAAAAGAATGGTTTCCAGCAGTCGGATTTGGCAACATAAATGCTGTTAGTGGCTCATTAGCTGCTGAATCTCTTAATTCAAATTTAACAATTTATGGTAATACCTGGACACCAAATTACTTTGTCTTCTATTGGGAAGGTATTAAATGGTATGGAAAATCGTCTTTTGATGACGAGTTTACAACATTTGATGGGGATAACACTAGATTTGAAGAAACCGAATCTGCATACGAGACAATTTTTGATAACAAAATGACTTATTTTGATAATTCTTATACAGAATTTGATTATCAAGATCCACTAGCATATAACAACAGATTTGTTTATGGTTCAACTATTTTTAACCGATTGTTAACTACGTATGAATTTTATGCAACCAGATTTGATCAAATTCTTCCCATCAGAACCAGCTCTAGTTTATATCCGGTGCTGATAAGAGTAAACAACCGAACATACAGTGGCAATAACGCTGTGTACTAAATAATAGTAAATTGGTAGCATAAATGACTAGTAATATATATACCTCAAACATAAATGTTTACTTTCCTATTGCAGGACTTGATAATGATAGCCAAGGGTTCAGAGATAACTTTCAGGCAATTAAAAATGCAGTAGACGAGGCAGCAAATGAAATTACTGAATTACAAAGTATTGCGTTTTACGGTTTAACCGGTCCTCAGGGTCCTACTGGGCCGTTAGGTGGTCCAACTGGTAGTACAGGAGACTTTGGTCCAACTGGTCCAACTGGTAGGATAGGTCCACAAGGTGCATTAGGTCCATTTGGACCAACTGGTCCCACCGGCCCATATATAACAGGTCCGACAGGAGCAGACAGTATGGTGACAGGACCAACTGGTGCTACAGGTAGCACAGGTGATGTTGGTTATACAGGACCAACTGGACCACTCAGCAACATAACAGGTCCTATTGGAGCCACTGGTCGCACAGGTCCTACGGGACCAACAGGCCGAACTGGCCCAACTGGTGCAGCATTAACTGGTCCGCAAGGTCCGCAGGGAATCAGAGGTTCAACAGGATATACAGGACCAAGAGGAATTACTGGTCCTACCGGCAGTAGAGGTGTCACTGGCCCACGAGGAGTACAAGGATTCTCATACACTGGTCCAACCGGAGTTCTCGGCGACACAGGTCCAACTGGCCCAAGAGGTTTGCAAGGACAAACCGGCCCTACAGCTAATTTTCAAACTGCATATCAATCTGGACCAACTGCAAATGTTATAGTAAATTCCGGAGTTGGTCCTATAAGCGTCAGCGAAGGCCTAAGTTATACTGGGACACTGCTAAAGTTTACAGATGCTACATTAACTAAATTATATTCTAGTATTGATAGAACCGGTTTAACTCTTAATGGTAACATATTCACCAAGTCTAATGTTGTGTGGAGTGTACCGGGATACAATTCAAATCTAATATTATCAAATAGATCTGACATTGCACAAGGTCTAGATATTCTAACACTGGCCCCGGCAGGCAATTACAATAACGGTGGCACTATAGTATTTGCTACACAATCTCCTGTAGCTGGAAAAAGACAAGAATCTGTAAGAATAACTGCCAGTGGTAATGTTGGAATCAACAATACCGCCCCGAGTAGCACATTAACAGTTGGCGGTTGGGTACAAATTACGTCTGGAGGCGTCAAATATCCTGATGGAACATATCAAGATAGTGCGGGAGGAGTTGTTGGCCCAACAGGACCTACTGGACCAGCCGTACAAAATCTTGGTAACATTGTAGCATATGACACAACGATTACAACGGTAACTAATAATGTAGATATTATAGTTACACCAAATGGTCAAGGCAATGTTGTCATCAGCAATAATAGTAATGTTTGGGCATTTGATAACAGTGGAATAATACATCTGCCAATGGGACAACTGGGAGATGTTGAAAAATCAGGTGCATTAGATCTTTATGCAAGTAATGTTCATCCTTGGGTTAGCATGACCTATGGAGAAGATCCAACTGATGGTACTAAGTCTAGCTACATTTATATTTCAGATAATTATAATAATCAAGGCGGGCACGTTGCTTTTATTGAGTTGCCAACTACAACTTTTGATGGATCTATTGGTTGGGAATTTAATTCAACTGGCAATTTGTATGTACCAGGAAACATACTTCCACAAAGCAATGCTGAAGTTGATCTAGGCAGTGCAGATTCTCAATGGCGACATCTATATGTTAGCGGCAATACTATCTATATTGGCGGTCAAGCACTAACAGTAACTCCAAATGGAACACTTACAGTTAATGGTAGCAGTGTTGCTGATACATATTCTCTAGTAACAGCTGATTATACAGCAGTACCAAATCAAAAGATTTATGCAGACAGCACCGGTGGAAGTTTCACATTAACATTACCAGACGGTGCAGCACTTTATGACACTGTAACAGTAGCAGACCCAGTCGGCGAATGGTCAACTAACAATGTAACAATTGCAGCCAGCACTACAATAGACGGCAATACAGGACTGATTCTGGATACACCTGCTAGAATAGTTTTTGCATGGACTGGCAGTGTGTGGCGAACCAGAGAATATACTCAACTATTCCCATTTGGATAACCGGAAAGATTCATGTCAACTAGTTTATTATCACAGATTAGATTAAGTCAGAACAAACAAGATGTTGGAAAGATTCGAGCATTAAGCAATTATGCTGTTCAACCATTTGAAATGCTATGCTGGGGTGCAGAACTTAACCGTGCAGATTATCCAGAACTGTTTGCTAAAATTGGTACAACATTTGGTGCAGGTAATGGTACCACAACGTTCAATATTCCTGATCTACGTGGTGTTACAATAGCAGGCGTAGACAGCATGGGAGGTTTTCCTGCAGGGAGATTAAGTGATTACGGTGCCGGCAATCCTGGTATTAATGCAGATGTATTAGGAGCTACAGGCGGTGTTGATAGAAAATTATTGCTAACAGAAAATCTACCATCGTTTCTTTTGTCACTTCGAAACATTGGTCAGGACAGCGGCCTAACAACAGGAACTGGTGGATCACAACTATATCAAACTGCACAACCACAGGTACCAGTACCAAATGTTCAGCCAACTATGACAATGAACTATGTCATTAACCTCGGTAGAAACGTTGTTGGAGCAGTTCCAACTCCTGCTCCGGGTGATCAGGCGATTGATGAGGAGTTCAATGGACCATTCCTTGATTGGGTCAACGTTGTTTCTGACTATGGTGCAGATCCAACAGGCACAGTAGACAGCTCTGCAGCTTTCCAACATATGATTAATGATGTCTATAGTGGAAAGTTTTTAGGAGATGAAGCTCATCAAAATACATGGTATCAAATCTCAGCTATGTATGTGCCATCTGGAACATATTTAATCAGCAAAACTCTCTATTGGCCAGGCCAAGGTTTGAGTCAAATAGACAGACACACCTTTAGCCTTTATGGTCAAGATCCGTCTACAACAACATTGAAATGGACTGGACCTGTATATTCTCCTATGCTTTGGTTTAGCAGTGGTAGTAACTGCAGTTTCAGCCGTATTACCTTTGACGGACAAAGTGTTACCGGCAGTGAAGGTATTAGAGTTGATTATACTTCGACAACACCAAACTATGGTGGCGATGAAAGCAGAATACAAGACTGTATTTTCAAAGATTTAGCCTATGGTATCAAACGAACTATAGTTGCTAACGTTGGCAACTTTAATGATTTCAGTGTCTATCGTAGCAGATTCTATCGTTGTTCTAGTTACGGTGTTTGCTTATATGGTCAATACAATCATACATTAGAATGGAGCATAAGACAATGCTACTTTGAAGGATGCTATATTGGAGTAGGTGCACCGTCGATAGGCAATATAGTTGACTTTGCTGACTACAATGCCAATGATAATATTGGTTGTTCTGCGACTTATCTCGCAGTTGGAGTTGGCATAGCAGCTGGTGGTTCAGGATATAACCAAAATGATGTATTGACTATAGTGGGCGGTACCGGCACAGCGACTACCGTAACGGTCACGCAGGTTGATGGTACAGGTGCAGTAACAGCCGTAAACATTCTTAATGCTGGTAACTATAGTGTTCTACCGACTTTAACAGATGTAGCAACTACTGTGAGCCCAAGCGGCGGAACAAACTGCACACTAAATCTTAATATGGGTATCAATACCATTACACCAAATGCTCAGGGCGGTGGATTTACAGTTGCTCCTTGGGTATGGATTCAAAGTAGTACTGGCGTAGCAGCAGAAGCCACTGCAACCATCAGTGGTGGACATGTAACTGGTGTAACTATGATAAATCATGGTTATAACTATGCTGATTGTAATGTAAACTTAGTAAGTTTCCCACAGCCAGGCGACTTCAGTGTATATGATTGCATATTCAACGCCAGCACTTATTTTGATATTTTTTATGCTAATGGAACTAACACAGGTATACGTAGAAACTTTAGCATTAACAGTGGCAGATTCCTATTGGCCCTAAGTGGGCAAATAAGTATTATTGGAAATAGAATCGTAAATCCCCTGAACACAGATTGTATTCATCATGTTACACAGTATGCAAATCAGTCCAGAGTAACTTTTGCTAATAATCAGGTCAAATCACGCACCGGAGCAGTTGGACCAATATGGCTAGATTTGTATAATGTCACATATGACACTCCACAGGGCGGTAATGATGGGGCTGTTTTATGGAATCGAGACCTAAATAATCCGCCATTTGTTGCATGGAACAACAGTTTCAGTGTCAATTATTCTGGTGTATTTGGATTTGACTCACGTTATACAAATAGATTAGTTTGGAATACTTTTATCAATCAAAATGTTCCAGTTACAGTTCCGATGAGGCCGGCATTTCCTGCACAGGTTGCACGTCAACCGTTTGTTATTGATACAATGTCTACTGCACAACAGACTATTGATGCCGCTGCTGCATATGCACTGGCAAATCCAGATAGCGAACCAGTGGTTTATATGCCAACATGGGCCAATGTGAACGTCGGACCACCAAACCTAATCCTGCAAGTTATGCCATTGATATTCCCTGCTAACATAAAAATGAGTTTTCAAGGAGCCAGTGCCACTGCGAGATTTGGTTACAGTGGTCCATATGCAGGATATGAAAATGTTCCGTACATTCTTTTCCGTGGACCTAGTAAAGTTACCATGCGTAACGTTGCCTGGGATGGAAGCAATCAAGTTGACGATAATGACCGTGGTGGCAAGAGCGGCTTGAGAGTTGTATTTGAAAATATTGATCAATCTGGATCAAGAGTTATAAACGACGATTGTAGATTGATGCCACGAGCTGACCAAATCAGTAACACACAGATTCAGTTTACAGATTTAACTTATAGAAACTTTGGCGATCCATATGCTGGTAACAATCAACCACCTATCTATTTTGCCAGTAATACCACAACTACCGGTAATAGCTTTGTGCTGTTAGAAGGTGTAAGCGTGGGATTTGATCCGCCGGGATTTGGTTTTCCAAATATCACCATTGGCGATGGCAGTACCGTATTTGTTCGAGATATGTTTTACTATACAAACTATGGTCTTCCTGTTATATCAGTATTCAACCTTAATGGTAATACCAGTATTAACGGTGGATGGTTCAGTGTTGAAAGTTCTAGCATAGTTTCATCCTATGATTATAGCTACAATACTCAAGGGCATTATGCACATGATGTAACTCAGATGACCGTACAAAATTATCGTGGAAATGTCGTGTTGTCATCTAGTGATATTAGAGGCAGAATGAACATACAAGGTGACAGCAGTCATTTGGATGTTATGAGCCTAGGTGGCAGCGTGTTCATTGTTGATGATAATAATATCTTTAACATTTATAACAATCAACCTATTAACATACTGGGTTCGGTTAGTACAAAAACAGCGTTGTCTGGTTGGCCAACGAGCTATACTGGCAATACCAATGATGCATACTATACTCAGGACTTTGGTCATTTATGGGTATGGGATGGAGCACAATGGCAGGATGTTGTAGGATTGATAGGTGCTATAGATACAGCAACACATCTTCCTGGCTATCCAAACTCATATAGCGGTAATGTCAATGATGCCTATGTAACCAAGGACACTCATAGACTATGGAAATGGTCTGGTAGTGTATGGCAGGATCTAGGTGGTAATGTATCTATGCCAAGTAACTATTATTTCATTGATATGGGGCAACACAGCACCAACAGAGGCGTATACTTCCCATCTACTACGCCTGCAGCGCCACTGAATGCATATTGGTACGATGGAGCTCCAAGCGGCACGGGAGGTACATTACCAATCGATTACCAAAATAGAGCCAATCGCCTCACCGGCGTGCAGCCAGTTGTCTTCATAAACAATCTAAATGATAACATAACTGATGCAAGACTGTACAGGGTTAGTGGTGATATTACATTCTTTGGAAATACTTTTGTAGTTTAATCATATGAAAAAACTTAGTGATCAAATAGCCATAGTAACAAACAAATATACAGTTGGTGAAGTGAGAATACTTGGCAGCACCAGTCTGGCTGATAATGAAATGGAATGCTTTGGACAAGAAATTGCCATAAGAGATTATCCAGAACTATTTGCTAATATAGGTTTCACATTTGGCACAGGCAATGGACCAAATACCTTCCGTCTTCCTGATTTTAGAGGAGTGATTTTGGCAGGTATAGACAGCATGGGAGCTGTGCCGGCTAAACGTTTGATGGAACTAAATCCAAAAATGGGTTCATTAGGCGGCTCTGACAGAGTATGGATGGATAGTGTAAATGGATTAAATCCTTATTGGTATAACAATAACAGCGTAGAAAACTACTATCTCACACAAATACCGCCAAATATCTTATCAACTAATAATTTTCATCCTAACAGTGACACCGGTCAAACTACAGGGTCTGGTGGCGAAAAAATATATTTTTCTTATCAGTATTATAGTCCTGTTCAAAACGCACAGCCAACTATTAGTTTGATTTATGCTATTAATTTAGGTAGAAATCGTGTTAGCTATGATCCAGTACCCCAACCAGATGATGGTCCAACAGATTTAGAATTCGCAGGTCCATTTGTTGATTTTGTGAATGTTGTGGAGCATTTTGGAGCCGATCCTACTGGAACATTTGATAGTACTGCTGCCATTCAAGCTGCTATTAATGCAGTATCTTCGTTCTATCAGCTGGGTTCTAATGCCGATTGGACTACTTGGGTTAATACAAACACTGTGTATTTTCCGCCTGGAACATATCTTGTTAGCGATGCACTAAGACTTGGTGATAGTAGAACGGATCCGCCAACCACAGCACTGGGTCTGCATGTGGTAGGTGATGATCCTAATACAACTATTATAAAATGGATTGGGCCCGATGATTACAGAGCCAGTATCATGTGGAGTGCAGGCATGCATGATGGTATAGTGGCAAGGTTGGGATTCGACGGACAAGGTACAAATGTTATTGGATTTAGATATGAAAGAGATTTTGGTGTACCATTAAATCAAAGCTATAACAGAGTTCAGGATTGTACATTTATGGATATGGGATGTGGTATTGCTAATACTGATTACGTCCCGGGTGTAGGTACTGATAGTGAAATAAGCATTCAACGCTGCAGATTCTATCGCTGCAGCAATTATGGTGTCACAACATATGCAGCTGAAGCATATGATTACTTTATACGTAATTGTTATTTTGAATCTTGCGGCAAGGGTGTTGGCATACAGCTTGAAGATGGCTACAGTAACTTTTATCCTCATACACAATATTGGAGCAATGGTGTAGGACAGCTATCTGTATATGATAGTGTTTTTAATGCTAGTAAAGAATGTGACGTCTATGGAGTACACGGACAAAATATCGGTGTTAGAAGAAACGTCAGTATTAACAGTTTTAGATTTATGATAAGTGATACTGCATATCTCAGTGTTACAGATAATAGAATAATCTACCCTGTGGTAACTGATTGTATAAATCAGATCAGCCAGTTTGGTGGAGGTGGCGGATCACGTAGAGTAAGCATATGGTTTGCAAATAATGAGTTTTGCATGCGACCCGATGCCAGTGGACCAATCTATAAAGAACTCTACTTTATTCCACAGGACTATAACTATGGATATAGAACCAACGAAGTAAGCAGCGACACACGACTGATTAGTGGAGCATTCAGTGCTTATAATAACAAGTTCAACGTTAGTTACGAAGATGTCTGGGCATTTGATCCAAGGCTTATACAGGTTGTGCTAGATACTATAATTAATCAAACTATAGATGATACATTACCACCGCTAACCGCTCAAATACCAAAGAGGTCAAGACAGATATTTTACATCTATCCAGATGCTCCGGGATGGAATAAAGGCACTGTGCAAGATCAAATCAATGTTGCGGTGGCATATGCACAGGCAAATCCTGGCAGCTGGCCTGTAATATATGGTATGCGATACGCTACCGGTGAAGTTGTTGTCACAAATCCAATTGAAATACCTGCTAATGTAGAAATAGCTATACAGGGACAAGGTTATAGAAGCGGTTGGGCAAAATATCAAAGTTATTATAACTGGTCTGGGTTAAGTTGGCCAGTTTGGTTATTACGCGGACCAAGTAAAGTAAAGTTCTACTGGATGGGCTTTACTCAAGGAAAAGATTTAACCCCCGGTAGACACGTTATTGTCGATAATAGTGATCAACCGGGCGCACGTCTTGTAAATGATAATGGTAGCGGTGTTCTAAAAACATTCACCAGCAACGTACACTGTTTGCAAAATGATCTGGTTCCCGGTGTAGGCGGATATGATGATTATTGTGTGAGTTCTAACTGGCAAAGTGCCGGCGACGGTTTTGTACTAATAGATGGAGCAGGCACAGGACATGATGCACCCGGCGGCGTAGATCCACAACGTTACCCAGAGATTGAGATGCAAAGTGGCAGTCAAACGTATCTCAGAGACATATGGCATGAGTCAAACGGTACGCCTAATATTGCCTTATGGACTATTAAAGGTAACAACGCTGTACAAAGTACTTTTTTCAACTATGAAAGTAGTCGGCCCGGCATAACCAGTACACAGGGTTATGCTTATAGTGTGGTAAAGTTTGATAATGTTAAAGGCCAAGCTGTAATATCGGCCCCTGTTGGCGGAGTTGCAAACATCATAGGGGACAGTAGTCAGTTTAGCTACGTAACCTTCAATGGTCCAGCGGCAATAGATCACGGGTTTTATCTGACAAAATTTAATGGAATACCAATAGCACCAAAAGGTCAAGTCAATACCAATACAGATTTGCCAGGCTGGCCAAATAGTTATAATGGCGATATAGCAGATGCATATTATACCTATGATACTGGTCATAATTGGATATGGGACGGTGCACAATGGATAGACAGAGGTGGACAAGTTGGCACAATAGGCAGCGCAGAACTATTGCCTGGTTGGCCAAACAGCTACCAATCTGCAGTTCCTGCAGGAAAAGGATGGCATTGGACAGGTAGTGAATGGATAATACGACCAGTTGGTGATAATACCGGTGCTCCACTTGTTGGTGATGGATTTTTTGTTCTAGATACCATGACCTTTTGGTTATGGAATGGCAGCGCATGGGAACAACACACAGGTATGCCTATGCCATCTACATACTTCCATTATATGGCTAGCAGATTCTGGTATGGAAATCCACCAAAATGGTTTACTGGTTGGCCAAATGGCACAGCAGGTACCTTGCCTGCAAACTATCAAGAAATATTTGATAGAATGAGCAGTGTTAGACCAGAAAAATATCCGCAAGCTCTAGCAGATGGCATTACAGATGTTAGACTTGAACGTAGCTACTTGAATGTTGAAATGTGGAATGGTCCTTATGAAATTATTTCTAACCCTAATCTAGTATTGTCATACGATACAGGGAATGTGCAAAGCTATCCAAGGATTGGATCAACAATATATGATATAAGTGCCAGTCGTAATCCCGCATTTTTCAATGGATATATAAACTTTTTGTTTGATAACAATGGCATTTTAGAATTCAATGGAGTTGATACTTGGTGCGATCTTTATCATAAAGATTTACCTAATGGTACAGATCCTTGCACCATTATAGCCTGGGCTAAGACATACGACGCTGGTGGTTTCAGATGGATTTTGAGCTATGGTACTGCAAACAATCATCAAAGCCGATCATTAGGCATTAATGGAACTACACCGATTTGGGCCGGATATGCAGATGATGTCTCGGGCGGAACAATCACAGCAGGCACTTGGTTCCAGATAGCTGGCGTATTTGATGGATCAACTGCTACACTGTACTTAAACGGTGTTAATGTTGCCAGCCACACTGTTTCTTGGAACACAGTAACCAACACAGCACAAATAGGCAGACAAACTAACGGATCTGAATATTGGAATGGTACAATCGGTCAAATTACAGTATATAATACTGCATTAAATGACAGTGATATCTTGTCTAACTATAACTTATATAAAGATCGTTACGGCCTTTAAATTTTTAGTTGACAGATGAGTTAACTAGTAGTATAAATACACTATAGCTTAGGGATAGACCCAAAAGCGTTATAAGCCAGAGTAGGAGTTACACATGGCACACAAGTATGATTTGGCCGTATTCATTGGCCGCTTCCAACCGGCCCATCTTGGGCACATGCAAGTTATTAAACTTGCTCTTGAATCTGCAAAAAATGTTTTGGTTTTGATTGGTAGTGCAGGCGAAGCACGTAGCCATCGTAATCCGTTCTACTTTGATGAACGTGTGAATATGATTCAAAATCATTTTGAAGGCGTAGCGAGCCGTCTTATTTTCGCTCCTCTTGAAGACAGTGCATATAATGACATGCAGTGGGTGAAAAATGTACAAGACCTTGTCAGTGGCACACTGGATGCACTGCAGGTCGACGAAAGTAAGGCCAAGGTTGCACTGATTGGTCATAGCAAGGATAATTCTAGCTATTATCTCAATATGTTTCCTGCTTATTCAAGCATTGAGGCTCCTAACTATGAAGGGCTGAACAGCACTGATATTAGGACCCGCTTCTTTTCTGATAATGCTAATTGGTATTTTCCTGATCAACTGCCAGAAAGCACGATGCATTTTCTCAGACATTTTGTCAATACTACGTATTTTGCTAAGATCCTCGAGGAATATCAGTTTGTTGAAAAGTACAAGGCTAGCTGGGCTGCAGCACCATATGCACCAACGTTTGTAACTGTTGATGCTATTGTTGTACAGAGTGGACATATTGCACTGGTGCGACGTCGGGCTGCTCCTGGAAAAGGTCTTTGGGCACTGCCGGGTGGATTTTTGAATCCTCGGGAGCGCATTAAGGATGCTGTAATTCGAGAGTTGCGAGAGGAAACTGGCATCAAGGTTCCTGATCCGGTGCTTCGTGGAAGCATTGTTGCTCAGGATGTGTTTGACGATCCAAACCGCAGCAGCCGTGGACGTACCATTACTCATGCATTTTTGATCAAGCTCAAGGATGAACCCACACTGCCTAAGATCAAGGGTATGGACGATGCTGACAAGGCTCGTTGGGTGCCGATTAATCATGTTAAAAGAGACATGATGTTCGAGGATCACTATGCTATTATTCACAACATGATTGCTAGGATTTGATGGAGGATAACATGAAACGTGGTGAAATGCTAGGAAAGATGTTGGTTTTAGTAACCAATGCTCATGCCGGACAGTATGATAAGGCCGGCAATCCTTATATTCTACATCCATTGAAGGTTATGCATTATCTTAAAACCACAGATGAGGAGCTTCAGTGCATTGCTCTGGGCCACGATGTGATTGAAGATACTGACGTTACCTATCAAGATCTCAAAAATGCTGAAATCAGCGAGCGAGTGATTGACGGAATCAAATCACTCACAAAGATTCCTGGTGAAACCTTGGACGAATACAAGGAGCGTGTATTTGCCAATCGTGATGCTATGGAAGTAAAGCTGTGTGACCTGCGTCATAACAGTGATATTAGGCGATTGAAAGGTATTACTGAAAAGGACATTAAGCGTATGACCAAATATCATCAGTTTTATCTTGAAATCCGAGCTAGACTTGAGGATTATGCTTGACATTATTTTGTAAAGTGTTAGTATAGTTCACAGAAAGATTTTAGATTGGGATAGACCCTTTCTATTTTAACCGCAAAGGAGATTTGCAATGTTTGATAACTTTCTTTTAAATACGGACTCGTACAAGGCTAGCCATGCCTTTCAGTATCCGCCTGGTACCGAGTATGTTTACAGCTATATTGAGAGTCGCGGGGGCAAGTTTGATCGCACCGTATTCTTTGGGTTGCAGATGTTTCTCAAGGAATACCTGAGCAAGCCCATTACGCAGGCTATGATTGACGAGGCAGCTGAATTTTGGGCTGCACACGGCGAGCCGTTCAACAAGGATGGTTGGGAATACATCCTCAACAAGTATAACGGTTATCTTCCTGTTGAAGTTAAGGCCGTAGCCGAGGGAACTGTAATCCCCACTCACAATGTTCTGTGTACTATTGTGAATACTGATCCCAAGTGCTTCTGGCTTACTACCTTTATTGAAACCAGCTTGCTTCGTGCTATTTGGTATCCAACTACGGTATCTAGCCTTAGCTGGCATTGCAAGCAGATTATTCGCTCTGCTCTTGAGGAGAGCTCGGAAGATGTTGATGGTCAGCTGCCCTTTAAGTTGCATGACTTTGGTGCACGCGGTGTTAGCAGCAATGAAAGTGCTGCTATTGGTGGTGCTGCTCACCTGGTAAATTTCATGGGTACTGATACTGTTGCAGGTGCAATGGCTGCTCGACGTTATTACGGTGCAGGCATGGCTGGTTTTAGTATTCCTGCTGCAGAGCACAGCACTATTACTAGCTGGGGCCGTGAAAATGAAAGCAAGGCATATGCAAATATGCTCAAGCAGTTTGCCCGTCCGGGTGCACTGGTTGCTGTAGTTAGCGATAGCTATGACATTATGAACGCAGCTAGCAACATTTGGGGTGAAGAGCTGCGACAGGCTGTTATTGACAGCGGTGCTACTGTAGTTGTTCGTCCTGACAGCGGAGACCCTCACACAGTTCCGGTTGATGTAATTGAACGTCTCGGTGAGAAGTTTGGTTACACTGTTAACAAGAAGGGCTATAAGGTTCTCCCTAGCTGCATCCGTGTAATCCAGGGAGACGGTATTACCATTGACAGCCTTCCGATTATCCTTACTAACCTTCTTGATCGTGGATGGAGTGCGGATAACATTGCATTTGGTATGGGCGGTGGACTGTTGCAGATGGTCAACCGTGATACTCAAAAGTTTGCTATGAAGTGCAGTGCTATGTACATTAACGGTGAATGGCGCGATGTTTACAAGGATCCTGTTACTGATACAGGCAAGCGCAGCAAGAAGGGACGGTTGGTTCTTATCCGTGAAAATGGTAAGTGGGAAACTGTCCATGCAAATACAGGGTATGACTGGGCAGATGCTCTTCGAGTTGTTTTCCGCAATGGACAGATCATGCAGGAATGGACGTTTGATCAGGTGCGAGAAGCCAGCAACAAGCCTGCATTGAGCTAATAAAAATGATACAAAAAGGGCCAATTGGCCCTTTTTGTTTGATTGACAAATCATATATATAAATGTAGCTTTTATATAGAGGTACATTATGAAGTTCCCAGATTCACCAGAGCTTAATACCAAATATGTTTGGTACGGGGTTGGTCTTGCTATAGCGGCTATTTTTTTGCTACCCGGAATAATCTTTGTTGCGGCATTAGTCAAAGCATTTGTAATTAGCACACTGTGGCATTGGTATATAGCTCCATTTTTTCATGTAGCAGACATGCCAATGGCGATTGCATTTGGCTTAAGTTTGATGATTAATTACATAATTCCAACACGGGATAATTTTAAAGATCTAAAGACCGGTGAGAAATTTCTCCATATTTTTCTTGCTCCAGCAGTTGTGCTTCTATTTGGCTGGGTTGGAACATATTTTATCTAATGTTTAGCTTAGACATTTCATGTGAAGAAATACAGGATTTAAGAGAAAAAGGGCTGGGACTCTATGAGGCTAGAAAGATTTTAATAAAAGAACGGTTGCTCAAAGCCATAGAATCTGCTACAACTATTGACGAAATAAAAGATATTCTTCATTACATAGTAAAAAATGGTTAAAGCTGCAAAAAAGCCAAAAGCTCTCAGTGCTGGCGTAATTGTTTATGACGGCAAAAAGTTTATCATTGGTCACGCCACTGGTGGTAAACACTGGGACATCCCTAAGGGTAAAATTGAGCCAAACGAAGTAGCCATTGCTGCTGCTATTAGAGAACTGCGTGAAGAAACTGGTATAGAAGCAGACTGGCGCAAGCTGATCCACCTTGGCATCTTTGAATATAAACGTGATAAAGATCTCAGTTTGTATTTGCTAAAAGTAGATACATTGCCACCTGTTAAAGATTTGAAGTGCACCAGCACTTTTGACAATAAACACGGCAAGGCTCTACCAGAATTTGATAAGTTTGCCCATGTATCATTTAAAACTGCAGGCAAAAAAGCTGTTGATGCAATGACCAAGGTATTGAAACATGTTGAAACATCTCATCACATCCGTAACAGGTAGAGTAGTTATCATTTTTGTTGCCATTGAGCTGGGAATTGGAGTTATGACTCCAATACTGCATTTGCCAACTCATTGGACGTTTCTATCTACCTTTCTCTTATTAGGAGTTAGTAGCACAATATGGGCTCATAATAGCAAGTTTGCCGTGCGTATATTTTCATGGATGTTTCCTGGTAAATACTTTGTTGAGCTTGTTGACCATAGAGGTGATAGTTATTTTACCTTAGCTACCAAGCGCGATGGCATTTGGCAGGCCCCTGTTTATTTTGGTTCAAATGTTGGGCAAGTTATTCTTAATGACGACGGTACGGTTGGCAGGAACAGCGAGAGTAACTACATTTATTACTGGTTGCCCGTGAACAAATCTAAGAGGGTGATCCACGTTCTAACTAACAATATACCGGTGTAGGAAAGATGAGAGAAATTATTTTTGATAAAATCACCGCTCATGTGGTGAGCGGTGGTTATCCCCATTATGTTGACTATGACACCAGCTTCGCTCAGTTGCCCGATCTTGACAGTTTAAAGATCATGGACATGCTCATGGACCTTGAGGATAGTTTTGACTGTAATATCCCTATCAACGTTGTAGCCGATATAAAAACACTTGGCGAACTGGTTGATGTAGTGTATAATAGGACTCAAGATAGCAATACAGTTATGGTGTAAACAACACATCTTTACTAAACATTTAGTTGTTTTAAATAGACTTACAAACGTAATCTGCCTTCTCGCCAATCTGGTCCGGGCGATTCTTTGGCTATTTTATTTTTTGATCCATTATTAAACCATTTACATCCAACTCTAACTTGTCTTAGTTTTTCTATTGTTTCTTTAGATTTTGGTTTACTAGCTTTTGTACCTTTTAGAGGACTAGGCTTGCCTTTTCGAGCCAAGCTTATTTTGCGTTTTCTATCTTCGGACCATATTTGTTTTTTTGAGGCTTCGCTAATAAGTTTTTTTGTTTTATCAGAATGATTTTGAACATTCCTCAACCCCTTATTCCATAGAATCTGCCCTATTTTTGATTTAGACATATTTTTTATATGTTCATCGCTAAACTTCATTCCTCGTCTTGCCTGCGAGATTTTAAGTTTGGTAGAATCCTTTACTGTAGTTCTTCGAAATCGTATGCCCGAAATATTATCATTTAACCATATATCTTTTTCTAAAACTTTCATCCTTATTAAAACTTTTCTTTCCCATGTGAATGCATCATCCGCATTTTTATGTAACTTACGTATTTCATAATGAAACGCATCTTTCCCATATATTTTAATCAGCGCTTTTACTTTCTTGCTACTTGTAAAATATTTTTTCCATAAATCTAACTCAGGTGAAACTTTATTTCTCCATCTTAAGCCATAATAAACTTGTCCTGTTGGAATGCATTTTACCAAATAAGTGTATGGTACGACTTCTGTATAAATACTCTTCATAGCTGTTACTCCTATAAGTAATAGAATGGTTGGGATGTATCAGATCCGCGAACCATATATCTTATTTATACATTTACAACGGTAGTTGAAAGCTTCGATCTACCTCCGTTGAACAAGGTTTCGAACAGGACCGACACGCTTTTTAAAACTGTGGAGCCTATTTTGTTCGAATAAGCAGGGATAAGTTTTTCCACCATAGCTATAAATATATGATACAGCTATGGTGGAAAAATAAATGGCAGACGAACCTTATGAACTTAGTCTAGACAACGACCCAAACTTAAAAAATCTCTATCATGCTATGCAATATAGTCCGGGTGGCTATCCTGAACTGCGTGTTGCTAGCAGAATAAATGCCGCGGATCTTGGTAACTTGAATGTTAGTGTTAACGTAGGAACAGAAGTTGCTGTTAATAACTTTCCGGATAATCAACAAATCTATGGACACGTTGATATAGACAGCATTCCAGAAGTTGAAGTAAAAAATGATGTTGGTAATCCACTGCGTGTCACAGGTAATGTTAATATCAGTGCTCTGCCAACAGTTACCCTATCAAATAATGTTGTAACTGTAAATCAAGGTTCC